CCTATACGGACACCGCGCCTTATTACGTCATCGAGGTGCTTCTGTGCATTCGGCCTCCGACCGGCGATCAAATCTACATGCCGGATTTGAGAAGGCTGGTTTACGAATTGCAGGCGCATGGTTTTCCTATCCATGGGTTTTCGTCAGATTCATTCCAAGCCGTGGAAATGCACCAACAGATTCGGCGGCACGGAATCCATACCGAGTTGATTTCGATGGACCGCATCATAGATCCATATGAGGAGTTGAAGTCGGCAATTTATGAAAAAAGGATTGAGTATTACGGGTATACTCCATTGCTTCAAGAACTAAGATCGCTTGAGTATGATCGTGTAAAAGGAAAAATAGACCATCCTCGTCATGCCAGTAAGGACGTTGCCGATGCATTGGCTGGCGTGGTCTGGGGCCTTCGCCAACAGGCCGCTCGCTTGCCGTGGGCTGCGGATGCTGATACACCAATAAGAGCGGTCGGTCATGAGCATGGCTGGGTGAGCGACATGATCCCAGCGGAGGACGTGGATCTCGAAGATGTGAGGTTAACTCGCAGGACGGGTGCCGCCGCATTAGATATCATGCTCCCATTTTTCATAGGAGATGACTGAAATGGGCTGGACGGACACTGTCAAAAAGTTCTTCAGCCGTGACACGACTGGGAAGGTGTCCGAGCTGGCGAGGGGATCGTCTGGCGAGAACATCATGCCGCAGATGGGGCCAGGCGCTCCAAACTCTGGCATGGGCGGGGCGTACCAGCAGCTTTCCACCATGCTCTCTGTCGATGCCGATCTCATGCTTCGGTATTCTGACTATGAAAACATGGACGACTATCCAGAAATATCTTGCTTGACCCGAGATTGCAAGGTCGCTATTCTGGACGTGCCAAAGAACAGCACGCCAGGAGGAGACATGGCAATTGCAGGGATCAAGTGGAAGAGTCTGGGGTCGTTAGCAGCGCGGCGGGAGCAGTATCCAGACGAGCCGTTGTACGTGCTGGCCATCGATCATGCGCGGCGAAAGATTGTGCCAGCACGGGCGAGAGGGCCGGTGCAAACAGGCAGTAACGTGCCTGTGCTGAAGGTGACGTTCGAGGAACACCGATCTTCGCCCGGCAATGAGAAGCGGCGGTGGATCATCCGCTGCACGCCAGAGCACCTGTTCATGTTGCGGGCTGGGCATTATGTTCCTGCACAGGCACTGAAGGCTGGAGATCGGCTAATGCCGTGTTCTGATGGTGTCGGCAAGAATGGATATTTGCGAGTTCGTGATCCATTCTTTGTAGATGCGCATCGAAGCACTATTTATCACAATATCCACACGCTAGTAGCCGAGGAGTTGATGCTGGGTGGACCAGTGCCGGTTGGGCACGTCGTTCACCATATCGACGAGGACAAGACCAACGCGCATCCAGCGAACCTCGTCGTGGAAAGCCGTGCGGCGCATACAAAGATCCATGAGATCGTTCAGCGTCCCGAGATCCGAGCGCGCATCGCGGCCAAGATCACGGATCGTTGGGCGGACCCTGTGAAGAAGCTCCAGATGTCCAACGCGATCTCGGCGGGCAAGCAGCGTGCATCTGCTGTGCGTGCGCCGTCCACGTCGCTGTCTGGCAATCCTGATCCCAAGGGCATCCTGTCCGATGAGCATCGCCAGAAGATCGCCGAGGCGCACACGATCCCGCTGGCGGCGGATGTGGTGCGGGCGGCGGTGCAGACCTCGCACTCCATCTCGGAGGCGGCGCGCAAGCTTCATGTGGATGATTCGACACTCGCACGTCGCATGTCCAAGATGGGCATCACACGCTCAGAGTTGGGGCAGTGCGTGCAGACCATTCATGAGGGAGAGGCGGCATACGCCAACCATGTGGTGGTGTCTGTGGAGCCAGACGGCTACGACGATGTGTACGACATCGAGGTGCCGGAGTATCACAACTTCGCCTGCGAGGGTGTGTTCGTTCACAACTCGGCGCTGGACATCTATGCCGACGACGCGACGATCATAGATGCCGTGCATGGGCGGGTGATTTGGGCCACATCGAAAGACAAGATCGTCCGGGACATCATTAACGACCTGCTCCATCGGCGCATTCGAATCGAAGAGGACATCTGGGTTGCGATTCGGACGATGGGAAAATACGGAAACATTTTCTGTGAAGTGATCGTAAACGAGAAGGGGGTGTTGGGCCTAAATTGGCTGCCGCCTCCTACCATGCGTCGCATTATCGACGGTCGCGGAAACTTGGTTGGGTTTGTCCAGGATCCTTCGGGGATGTTTGCGTTCAACATTGCGACGCGTGATGACCTAGAAAAATTGCGTGTGAAACGTGATGGATCTAGCGCGGTCTTTTTCTATCCTTGGGAGGTTGTGCATTGGAGGCTTCGAGGGAAGCAGATGCGCGCCCTGTACGGCTACTCCCTATTGGACTCGGCGAGGTGGATTTGGAAGCGCTTGATCATGCTGGAGGACTCCAGCCTGGTCTGCAAGCTCACCAAGTCTCCGTCGAGGTTTGCCTTCTACGTTGACACCGGGGAGATGCCTCCGCGAGAGGCGCGGGCCATGGTCGATGAGGTACGGCGTCGCTATAAGAAGAAGCGGATCGTCGATCCATCTACAGGAAAACTAGACTTTAGAATAAATCCCATAGCACAGGACGAAGATATCTTTATCCCGACGAGGGCTGGAAAAGAGGCTTCTCGCGTTGAGGTGCTTTCCGGGCCTGACTACGACGACACCAATGTGCTTGGGTATTTTCTGAAGAAGTTGTACGCGGCGATCCGCATTCCCCCGCAGTATCTCGGCGGGACAGAGACGACAAATCGTGCTGCGCTTACTCAGGAAGACGTGCAATTTGCGCGCTTGGAATTGCGTATACAGCACGAGTTTGTGAGCGGGTTGTCGCAGGTGGTGCGCGTGCATTTAGCGGCGCTCAACATCGACCCTGATTCTGTGCAGTGGGATCTGCGTATGCCGGCACCGAGCAGCATTTTCGAGATGCAGCAGATCGAGGTGTGGAACGCGCGAGCTGCATTGGCTGCGGCATTGCGAGACTTCTTCACGATGCCGTGGATTGTTGCGAACATCTTCCACATGTCCGAGGAAGACGCTCTGTTTGCGACCGAGGCCAAGAAGAATGAGGACGAGGCGACTGCCATGGCGCAGGCGCAGGTACAGGCTGAAATCATGCAGAAGTTCCCAGAGCTAGGCCCGATGGGTGCCATGGGTGCCATGGGAGTGCCGCCCGAGGGAGAGCAGGGGCAGGCGGGGGCGTATGAGGACGTGCGGAAGGAGATCCGGCGTGTGTTGGCCGAGAACAGCGGAAGCAACAACGAGGTTTTGCGTCTCCTGAATCGTATTGAGCCTGCTTTGAATCGGGTCGAGCGGAGAGTGCGCGGGACCAAAACCGGGTCATGATTGCGAGGTGATTCATGTATGCGAAGTCACAAGATTTACAGAAATGGTTGGTAGGAAGCTCCGAAGAGCTTCTCGACCGCGTGACTGAGGCGGTGGCGCATGCGGTTGGTTTTGATGTGGAGTTGATTGCCACGAAGAGCGATTGCGCTCTGTTTAGAGATCAGTCTGGAAGGCTTTCCGAGGCGGTGTTCACTATGCGTGATGGTGTAGTGGAGGACGTTGAGATCCGGCGCGATCCTGTGCCTGTGTACGAGGAGGCGCAACTTCCCCGGCTGGTCTCGGACGAGTTGCGGGATATCACAGCGGGTCTGTTGCATGGGAAGCCGGTGACGCGAACCCAGGTTCGTGCCTTGGCTGGGATCTTACATGCCGACGAGGACTACTGGCTAGGCGACGTGCTTGCGCGCATGGACCAGGCCATATTGGCGGAGGATGCCGATCACTGGCATACTGCCTACCAGGCGAACCATGAGAAGATCCGCACGGCGATGTGGGGGTCTATCCGGGAGCTGGAGGCGCGTATTCCGAAGACGGCGTATGCCAAATTGCCTGCTGGTCGGTTATCGGAGTTTTCGGGAGAGTTAGATGAGTCGCTTGGGATCGTTTCAAACCGCCTAATGGAGATTGTTGACGGAATCTCTAGCTTGGTGTTTGATAATGATAATGGGTTCTATGGTGCCATCCGCGAGTCGTTGATTGCTGAAGCGCAGCTCATCCATGGGCTGCTCGCCAAGGCCGTAAAGTTGATGCGCGCGGAAGATCTTGAGCGTATGGCGGTGGCCCATGATCGACTGTGCGGGCGAGCGAAAACCATGGAAGTAGTGGCTGCCTACTTGATGGGGCGGTCCAAGAAAGGCGCGGAGGAGACGAAATGAAGAACAGGTACAGCACGAACACCCTGCAAGAGGATCTGAATTCTCTCGGTATTGGTGGCCTGAACGAAGACGTCATGGCATCCGTGGCGTTGGGCGTGCCGCTGGCCGAGAAAGCCAGCGCTCGGGACATGGACGACGAGGAGGATGACGACGAAGAGGACGAGGACGGCGAGGACTACGAGGAGTCGAAGCACGACCCCATGGACGGTCCGTTCGTCACTCACACTCTGTTCGACCGCATCATGGCCTTGCCGTTCGAGCGGTTGGACGAAGATGACATCGAGCGCGTGATCGAAGGCTTGAAGACCAAGCGCATCCCGCGCAACATTCAGGGCATCCAGGAGCGTGCGGAAGAGGTGGCTTCGGACCTGTTGGAGCGCTTGAAGACCATCGTCAAGGCGGGCAAGCGGGCTCGTATCCAGATCAGCAACTCGCCGGAGGCCAAGAAGTCTCGGCGTGAGCGTCGCCTGACCTACAAGAAAAAGAAAACCCAAATCAAGCGTCGGGCAAAAATCACCGCACGGAAGGCCCCTGGCAAGCGTGCTGCTCTCAAGACCGCGATGGCGCACCAACGCATGGGCGATAGCCAGTCCTTCGCCGTCGAGCTGGAGCACATCCTGCACGAGCACGAGGAGCGTGGTATGGGCGTGCGCGATGAGATCCTGGTCCGTCTCGACCGGATCATCGACCTCGTGGTTGAGGAGTTCAACGACGAGGCCGTGGTGGAAGTGTTCGAGGAGGCCGTGGAGTCTCTGTCTGCTTCCTATGCAGCCGGTCGTCTGGACGAGGATGTCATGGACGCGGACGCCTTCCTGACGGAGCTACGTCCGATCATGGCGTTGGTCTCGAAATCGCTGGACCGACTGGACACGGTCGGATCGGGAAACTGCTAAGGGGCCACCTGGGCGAGGGTGGCCAGAGACGCCGGACGGGGACGACCTCCGGGCGGTTGGAGCTGATGGGTTACGAGTCGGTGAAGAAGGCCGCGCGTCTGAGCGGGAACAAGACGGATCGCAGGGTATCACCAGAGGCCCGGCGGAAATCGGAGCGCAATCCCTTGGCGCGAACAGGACTTCAGCGGAAGCGCTGAGGAGGGTGATAAGATGCCGCAGTTACTGATCGAAACCAGCAAGCCCGTGGCGTTCCAGATGACCGAGGCTCGTGCGGCCAAGGGTTCGGGCAAGCTTGTGGCGCGTGGCGAGTTCGGTCGGGTCGGCGTACCGACGCAGAACGGGCGTCGCTATTCCGAGTCTCTGATGAACCGCGAGATCAAGCGTCTCAATGAGGATCTCAAGTCGAGGCGGGTGCTCGGAGAACTCGATCATCCTAGCGATGGGAAAACTTCTCTGAAGCGGGTCAGTCACGTCATCACGGACCTGTGGATCGAGAAGGGCCTGGTCATGGGCGAGGCCGAGATCTTGAACACGCCGGAGGGGAAGACCTTGAAGGCGTTGATCGAGGCGCAGATCCCAATCGGCGTGTCGTCACGCGGGTTCGGCAGCACCAAGCCAGCGGCAGACGAGGCGGAGGATGTGCAGGACGACTTCCTGCTGAAGACCTACGATTTCGTGGCGGACCCGGCTGTGAAGACGGCCATCCCCAATATCACCATGGAGTCCGTGGACGATCCTACGGCGGCGCAGATGTTCTTGGCGGAGTTCCCGGACGTGGCGACGCAGATCCAGGAGGCGGCGGCGCAGGATGCGTTGTCCAAGGCCAAGGACAAGGTGACCTCGGGGTTGGAGGCGGCGGTGCAGGCGGCAGAGAAGCGCGTGCGCGTCGAGATGACGGAAGCGTTTGAGAAGAACCTGGCGCAGTCGCTGATCGAGGTGCGTGAGGATCTTGGCAACCAACTCCGCGAGGAGTACGCGACCGATCCGGCTGTTGGTGCGGCGAAGGCTGTCTTGGCGCAGATCGCTGAGATGGTTGGATCGTATCGCCAGCATCCAGACGAGGCGGCGGTACGGGATGCGTTGCGGGCCAAGGATCTGGAAGTGGCAGAGCGCACGCAAGAGCGGGACGAGGCGATTGATCTGGGCACGCGGGCAGCGGTGTTGCTGCATGTGGAGCGCAAGATAAGCGGGCACCCGATGGCCGAGGCCGTGCGGGCGCTGATGCACGGCGTACAGGTCACGTCGATCATGGACGTTGACTCGAAGTTGGCGGCCATCATGGAGAACCTACCAGAGCAACCGGCTGTGGATGTGATCCCGACCGGGCCATCGGAGGACGAGGTTCAGCTACGGGAAGAGAACGCGACACTGCGCGGCGAAATCAAGCTGGTGCAGGCAAAGGCGGAGTCGTTGGACGAGAAGTTGAGACGTGTTGTAGAGCTGACAAAACGGGCAGACGACCGCTTGGCGGAGTCCGATGCTCGGGCCGAGAAGGCAGAGGCGCTGTTGGAAGAGGCGCAAGAACGCGCCGTTCAGGCAGAGCTAGACGCCTACAAGGCCAGCAAGGTTGCAGGGATGGTGAACAGTTCGAGTGTGTTGGGTCTGTTGGAGGACGTCTCCTCCAGGGCCGATGTGGACAAGGTCGTGGCGAAACACGGGGCCATGGAGATCTCGGATCCGCTCTTGCGAGAGATGCGTAGATCGCTACAACGCGGTCATGGCGACGAGCAGGAGTTGACCGAGGACCGGCAGCCGCAGGGTGGTCGAGTGCGAGGTTCCGACGACTTCGGAAATTCGTTTGACATCATGCGGAAACTTGCTGGGTACAACAACTGACAGACACACAGGAGACAATAGACATGCAAGCTCGAAACATCGTGGAAGAAGACGGCAAGCGGACCGTGTTCGACGAGTCCTACGGCAAGGTGTGCGAGGCGCGTTGGGCGAAGATTTTGCAGCCCATGAACGAGCGCGATCCCATCAACAGCCACTACGTCCGGCGCTGCACGGCGATCATCATGGAGAACGAGATGGACCACATCAAGTCTCTCCATGAGGACACCCTCAGCACCAACGCAGGCGCGTTCACGAAGTACGTGTTCCCGGTTCTTCGCCGGGTGTTCCCGAACCTGATCGCCAACCAACTCGTCTCGGTGCAGCCGATGACCGCTCCCGTGGGCGGCATCTTCTACTACGAGAAGAAGTACGACGACCGCAAGGGCTCCAAGATCCCGCAGTACGGCATCACCAACGCTCCGTACAACATGGCCTATGACGGCCAGTTGGCGGCGGGCGACAACATCAACCAGAACTTCGCCCGCATGTACTCCTCGGAGTACGTGGACTACGACGTCATCTGCACAGAAGCCACCGCCGTGGCCTCCCTCTCGAACGTGGGAGCCAACTGCCGCCTGCCCGAGTGGAAGCCGATGAGAGCCCCTGGCGTGGACGGACAGCGCACGTTCTACACCAAGCTCTACTACCGCGTGCTAAACCACGCGGGCACACTGCCCATCGACATCGTGGCCACCCTCGACCCGACCGGCCTGACCAGCAACCTCGTGGACCAGTACGGGGCCACCGTTGGCACGGTTACCGTGGGCACGGGAGCCTGGACCCTCAACGCCAAGGACGAGACCGGCGTCGCTTCGACCTTCACACCAAGCACCGTGATCTACGCGCAGTATTTCGTGAACTTCGAGCAAGCTGGCTACACCAGTGGCTCTGAGATCCCGAGCATCAGCCTGGACATCGCTCTTCACACCGTGAAGGCCGAGAGCCGCAAGCTGAAGGCTCGCTGGAGCGTCGAGGCAGTGGACGACATGCGCGCTCTGCATGGGATGGACGCCGAGACCGAACTGGTCGGCACCTTCGCCAACGAGGTCATGCTGGAGACGGACCGCGAGATCGTGGACGCCCTCGTGACCGGAGCCAAGTTCGCCGCGACATACGCCTATTCGTACTCGGCCGGTTCCACGGGCGAGATCGAGACCATCCGCAACCTACTGACCAAGATCAGCGCGATGGCGGCCAGCATCCACACCGCGTCCGGTCGCGCGCCGGCCAACTTCATCGTGGTGTCTCCGAGCATCGGCGCATTGCTCGACCAGCTCTCGACCCATGGTGACTTCGCCAGCATCGAGCAGAACGTGCAGAGCCCGACCTATGGGCCTATCACGTCCGACTTCGGCATCGCCCGTATCGGAACCCTGCTCAAGCGCTTCGCGGTCTACCAAGACCCCTACATGACCGCCAACAAGGTGCTCATCGGCCTCAAGGGCAACAACTTCCTGGATGCCGGGTTCGTGTATGCACCGTACATCCCGCTCCAGGTCACCCCGACCTTCATGGATCCCAACGACTTCACGTTCCGAAAAGGAGTCAGAACCCGATTCGCCTCCAAAATGCTACGCCCGGAATACTACGGCGTCATCACCTGCTCCGGCCTTCCCGCTGTGACCGTGGTCTGATAGCGATTCTACAAACATTTCATTGAGTTGTGGCAATTCAAAGAGTTGAGCGCCATCAATTTGTGCTGCCATTTGATGCGTTGGCTTGATTTGTCAACATTGCCATGTTACCTTTGCTGAATGACAACTCAAGAGAAGAGATTGATTGTTGAAGTTGTTGATTTTGTTGATGCGTCTCAGTTGGCGCGGTTGGCGCGCGGGTTAGAATTTGGGACGGATCGAGTGACATTTTGGGGGGATGAGTGGGCGCAGCGTCGTCCGGCGTGTGAGGCGTTCGTGGCGGCGCGTGAAGGGCGGTTTGATCGGCGGTTGGGAGCGAGGAGATGTGTGGTGCTGGAAGTGCCGCGTGCGGATGCGGCGGCGTTTTTGGATGCGTACCATTTGCAGGGGTCGAGTCGCCTCAGTTTGGTTGTCTTTGGGTTGTATGATGATGGGGATCTATTGGGCGTTCTAAGTTTAGGTCGGCACAATCGTCAGTTGCAAGTGAACATGGTGCTGTTAGATCGGCTTTGTTTCAAACCAGGTGTGCAAGTTATTGGGGGAGCTTCTCGTCTCATGTCTCAGGCAATAACATGGGCACAGAGTCTAAAATACGAACAGATTGTGACGTTTAGCGATCTTCGATTGACGGACGGAGATGTGTATGAGCGGCTTGGATTTTCATTGGATCGTCGGTACAAGCCAGATTACTTTTATGTGCAGAATGGGAATCGAATTTCGAAGCAGAGCCAGCAGAAGCGTTGCACGGGATGTCCTGATGATGTGACCGAGTTGGAATGGGCGGAAGCGCATGGACTTGTGCGGTGTTATGACGCTGGGAAGGTGCGCTGGGCCATGGACTTAGTTCCTGGCATTCAAGCGGCATATCAGCAGGCCAACTCGGAGAGGGCGGCGAAGATGCACGCAGACGGCGTGTTCAATAATTCGCATATGCGGGGGTACTTTCGGTCTCAGCGCTGGGGAGAGGTGTATTTTGGGTCATCTTATGAGTTGCGGTGCATGTTCGAGTTAGAGCAGGACCGATCAGTCAGATCGGTTCGTCGATGTGAGGCGTTCCAGACGTCATGTGGTAATTGGCGCAATCCAGACTTGTGGGTTGAATTTTCGGACGGGCATGCGGAGATCTGGGAGGTGAAGCCGTCGATATTGGTGGATCAAGATGTGGTGCGCGAGCAGATTGCAGATACTATGATCTACGCGATGTCGAAGGGTGTGTCAGTTCGTGTCTGGACGGAACAGTCGAGTTCGTTGGATGGGGAACGATCCATCATGAAGTGGGCGCGGTCCTACCTTGCTGAGCAGCAGGGAGACACTTCTCATGTGGATCGTGAAAAACGTACTCGTAAGGCGATCCGGGAGCGGCATTACAAAAAGGAGCAGGCGGCTTCGGTGGTGGTGCATTGCGATTACTGCCAGGCCGATCACATGGTGCTGCCGCGCACTTACGCCCGGAACGTGGCGCGAAACAAAGGGGTGTACGTTTGCGAGCGCTATGGCGGGCACTTGGCGGGTAAAAAACCAAAGGACCACTTGAAGGTGACGAACCCTTACGCGGTGGAAGGAAAGAAGAAGTGCAGTCGATGTGGGGAGGTACGGGAGATGACGGAATTTGATCGGAGGATGCGGTCGTGGGATGGGTTGAATGCGACGTGCAAGCGGTGCGCGTCGGCGTACAACGCTGCCAAGTACCAACAGCGCAAGCACGCGAACCTGGGTTCGCCTGTAGAGGAGATCGCATGCGATTTGCATGGAGCATGACTGAGGACGGGGCGCATACCGCTCCTTTGGGGGAATGGGCGGATGCTGGTCGAATTGAATTTCGTGTGTCCCATGATCCGAACGGCATGAAGTGGCGGATGGATGGGCATATTCACGGGCTGTCGTCGCGGCCGATCAAGATACTGCATGCGGTTCCTGACGATGGAATGATCTCGTTGGATTCGGTGTTGGAGGTATTCAAGTCGATGTGCGAGCGAGACGTTTTGATCCACGCGGCTTCTCCCTACTGACCGCCTCGAAAACGGAATAGTTATTGGATATTCGTCTGGCTATATTCAAAATCTCGGGGTCGAAAAAAACCGAGCGGATAGATATGCAGAAACCCTTGGGTAGAATTCGATGTCTTTGACCGCGAGGCGTGGATGCGGTAGACTGCTTGTGACGGCCTGCTTTGGTGACCTACCGTGCGGTGAATATCCTCGGACATACCCCGCATTGCTCCCGCCTTCGGGCGGGAGGTCTTTGTAACACCTTTGACCTTCGAAGTTGAACAAGCTACTATGTTGTAGATAGCAACCAGGAGGTGTTCTCATGGCGAAGTATATGTTGCGACGGGGCATGACGCGTCTTCCAATAGATGGCATCCGGGAAATTCAGCGCGAGGACTTGCCACCGTTGAAGCAGGGAGAGACCGTGATATTCGAGCCTGGCATGGTAGTGGAGACGGATCTCGACTTCGGTCCATGGGTAGAGGACGGCACGTTGGAGTGTGTGCGTGAGAACGGGGATCCTCCGCGCCCGACCCGTCCGGCACCAGCCGTGGTCGTCAAGCAGGAGACCGTGACTCCGATGCCTGCATTTGTGCAGGTGGAGGTGGTGAAAGAGGAAGCAGCGGGAGAGACATCGGCGGAAGATTCTTCGAGTGATTCCACCAACGGGGAGACGCCTCGCAGGCGTCGTCGTCAATGACAATGCATCACAAGAGACGTGTGGATGGGGCGGTTCAGGCGGGCAGTCTTGGGATTGGCGAGACGGTCGAAGTGCGCACGCGCATGGGCCAGATTGTGGCGCGTGGAGACGTGTGTGCTATGACGCCTTTTGGCGTGACGATCCGCGAGGACGGCACGAGCCACAAGTTCTACATGGCCGAGTATTTCCTATTCTTCCCGGAAGAGCCTGTGCTGCCTGAAGTCGCTGCGAATATGATCGTGGACGCGCATCCTGACGCACGAGTTCGCGCTCGTCTGGGACGTATGTTCGAGCAGGGCGCGGAGAAGCCTACCAAGGGCGCTCAACAGGTTGATGACGAAGAGGACGACGAAGAGGAAGATGATGAGCAGGCTGAGCCCGCGACACCTGCGGAGAAATCCGTAGCCAACGACACATCGTCTGTGGACGTGGAAAAGCTTCCTCCAGACATCAAGAAAGCCGTTCAAGTCGTACAGAAGTTGGACGTCGATCAATTGAACTATATCCTGGCTCAGACGGGGCAGTCGTTGATGAGTGCGTTGCGGAGGAATGGTGTGAGCGAATCGGATCTGCACGGGTTAGTGCAGAAGGCGCAAAACGCTGTGTACCGCATCCTGACGGGCAAGTCCGCGCGGGAGTGGAAGAAGGCGGCGGGAGAGTAGCACCATGCAAAACGTCCAGACTGATGCGGAGCTGCGAGTGTGGATCAAGCGTCGTTTGGGCGATGGCATAGTTTGCGTGGAACTCACTGACGAGCAGTTGGACGTCAACATTCAGATGTCCAAAGATTTCTGGCGCGCGTGGGTAGGCCAGGCGAAGATGATCTACCTTCAGGCGACGGGGGTAAGCGAGTATGCCGAGTCGCTCATTGGACCAGATGTCGATAGCGTGGCAGAGGTCGTTTTCCCTGTGCATGACGACTTGACGCGGATGTTTTCCTGGGCCGACGTCGAGGTGAATCCGTACACATGGGTTTACTCTGGATACGGTGGTTATGCGGCGCTTGTGCAGTTGATGCAGTACCGTGAGATGGGGAACCGCGTGATAAGCGCGGACCTGGACTGGGAATGGGATCGAGCGCGTCGTGTTCTCATGCTGACCCCTCCACTGAACACGAACTTGAACGGTCAACGGGTTGGCGTCGTTTACATTTCGACCGAAGTCGATATGACGAAGATGAGCAACTCGGAGTATTGGCTATTTCGTGAGTACGCGCTTGTGCAGTCGATGAAGACGCTGGGCATGATTCGCATGAAGTATTCGGACAAGCCGAGCGCCACCGGATCGTTTTCCATGGACGGCGACTCGTTGTACGCGAACGCCGATGTGCGCGAGAAGGAACTGGAAGAGAAAATCCGTCAGTTGCAGTCGCCCGTCGGGTTTTGGACTGCGTAGAGGAGGTCCGCATGATCAAGTACGTGGGACAATTGAACGATTCGTTGGCGGCCATGGCCGGTTGCATGTCGAGAGAAGAGCGGAAGATGCTTGGCATCGATCCCAGCACGAAACAGGACGATGTCCTGCGGCATGGAGCGGCCAAGTATATCGCGGAAGACGCCATTGCGGCATCGCAGCAGCTCGAACCGTTGTCTGCTTCCAGATCCGTGCCTCGCAAGGATCTGAGGCCGTGGCAGGGCAAGGAGAGCGACGGCGAGATCATGTTCAACTTCGAGTCCGCGATGGACGCTCAAGACCTGTACGATTTCGTCCTTGGGACCGGGCTACTCACGCCGGGCGAGGTGAAGCTCTACATGAGCGAGCACCAGACCAGCGTGCATTTCGCGCCGAGTGTATTGGTGCAGAAGCCCGAGATCATCCAGATGGCGTTGATTTCCTATCACGAGAAGGCCACGGAAGAGAGCATCGAGGCCATGGCAGATCTCGTGGAAGACGTGAACGCGATCATGGAGAAGAAGGCGAAGAGCGGTCGCGGAAGTGCGGAGCCCAAGACGAATCGAGTAGGTTTCAATCCGTTCCATGACAAGGGTGGAAACTTCACGTCGCGTGAGGGCACCAAGAGTGGCGGGTCGTGGTCGGATGGAGCGCATGCCGGAAGTAAGAAATTGGCCGCGTCGAAGAAGGGCAAGAAGCTGCACTTCGTGGCTACCAAGTTGCCGTGCGGTCGGTCGGCTCGTGACGTGAGCAAAGACATCCGTTGTTGGGACGGTCGCACCGTGGGTGGCAAGCTTGCGTCGGTATCGAAAAAGTCATCGCGTGACAGCAGTGATCGTTTGATGCCTGGCGTCAAGGAAGGGTTTACCCGCGCGGATCTGGACATCGTCAACGAGTGCCGGGCGATGTACGGCATCAAGACGCGTCTTTCCGAGGGATGGATGCGCGGAAGGTAGGAGATGACCGCTCTTTACGGTCCCGAGTGTTGTCCAACCGAGTTGGCCTACCTCCGATCCCTGGAGGCAGAGCGCATCGCGTTATCGGGGCCGACCTGCGAGTATTACTCCTTGAACCGTGGGCGAAATGTGGACCCATTGTATGGCGAGCCGAACAACGATCCGCTGTACGGTGGGCATGATCCGCGAGGGTCCGATCAGCACCATCCGACGTCGTGGAACTTCTCGCCACAAGTGACGAAGGGGGAAGCTCCGATGATGTTCCCGTGCGCGGTGGAGTACCAGGAGGCGGAAGGTCGCCAGCCTTCCGTGCGCGAGGAGGGCAAGGTCGTCGAGTACGACGCGACTTGCTGCATCGCTCTGGACCACTGGGAAGGGGCCTTGAAGGGGCGGACATTCGCGGGTCGCATACCCAAGGAGGGGGACGTGATCTACGTGTTCAACCTGTGGTGGGACGTTGTGAACGCGGGGTCGGCGGGGAACATCCTGGGGTCGGCGCAATTCGTGGGGTTCAAGTTGATGCTCAAGCGCCGGTCGAAGTTCGTACCGGAGCGCAAGGTGGGTTGATTGCTGCATCATAGGGGTGGCCATGTTGAACGAGAAGATCATCAAGCTGGAAATTGAGAACGGATTGAGCGCTGTGTGCGCGTGGTGCGAGAATCACTGGGCTACGTTGCGCGAGGGCGCGACGCCTGGCTGTCAGCAGAAGGATTGCGGTGGGCCTATAAAGGGTCGGGCGTTCCCTTTCTATAAGGGGCCTAGACCCAATCTGGCATCGTACTGTTTTATCTGTGGCCAGGACGCGGATTTGTCCGTTGAGTTCAGTGGACGAGGGCATGTTGGATGCTGTGCAATTCACGAGGTGCAGTTGCGAAAGATGTTGAGCCGGTCTGGTCATCCGGTGGTGGTTCGAGAGCGGATTGTGCCGGTGGTTGCCGCGCCTGTGGATTATGAAGAATGAAGAAGCTGCGCTTTAGCCGTCCGCCTTTATCGACGATGTCTCCGACCCCAACTTTTTACAACCTGTCTCAGACCGTCGAGACGTACAACAACGTCGTCGCCAAGCTTCCACAGCGTGTCGAGCGTGGGAGGTTTCTCTTTTTGGCGATGATGGCTGGATTCCTACGGGAACGCATTCGGAGGAGATCTCCGAAGGTGATGATAAACGGACAGGAACGCGAGTACGCTGAGGACTTGAGGCTGGCTGTGGTGTCTGGGGCTCCTGACGGCATGGACATCTTGGCGATCTATTTCGACAGCGAGACAGAGACGTTGACAGAGGAGACATCTGGGAAGACGGCGTTGTACATTCTTCCGCATCGCACGTCGCCCGAGTGGGTGAGCGTGCTCACGAGATGGGGGCCATGGCCAGCAGAGATCTTGCCTGTGGCGTTGGAATCCAGGCATGCGAAGGTGGTATCCAGGAAGGGGAGGCCGGACGAGATGCGCGCTTTGAAGGCGAGACTGGGTCGCCGGCGTGCTGAGATCTTGAGAGAGCTGGAAGAGGCGGGTGCGGAAAATCCTCGCATGGAGAGCACTATGCACGGTGTTGGGATGGTAGTGCGACAGGACATTTCTCACGCGGTTTTGCGTCGTGAATTTGGGATGGATGGTGCGGAGCCAAGGGCGCATTGGCGTCCGGCTTTGCGCGAGGTTGTGGAGGCAGTGCCTGCGGCCATGGATAGATTCAATCGCTATATAATCTCGGGGAAGGAGAATGCGTTCTTGTTGCCAGACATAGGGGATCATATTACGATAAGTCAGTTGCAGGATGGCGTGTCGTTTATGGGAGAGATCGCGCCGTTCGTGCCAAAACGCTGAAGGAGATGCACAGATGACTCAGATGACTCATGGGATGGACAGGTTGACGGCATTGAATCACACACTGGGCGATGTGGAGAACGAATTGCTACGGCGTCGGGTAGACCAAATGGACGTATCCTTGGGCCATGCCGTGGACGTGATCGATCAACTCGCGGCGGATGGCCATGTGGAGATCTGTCCGTGTGACGAAGAGGACTAGGGATAGCAGGCGAACCCAGGTTCGCGTGAGGTGGCCGTGTGACGATTATTGGCACCGTTAGTTTGCGCGATTGGGATGCTGGAATCCCGTTGACGCTGGAAGCCGAGATCGCCACCTATCCTGTGGACGGGGAAGACAGACCAATTCATGTGATACGAATTCCTGGGGTGGATTCGGAGCTGGCCCACCTGGACGGGCGAGTGCCGGTTTTGTTTCACACGCCCGAGGACGCCTACCAGGACTTCTTGCTGCCCTGCATTACCGTCAAGCGCAACGATATGACCCCCGCGTTCGACCGGCACCCATGGTACACCTGGGTGGCGCGTGGTCCGGCCAAAGGGGCGAAGGTGGTCGTGTTGCCGGACGGTAGGCGTGGATACGACCGCTATGAGAACCAATGGAGGGCCACCCAATTCGATATCACCTATGACGTGCAGGTGATGGCGCGGCGGCAGGCGGAGTCGAACCCCATGCTGCAATATGTGTTGCGCCATTTTTTGCCGCCGTCGTTCATTTTCAAGGTTGTTGACAGTATAGGGGATGTGCGGGAATATGACGCTGTAGATGTTAGTGTTTCGGAAACGTCGGAGCTGGCCGACATTGCTGACAGGACGGTGGGATGGACCATCTCTTTCACAGTGCGCGCGGAAATCGACCTCCACGACCCTGTGGAGGCACCTGCCGTTCAATCTGTGGATGTGACTTACGCGAGATACCGTCCGTGAGGAGGCGCTAGTGGCGTGGTATTATTTTTCTGGTAACGTCGTGAAGTCGATTCCGGTATCGCGCACCAAATCCGTAGCTGTGCGGCCACATTCCAAGGTCGAGATTTTAGAGGTTACGCAGGAAGTGCAAGCGATGCTCAGTGCTGGCATCCTGAAGCGCACGGGCAAGCCGCTTGGTTCCGTGTCGATGGAGGATGCTCCCCCTGTGCCGCGAGTGCATTTGCGAGATGTGCTTCCCCCGTCTTCTTTGGCCCAGAACTTTGCTGAGAAAGGCGTGACATCGTCCGCGACGATGCCGCCTCGCAAGCCGTTGGGGTCTCCTGAATTCACCGTGCATGAGTTGGCGGTGGAGGGGGTTATTGTTGCGCCCGAGAGCAGGGGCGAAGATGCTGCCGTGTTGCCGGTTGAAGAAGTTGTCGAGGACAATGAGCGCGCGAAGTCGAAACGGCGGCGCGGCCAGTAGGCCGGGCTTGCGGACAACACGGAGCAGATCATGGAATTCACCTATCCGGGCGTCTATATCAAAGAGATTCCGAGCGGTCCGGGGCCGATCACCGGCGTTACGACGTCCAACATGGGGCTCATTGGGTTTACCACCCGAGGGCCTGTCGATCAGCCTGTCCTGGTAACAAGCTTCCAGGAGTTCACAACGAAGTTTGGCACTTTCACGGAGAAGGGTCTTGCGCCGACCATGGCGTATGCCTTCTTCCAGAACAGTGGCCAGCGCATGTACATGGTGCGCGTATGCCATGACGACGCTGCGAAGTCCCTGTGGGATTACGAGATCGATCAGACCGGCGAGATTCTGGGAATCACGGCGGTCCCGAGCGGACTGTACGATCTCCAACTCGACCACATGCCTGTCAAGGAGACCGTCCCTGGCAGCGTGACGATCACCTTCCCGAACGCGGCGATCCCTGGAAACACCAACGTGTTTCGGGATGACGGAGCCGGATCTTTCGTTTCGGTTGGCGCGGGATCTGGTGGCTCTGGGTCCATCGACTACGTGACCGGCGAGGTGTCGATCCAGTTGGCGGTTCCCGGTGAGTTCACCGGAGCGCCGAACTCGATCACGGCGGCTTACACGTATCGCGTCTTGCGCTTCGAGATGAAGTGGCCGGGCGTGGTCGGCGACAACTTCCGCGTGCAGCTCCAGAACGGCAGCGACGACTACATGGTCTCCGCACAGGCCAGGTGGACGCGGCATACCGCAGTTGTGCAGGAAGACCTAAACGGAGATCCGCTGAATCGATCTTGGTCCACGTTGGAGACATTCGCGGACGTGGTGCTCGACGATCCGACCAGCAAGAACTACATCGTGCTCGTCATGAACGATGCGATCAACGGGTCGCAGTACGTTCGCGTCACGGACTACGGCAATCAGATCAATCCGCCGGAGCTGGCAGGCGATGCCATCACGGGCGAGGATCTCTCGTCGATGCAGCAGCACAGCGATGGGTCTGGCACCGTGCCGGCCGCTTACGACGGTGTTTGGAAGGGCTGGAAGTACATCCTCGCCAACGAGGTATCTCCGACCACGTTGAAGGCGGAGTTCCAATTCGTCGAGGGCAATCCTTCGAGCCCTGGAGGCCCGCTGGCGCTGTCCATCGGAATTGGCGCGAGCCCGGCTTCGGCGGTTCCGATCCTCACCTGGCAGCAGGCGGCGGTGGATGCGAACAGCGTCCAAATCACCTGCACGCTGACGGGAGCGGGAGCCACCACGTTGACCGACGACGGTGCTTCGCACATCATGTCCGGCGCGACCCAGGTCGGAACGGTGAACTACACGACCGGAGCCATCGTTCTCGACATCACGCCCATGGCGGACACCTTCGTGGCGAACAGCCCGCTGCTTCTGGATTGCGTCTATGCGCAGCCTGTGACGGTGGGAGACGACGGACAGGGCAATGCGTACATCGTCGATCCGGCCTCGTTGACCCCGCCGCTCGTAGGCGTCCCCGGGAAGTTCCAACTCAACGCCTCTGGCACGAACACCATCGACTATGCTTCTGGAGAGCTGACTCTCACCTGGAAGATTTCCGGGAATCCCGGCGCTGGTCCTTGCGGCGTGGCGACCTCGCCCACGGCAGCGGCCAAGGTCGGCGCAGTTGGCCCATACAATCTGAACACGGGTGACTCTTTCTCGGTCAAGGTGAACGGGGCGGGCGCGGTGGCGGTGGCCTTCACGGGCACGAAGGCGACTCGGGTTGGCGGTGCGGTGTTCCCGATTGTCGCCACGACGGGCGGCGAGAACTGCACCATCGTGATCGACGGCAACTCCTACGTAGTCACGGCGGGCGCGGGCCTCACGCTTGCCCTGGAGATCGCCAACCTCATCAACGGCGTGATCTCCGGCGGTAGCGCGGTGGAGACCGGCGGCGGCACGGGCGTGGACATCAAGTCCGACAGCGCGGGCACGGGATCGTCGGTGCAGATCATCGCGGGGTCTCCGAACCTGGCGACGCTCATCGGGCATACGGCTGGCACCACGGCGGGCACGGGCAACGTGGCCAACATCGACGCGGTGTTGAACACAGAGGTGAAGGCGGCGGTGGAGCTGGCGACCACGGCGGACGTGACGGCCAACATCGACGGGTCGTTCACGATCACGTCTCCGACCACAGGTGTTCTTTCCGAGCTGGACTTCACGGTGGGCCTGACGGCGTTGGGCATCACTGTAGAGACCATCAACGGCACGGACGGCTTCGGTGGCGGACAGACGGCGGACTACTACACCGTTCCACAGAGCAGCATCTTGGGCCTGTTTGATGGCGGCTCGGACGGAAGCGCCACGGATTCGGACGACATCGTGAGCCCGCTACTCGCGGCGGACATGCGAGCCCTGTACAGCTTTGGCCAGGTGGACGAGTTGATGCAGCTTGTGGCTGCGGATTTCCAGACGGACACCTACGTCATCGACACCTTGCTCACCTACGCAGAGCTGATGAAGGACAAGTTCGTCATTGCGACGGTGCCATTTGGCATGGAGTACCAGACGGCGGTGACATGGAAGCGCTTCACGCTGAATCGCTATTCCAGCTTCGGCGCGATGTACTACCCCCACATCAAGATCCGCGACCCGCTCACGGGCACCAATGTGGACGTGCCTCCGGGCGGTCACGTTGCTGGCGTCTATGCGCGTACCGATGCGGCGAAGAACGTGGGCAAGGCTCCGGCGGGCATGGAAGACGGCGTTCTGGCGTGGGCCACTGGTCTTGAGTACACGTTGACTCCTGCACAGGTGGGCGTGTTGACAGAGAACAAGATCAATTGCCTTGTGCAGTGGCCGCAGACGGGACGTGTGGTTTGGGGCGCGAGGTCGCTGGACGCTTCCGGCGGCGAGTGGCCGTACCTCCAGATGCGGAGACTGTTCATGTTCGTGGAGAAGTCGGTCTTCAAATCGACACACATCCACGTCTTCAAGAACAACGGTCCGCAGCTTTGGAACGACATCAGCACGCAGTTGGTGACGTTCCTGGCTGGCCTCCAGCAGGGCGGATATTTCGCGGGGAACACACCGGAGGAGTCGTTCTTCGTGGTGTGCAATCGCACCAACAACCCGCAGAACACGGTCGATCAGGGCATCGTGTACTGCGACGTTGGCATCGCAGCGAACAAGCCCGCCGAGTTCATCGTGTTCAGATTCTCACAAAAAAGCTTGAAGTAAATCAATAGGTTAGGAGCGAAAACATGAGCGAGATTCGTCGAATCCCCCAAGTCCTGTTGCAGGCTGTGAACAATGGCGGCAGCGTCAGTGGAGTTGAGCCTTCTGGCGTGGCAATGGTGGACAGCGGCGAGACTCTGTTCAGTGGGCAGTATCGTAAGTGGACTGTCTGTACGGCGGCTGGGTTGTTTCGACTGCCTGCCGTATTGCGGTACGGCTGGAGGCTGGAGCGATTGGTGTGGAACCTGCCGGGCGTAGGCGGGATCAAGGTCAACCTGATCGATGATGATGCCGTGTCCTACGAGCTGGCCGCGATCACGGCGGTGGCGGGCCAGTACACCCCGGAGGAGAACGGCGGGTTGCTCGTGCTTCCGGGGTGGGCGATTCAGGTGGTCGGCACGAACGCGCTGTCGAGCGCGGGCCGGCTTGTCGCGTTCGCGTCGTCGGGTTGGCGAACGGACGCATTTGAAGTCAAAGTGTTGGGCGAGGGCTTGCTCCCTCCGCCTAAGCAGCCGTAGGGCGGCGAGGAGAATACGATGCGCGCAGCAGTAGACGATCTGATGCAGGGATTCCGATTCCACGTCCGTGGCAAGAACCGCGATGGCAAGGATCTTCTCCAGCCTGGGTTCATCCGTGGCGCGGAAGGCGGCGAGCCGTTCGAGGGCGGGGCAGAGGCAGGGTTCCAGAGCGTGACCTTGCCCGAGCTGTCGTTGGAGCCGGTGGAGTACCGCGAGGGCACCTTCACCTGGACGCAGAAGTACCCTGGCCCCCCGACCGTGAGCGACTGCACGCTGATGCGCGGCATCGCCAAGAAGGACACCGCGTTCTTCGACTGGGTTTACGGGGCAGTGACGGGCGTCGAGTACCGCATGGACGTCACGATCTGGCATTACCAGAGGGCGGAGATGGGCAGCGCATCGAAGTCGGCGACCAGTACCGACATGCGGCGGGTGCTTTGCCACAACTGCGCTCCGACCAGAGCCAAGCCGGCGGCGGATTTCGATTCGATGTCCGGCGAGGTATCGCTGGCCGAGGTGGACTTCGCGTTGGAGAGCTTCGAACTGCTGACCAAATAGTACACGAGGCGGCGGGCGAGGAGGCCGCGTGATACCCACATGCCGAGTCGCCATCCATTGGAAGATCTGCTTCAGTCCTACCGCTTTTGGCTGGTAGACATGATCCCTTCCTCGACGTTTCCGTTCTACGTGATGGGAGCCCCTATCATGGGATTCCAGTCGATCACGATGCCGGAGGTGACGCTTGAGGTGGACGAGATCAAGCAGGTCAACTCAATGTACAAGCGGTACGCCTACAGCGGCGGGAGTGTTGGGCAGATCACGCTGACGCGCGGTGCGAGGGCGTATGACGACACGTTCATGATGTGGGTAGAGCGGGCGATTCGTGGGTACGACATGGTGCCGCGCAACCTGCTGCTGTTGCAGTACACGAACATCAACGTGGCGAACGCCCTGGGGGTGAGCGTGGACCTGCCCGTGGCCATCGAGGCGTGGGAGGTCGCGCAGTTCCTGCCGGGCCGAGCTTGGTTGTTGTGGGACGCAATACCGATCCGCTACAAGGCGGGCACGGACCTGGACGCGATGACGGGGGATGTGAGCATCATGGAACTCGATGTGCAAGCTCACGCGATGACCGAGTTTTGTCTCTTGTCTGTTACGTAAAGAAAACGGTACAATCTCCAAATCGGAGGTGTGCCATGGGAAAGAGATTTAGTGAGCAGGAACGGATGGAAGCGGTAGCCGCATACGTTGGCGGGGAATCCTTGGGAGCGGTGGCAACTCGTATGAGTGCCTCGGTGCAGTCCGTTAGCAACTGGGTAACTGCTTCTGGGATGCGCATGAGGAGTCATGCGGCATCGCATGCGTTGGCGGTGGAGCGAGGGCTTGGACGATTCCGTGGGAGAGCGGTATGTGAGCAGGCCGAGGCGCTGTATTGCGACGGGATGGGGACGACGGCTATTGCCAAAGAAATGGGTGTTCCGGTTGGCTTTGTGATGGGCGTCATAGAGCGTGCGGGCATCCTACGTACTCGGAAAGAGGCGGCGATATTGGCAGCGGATGCGACTTCGCAGCGTATGCGCCAGTACGCGGTCAACGAGGCGGCCTTCGATGGGGAGCTAGACGTTCCACGGGCATGGGCGCTGGGGGTCATTTACGGAAACGGGTGGATTGCTCGGGCCAATGGTGTGGAGCATGGCGTAGGTGTGTGTGGGGATGAGGATGTCGTGTGCAAGGTGTTGGCGATTCTTGGCAGTGAGCATCCGGTCAATAAAAAAGGCGGATGTTTCATTGCAGAGATCGGAAGCATGCGGTTGGCACGGAACATCGCACGGTGGGGGGTGACGCCTGCTAAGGCGCGCACGCTGGTGTGGCCGAGGTCTCTGCCAGTCGAATTGGAGACACATTTTTTGCGCGGTCTGTTCGATGCGGATGGATGGGTGGGGCGTGATCCGATGAAGCCTGTCATCGGGATTGGGCTTGCAGCGAAATCGATCATTGAGTCCATTGCAGATCGGATGGCGCAGATCGCTGGTCGGCGGCCGAAGGTTCAGCATGGCAAGGCACGTAAGAAAACGCATGCGGATAGACACACCGTTGTTCTGTATGGAGATCGTGCTCGCTTGTGGGGCCAGTGGTTGTGGGGTGATAGTATCGAGACAATGCGCAGTGAGCGTAAGCATGGGCTATTCGCGCTCCTGAGCGTGACGTGAGGAGGACGCGATGAGGAAGTTGATCGAACAGATTCAGGACGTTATTGGGTCGATAGAGATGGATGAGGCCAGTGGTGCCATGGGTAAGTCCAAGGTTCCTGACATGTTCAAGCAGATTGAGAAGAATCATTCAGAACTGAATGGTCTCATACGCAAAGTAGAGCACGAGATCTTGCTGGAGTTGGATGCCATCATGGGACTACGGGGGTTGGATGTGAATGTCGATATTTCTCCGAATGGGAATATGCTTAGTATGGAAATCGAGGTGGTCGCGCCACCCGAGGCACTGAAACCTAATACTGGCGCATATGACGAGTATTTTGAGAAATTAAGTAATTGGACAAAACGGGCGTTCCCTTGGAACGCAGCGATAGACATAAAAGGAAGTGGTAATCTCTTGATTCATGGCGTTCGGATTGTCTCAACTCAGAGGAAGTAAAGCAAGGACGCTGATTATCCGCAGGACTGAGTGTTCGTCCGTGACGGAATTCGCCCTGCTGAGCGTGACATGAGGAGGACGTGATGAGACGACTGATTAAGAGACTCAACCATCTGATGGCTTCCGCGAGAGAGATTCAATACGAGGGCAAGGGCGAGAAGGCGGCGGCGGAAGAAGCCAGGCGCATCGTCAATCTCCTTTCCGTCATGATGGAGCAGGCTGGGTACGAGATTGAGTATTCGTCGAAGGCCGACGAGTGGGTGGTGTGGGTCGATGGGAAGACCGGCGGTGCTGTGACGCTGTGGAAGAATCCCAAGGGCGACTGGCAGTTGATCAGCGGCGTGCCGGAGATGGCCAAGCTGAGCACGAAGCCGTATGCGCACAAGGTCGACTTGCTCCGCGATCCGAAGCGCAAGGAGAACCGGGAGGCGTTGCGGGCCGCGACCGCGATAGCGGAAAAGGTCATGGACAAGACGCGGGAGGGGACGCTGACCAAGGACTTCGCGCCCAAGTTTTCGACGGCGATACGGGCACGCAAGGACATGGTGGATCCGGGCGGGGCAGCGGCGATGGGCGAAGAGATGGCGTTTGACATGCACAAGCAGGCCCAGGCGCTGTACCTCAAGGGCTGGGACGAGCACCCGAGCCCGAATGGCAAGCGGACGGCCTACGGGCGGACCTTCAAGTTGGGGTCAGTTGACGTGCCGCTGCGCATCATTCAGGAGGACGATGCGGGGAAGGCGTGGCGCGTAGACCGCAAGGGACTGCCCACCTGGGAGGCGATGTTCGACGGCAAGGAGTTCAAGTCGGCGGCAGCGGCGGGGCAGGCTGTAGCCGGTTGGTGGAAGCAGGTCGAGGCGGCATTCGAGCGGCTGACCAAGGATGGGTACAGAGCGCACGAGGCAGCCTTCAAGGCGCTGTCCAAGGTGCGGGAAGAGGACGTGGCGCGGGAGGGGCGAGCGGCGCTGCCCGAGGCCGAGGAGATGCTCTACGTTGACCAGCAGGCGGGGTTGGCAGTGGGGCAGACCATCGAGCGGGACAACCTGCGCATGCACCGCTTCAATTCCAGCCTGCGCGTGACGGACGTCACCAATGCGGGGAAGCGCGGCAAGAAGTGCCCCGAGTTCGCCCTGTTCAACCTGGACTACGGCCAGCGCGATCCCAAGGACGTGGCGAAGATCAACGAGGCGTTGAAGGCCATCGTGAAGGCGAAGACCTATGCGCAGGCGGTGGCCATTGCCCGTGGGGTAGCGGCGAAGGATTCACAGCGCGGGATGTCGTTTGCGAGCATTGAGGAGCGCGATCTTCGCGGGGTCGATGTGGAGCCGATGGCACCGGCGGCGGGGTCCGCGATCCAGGTCGAGACGCCGACGTTCACGCTGAAGGCGTCGCGCACGGAATTCGACGTGATGGAGAAGCCCCGGCCGGGGACGGACGGCCAGGACGTGACGGCGGTGATTCCGCCGGTAGGCGGCGCGAAGAAGACTGCGATTGCGCGGTTCTATGCGTGGGTGGGGTCGCACCAAGCGGAGATCAAGGGCATGACGTTCCGGGAGCTGTTGCGGGCGATGTCGGCAGCGGATCTGGACTATCACGCCTACAGCATGTTGGACTGAAGGAGCACTGCCATGACGACCATGAACGATCTGTTTGAGAGCATGGAGACTGCCCAGGATGAGGCGGAGTTCTTCGAGGCGATCCTGGCAGCAGACGACGATCTTCTGGACGAGGTGTTCGACGAGGAAGATGTGGAGCGTCTGGCGATCATGGCCCAGCTCATTGGTGCGGCGGAGGCGGGGGCGCTATCCGAAGACCAGGACGATATGCTGGAGGGGTTTCGGAGCTGGATGGCCAAGAAGAAGACGCAGATTGCGAGCAAGTTGCCGCCGGGCGCGAAGATGGTATTCGGCAAGATCGTGAAGGGCGGCAAGGTGGTGGGGGGCGCGGCCAAGAAGGCCGTGGCGGGGGCGCAGAAGGCGGTCCAGAAGGGCGTGGCGGCCAAGCGGGCGGTGCAGGGCGCGGCGTATCGGTTCACGGACGCGGGCAAGAAGGCCCATGCGGCGGCGAAGAAGGTGGCGGACACCAAGGGCCGCAAGGCGGGGGACGCGGCGTGGAAGGCGTCCCAGGACACCTACAAGAAGCACGTCAAGGGCGGCGAGAGCCACGCCTATGCCACGGCGCAGGCGCAGAAGGCGGGGGCGCGATCCGGCGGGGAGAAGGCGAAGGCCAAGCCGAAGGCGGGCAAGGGCAAGAAGTCGGTTGCGCCGCCTCCACAGGGAGCGGAGCCGGTGAAGAAGACGCGGAAGCGCAAGCCGAAGATGGAAGACGTGTTTGCCTATGTGCAGGCTGAAGCATAGACGCGAACCTGAGTTCGCCCGGAGGATGACATGACAACGATGCGGACACTGATCGAGGGGTTGGTTTTGCTGGGCAAAGGAAATACTAAAAAATCTCTTGTCAGTGGTGTTCTGCTGCGATTGGCAACGGATCTGGCGCGGAAGTGGAAATTACCCAGTGTGGCATTGGACTTCTCCAAGACACTCAACCTTGCTGGATATGACGCATCATCAAACCAGTGGGATGTGCAGTTCTCGACGGATATTGTCGATGGGCGGTGGGCAGAAATCAGTTTTACGATTAATGATGACAGGATCGAATTGCTTGCGCAGTTACTTGATGACACCGGGAAGACTTATTCTGAACAGGGCAAGAAACATGAAAAGCGGAATGCGCGTGGGAAAGTGATCATTGGACGCGTGGTTGATGAGGTGAAAGGAGTCTTGGACCGTACTGAAGATAGTGATTTGTTTGCGATGAAATTATCTGATTTTTCAGTCAGGTGATTTGTTGAAACGATCTGTAATCACTTGGAGGAAAGCCATGACATGGAATATCAATTCCTCAAAGGATATAAGCATGACTAGGATCGCTTCTGACCAGTAAGGAACATAGACGCGAACCTGGGTTCGCCTGGAGGATGCCATGACGACGATGCGACGACTATCCGGCCTGTTGACCGAGGCGACCATGAAGCGGCAGGGCCAGATCTTGCCGACCGAGCAGCGGGACTACGGGTACTTCGGACGGATCGAGTTCCGGTTTGAAAACGCGGACGCGATCTGGGCGGAGACATTTCGCCTGATCATGTCCGAGATGCCAGACGTATCGTCGGCGGCGATCCGTAACTACCTGGACTCGAAGAGCGGGATGAACTTTGGCGATCTGGTGGCGGCGGAATTGAAGGACACGTTGCCGACCCCGGATACGGCTGCGTATGGCCGGGTGTTCAATCCCAAGATGGCGGACGTGAAGCGCGTCGTGGCGTCCGTGTTTGGCAAAAACGCCTGGGTGCGGAAGCACGTCGAGGCGTATGCCAAGGACCAGGAAGCCTCCACCAGCGGGACGATGTCGGACATTGGCCGGTGGGTGATCGCTGTTGTCGATGATTTCGAGCTGGCACAGGACCAGGAGAAGAAGAAGAACTGGAAACAGCGGGATGCGGCTTTGCACAGCTTGCAGAAGGCGGCTGACCAGTTGCTCACGACGTCGCGGGCCTGGATGGCCCAGCGGAGGTAGGGTCACTGATGGATGAACGGGCACAGGTCGCGGCGGGCATCCTGGATCGCGTGCGGGCGATGCTGCTGGAGCGTCGCCTGACGGCCCGTGAGGCCCCACAGCCGCGCCCGAGCCAGGGGGCTGCTCGTGCTACGGCTCGCCTGTGGGCGCCGCTCCTGGGGGCGAACAAGCGCCCGGTGGGGGAGGTGCGCGTGGTGGTCATCGTGCCGAACGATCCGGCGGAGGCGGCGGACGTGCATGTGCGGTGGTCGCGGATGGGCTTTGGGTTCTGGTACGTGAAGACGGCGGACGTGGGGGTGGTGGTGGAGGCCGAGGACGCGGACCTCGCAGCGGTAGAGATGATCCTGACGGCGGTGGGCTGGACGGCAGCGGGATCGGTCCCGTTGCGGTCGATGAACATGATGTTTCCCAAGGTGCGCCGGAGCGTGAGCGACGTAGCGCGATAAGGAGTGAGCCATGGCAACGATGCGAACATTGGTGAAGGACATGAGGGCGCTGGTCGAGGGCGACGTGGCAGCGGGACGTGGCCACAGGAGCCTGTCCGAAGGCGTTAGTGTAGATGATGTCAAGTCGGCGTTGAACAAGTTTGTTTTGAAAAAGATGGGACGCGGGCTGCATGACTGGAAGGTTGGAATACATTCTCCTCCAATGAACGTGCGTTTTGTCTTTGGTGTTCCATGGAAAAAATATCCTGGAGAGGCGTATGATCTTGAGGATGACATCGAAGCTGTTTTAGTCAGGACGATTGGAAGTGAAAATAAAATATGGGTGTGGCGACATGACGATGTTGATAACTATGTTTACTACCAAATAGAATTTCCTAAAAAAGCGGTATCTATTTACGAGGACGTTCGAGTGGTCTGTGGCCACAGGGGCCTGTCCGAAGCACGGATCGACGAGGCCAGCGGATCGGGACGTACCTGGGCCGACTTCGAGGGCGATGCCTTGGAGATGTTCTGTAAAGAGGTGGCGGCGGGCATCAAGAAATTGGCGGGTGGCCATGCCGAGTCCGTCAATGTGGAGCGCTCGCGCAACACTGTCTGGGTGGAGTACAAGGGGCAGAATCGCAGTGATTTCGATCTGGAGTGGCAGGGGAGTTTAGTTACGGGAACAGGGGATGGTCACGAGGTTCTGATCAACGCGAGCTGGAAAGCGGCTGATGGCCTACAGCGCGTGGAACGCGATGTTCGGATGCGGGCAGGGATGGTTACGGCACAGAATGTCGTGAATCTCTTCGCCGAGGCATTTGGCAGATGACGACCATGCGATCCCTGTTCGAGGCGGTCGAGGGGAGGGAGTGGATCTTGGATCGTCCCTGGACGGTGGGGGCGTCGGCGTATCAGGCGGCCTTGAACGTCCATGAGCCCTGGGTCGCTGAGATCAGCCCGATGCAGTACGCGCACATGAGCAAGAGTGCCAAGGCGCAGTACGACAAGAAGCGGGCGGGGGAGTGGGAGGCGTCGGCGGCGGCGAAGGATAAGTGGCGGCAGGCGGTGTTGAAGGCGTTTGCCGAGGGGAAGTTCCAGCGCAAGGACGCGGACGTGCATCCTGACGCCGACATGGCGATCTTCCTGGCGCAGCAGGCAGCGGAGAAGGATGCGGCAGCGGCGCAGGCCAAGGAGCGCGGCCGGGAGAACGCCATTACGCGGGCCGACCAGGTGAAGGTGGGCGATGTCGTGTGGGTGGTGCTCTCGGGCAGCTACCAGACGGTGACCAAAGTCTCGCAGAAGTCCGTGATGGTGACGGGCAAGTTCGGGCCGATGAAGGTCACGATGTCGGAGAAGTCGCCGCAGTTGAACTGGAAGAGCTACAATGACCTGCATGGCAAGTAGGGATAGGAGAGAGCCATGACGATGAGAACCTTGATCGAGCGGTTTGAACGGATCATGGAGGCCCGCAGTGCGAATGTCGCCATCAGGCAGATAGCGGAGTTTTCTATGGAAATTCGTGCGATCCCGCGTGTTCGATCCAACGAGATTGCGCTTGAGGACAGGAACACGGCGGAGGACGTCTATCGCAATGCCCGGCGGATCGCCGACCGAGTCTTTTCCGGTCTCCTGGACGTTGGGAACGACGAGCTTGCCCACGAAATTGAGGACATAGCTACCGACATGGATGCCGCTTACAAGGCGTTCGAGTCGGCGTGGATGAGGGTGCGAAAGGCTGGAACCACGGCATCGGATCCATCTGCTGTGGTGGAGAGTTATGAGCGTCTACGGGGGCAGGTGGATCGTTTGAAGAAAGCCATTGGGAGGATCGGATGAGGCACTTGATCGAGCGAGTGGAGCGGATCATGGAGGCCCGTGGCACGGAGGTGCTCGTGAAGGAGCTGCCGGACGTGCTGCGCAAGGCGTTGAAGGACGTGGGCTACCGGAGCCGGGACATCGCGGTGGTGCCGCAGGCGCTGGTCAGCCTGAACCCCTACGCGGGGGACGGGGAGCGGGGCTTCGCGGTGCTGGTGAACCTGGCCACGGGCGCGACCAAGACGGTGCAGGGCGACTGGGGCGGGTACAGCCCGGTGGGGAAGCCCTCTATCGACCAGGATCGTGGCGAGCATCCGCTGCCTCGGGACGGCGTGGCCATCGTGGGGTCGAGTGGCGGGCGGGGCACCTACGCGACGATCTACGTGCATCCCGACAGCGTGGTGCCGTTGCTGCCGGGGGCCGTGGAGATGACGGATCGTGAGGCGGGCATCCTGCGGAGCATGGCGATGACGTCGAGCTATCGCAAGGAGCTGTTCGCGGACATGAAGGTGCAGCCGGGCGAGGTGGACGCGCTGGTCGAGCGTGGATGGATTGCACGGAACAAGGCAGGGGCGTTGAGCTTGACGACGGCGGGCAAGAACGCGGCTTCGGCTGCTCACGGACGACGTTAGGAGAGACGAATGTCCACGATGCGCAAGCTGGCTGAGCAGTTGAAGGCAGCATCCGATGACGTTGCAGGCATTGGAACGATTAGATTATTGGGAGAGTCTATGACGAATCCGAATGAACCGTATGCAACGTCGATACGGAACGCTTGGAGTGGGTTGTCCGTGTGGGCGGATGACATCGGGAAGCGGTTGACTAAGAGTATTGGAGATGGCGTCAAGATCGTGGGAAGTATTGGTGTAGCCAAGGGAGTGGGTGATGCTGTGGAGGTGGTATTGAGTTTTCATATGCTTGGCACGCTGGATGAAGAAGATGTATTTGATATGGCGTTGGTCAGGTTACAGAATTTAACGAATAGCACATGGGTGAAGGCAAAGCGGAACCGAAAGTTTGCGCTTGTTGCCACCTATGATTTCTGAAGCTTTAGATGCTGTTGAGTCTGACAACGGCGGGCAAGAACGCGGCTTCGGCTGCTCACGGTAGATGAAAAGGAGAGCGTCATGGGAATAGAGCTACAGTCCTGGAATGCGTATCAGGTGATCCCGGATGAAGGGGTTAAGAAGCTTTTGGGTGTCGTGAAGACGAATCCTGGGAAAGATGCGAAGAAGCACGCCATCGGGAAAGCGATGAAAAAGTGGGGCGTGCATGGCGCCACCATTGGTTGGCATGTGGAAGTGAGCCCAGTTGAGCAGTCCGAACAACTGGCATCGAATGGGATGCGCCAGTTGTTTGAGAGACTCCAGATGGAGTCCATGGTCAAGGTTGGCAATGAAGAAATGGCGAAGGAATTCGCAAAAGAGAAACAGGCATTTTACGGCATGAGTGTCTTTGATGGGAAATGGTACATCGGAGATATGGAGAAGCTGAAAAAGCTCGGAATCAATAGAATTATGGATGCTTCAGGGAAAGTAGCATGGGAGCAGAAGTTCCGTTTTCAGGGTAAGGAAATTTAAGAACGCGGCTTCGGCTGCGCACAAGTAAAAGAGGTAAGCGATGGCACGGAGCATGAAGAGTCTGATTGAGGGAATGCAGAAGATAATGGAGGCCCAATCTCTCGGAGGAGATCATGGCCGACCAAGAAGAATTGTGAAGATGGCAGCGGAACAGATGCAAAGCATTGAAGGAAAAGATTGGTTACTGCGCGACGAAAGAGGCACATGGGAGAAAGAAGCTGCTCGACTTATAGATCAAGTGAAGGAAAAGGCAGAACAGCACGGGTTGAGTGATTCCGATGTTGATGAGCAGATTGCAACATATTTGTCTATAATGGTTTTGCAGACTCTTATAAATGATGCAAAGAAGGGATCAAGAAAAAGAGCAAAGAAGTGAACTTTTGAATATGTCATGAAATTGGATAAAAACGCGGCGGCGGCGCACGGACGGTGATGATGGATGGCGGTGAACGACGGTAGGCAGACAGGAGGCCCCATGCAGCCCTCGAACAGCTTGATCGTGAATGGTGAGAAGGTGTCGCTGCCCAAAGCGGTGTTGGACCTGGGCGTGCGTGGCACCAACTACATCGACGATGAGGAGCCCTGCTTGCGCAACAAGCCGCGCACGGCGAAGGTTTCGCATCTTGTGCTTCACGAGACGGCTGGGAACAGCGCGACGGGGTGCAAGGACACGTTGCGTGAGAAGAAGCTCGGCGTGCATCTGATCTTGGGCAAGGACGGTCTGCTGTCGTGTCACGCGGACTTGGCGTTGGACATTTGTTTTCACGGAAACCAGCTCAACTCCACCTCTGTTGGGATCGAGGTTGTGAACGCCTACAGACCGGAATTCGCAAGGAAGCCGTGCGGTCCTGTGTTGCCGGCGAATTGGTGGACGTGGGTTCCGCCTGGTCATGCGCGGACCTACCAGGCACCGCTTGGAATCCAGGTGGCGTGCATTCAAGCGCTGGTTCCTTGGCTGTGCGAATTGATGAAGATTCCATATGTGTTTCCGACGAAGAACTTTAACGCGAAGACACCCAAGATCTCTGGCTGGAAGGCTCCTCCATTGGGGTGGTACGCGAAGCCGGGACCGGGCGTTGTGGCGCATTCTGATTTCGCCAGCCATGCAGACGGCCGCTACCTACTAGAGCAGTTGATCGTATGAAAGGGTCGCACATGGAAACCATGCTGAAGCTGTTTGAGGCGAGGGCCAATGCCGGGGAGCCAGTGGTTGCGGATTTTCGGAAGTCATGGGGTGAGATGGAGGAGTGGGCGAGCCAGTTGGGGCGGGCCTTGAACCGGGAGATCGGCGGGAAGGTGCGCTTCTTGGGCGGTGTTGGAGTGTCGAGAACCGCGCTTGATACGGTGGAGATCTATGTGAATCTGGACGCGCCTGGGGAGCGCGAGAAGGATGAGACGTTGCGGCAGGCCATGACCTGGTTGAAGCAGCACACGAAGAGCGCCTGGGAGTTGAAGGAGCGTTACGGGAAGCCATCGTTGGTGGCCACATACGATCTCTGAAGGGATGCGTGGAGGATGAATTCAAGCGACCGATTGCGTGCTTTGCTCGACGATTTGCCTCCGGCTCCCCGAAGGGTTGTGCTGTCTGAGGCTGACGAGCGGATAATGCGGTCGTTGCGGACTCAGGGGGAGCGTGCGGTACGAGGTCGGCTTGTGACGCGCTATCGGTTTGAGGCGGTGGAGAGGCCGCGTGGGATTTCGTTGGTTATGCGGATCGAGGGGCGGCATGCGATGTCTGTGGCGCAGCAGCTTGCCAAGCGGTTTGGCATGGCGGAAGATATTGGGAATGCCGAGGTGACCCGCACCGAGCGGGGGGCCGTGTTGGAGCTGCGGCCACGGGAGACGCGATGATTGTCGAGGTAAAGAAGATCCAGAGCACGAGGAAGGGTCGAAAATCTTCGGTTGATTTGCGGCGGTCTCGCACGTCGGGTATTGTGCCGTTGCCGATATCCATGAGCACCAATGCGCCGTTGCCGGCGGTCCCAGCCACAGGCGGGCCATAGGAGAATCTGATGAACGCGAAAATTTCCAAGATGAACACCATGCGGAAGATCATGCGCGAGGTTGAGCTGTCGAGCGGCGGCGAACCGATGGGCGAGGCAGTGAACGCGGGGCTGATAGACCGCATGGCGAAGGCCATGTTGAACAGCCCGAAGCTGGACCCGCTGACGGGGCGCATCTTCGACACGGACCAGTTGGAGATGTTCCATGGGTTGATGTTGGAGCCCTTGCGGGCTCTGATTGCGAAGGCCCTGGACGTCGCCGGCGTGGAGGTTTCCGGTGGCGTGTTGGCCAAGGCAGGCAGGGAAATGAAGAGCGCAGCACGGGGCGACATCGGCGTTGAGTAGACGCCTGGAGGCAAGCATGACGTTACGCAGGTTGGCTCATGAAGTGCGGCGTGCTTTGGAAGAGGCAGCGCCGGAGTTTCGATCCGGGCGCGCTGAAGTGGAGCGCTTGATCGACGCCATGCTGTCGGGGTCGCAGGTGTCGCCAAAGGCACAGGCGGTCATCGGCAAGGACGGCGACGTGAACGCGCTTGTGGCAGAGCTGCGCCTAGCGCTGTACCCCATCGTCGTACACACCCTGCAAAAGCTCGGCGGTAAGGTGAGCGGGTCGAGCAACGTGAAGGCTGCCTTGCGCGGCCTGGCCCGGGAGGAGCGCGAGCACCCCCCGAGGCCCGCCGTGGAGCTGTAGGCGACTAGGCGACTAGGCGGTCTGGAGGGCAGCGTCGGCGGCGGCGGCGGTGACTTCGACCACTTCCCCTTTGAACTTGGCAGCGCCAGAGACTTTCGTCTTGGGCAGGCTGTTCTTGACATCCGCGAAGATGGCAGAGATGCGACCTTGAGGGTCGTACTCTTCGACGAGCGCCTGGCGATTGGTCTTGTTGACCTTGGCGTCGCCGTTGACGGACTGCTTGGCGAGGTCGGAGATGATCTCGCAGGCGCGTTCGCGGGTGCATCCGCTCATCTTGAGCGCGATGATGAGGAACTCTTCGGAGAGAAGGCTCGAAGTGGAGGTCTTCTCGGTGTCAGGACCGATCTCAAGGGAGCCGGAGATGTGGACGGTGACGTCCACGAGATGTTCGCCCGGGGTGAGGGCGGAGCGGGCGTCTTTGGCGTCCTTGTCTTTGACGGCCTTACTGATGGCGATGATACTGGCGTTGTCCATATGAGCCTCCTTGTGCGACCGAGCATCCGCGCTCGGCATCTTGCCTGTCTCTCAATTTAACCGCTCACATTTTGTTTGTCAACAACTGCGTTTGCGCTTTTTTGGAGAAAAGACTCCCATGAAAACGGAATAGTTATTGGATATTCCTTGGGCGATATGCAAAATCCCGAGGTCGTCCAGAACCGACCGGATAAATATGCTGGAAAAGGGGACGAACCCAGGTTCGTATCAGGCGTCGTCGTCATCGTCACCGGATTCCTTTCGCGTGAGCAGGATCGCCGGCCCGGCGATGTAGTCGCCTTCCCGCAGGTAGGGGGCGACGTAGGCGGTGGCCAGCAGGTTGGGTGGCAATCCGTGCAGCTTGCCTTCCTCGTTGATGCAGAGGATGAGTCCCTCTTGATCCAGCGTGACGAATTCGATGTAGCCGCCCACCAATGATTGCAGCTCGTCCAGGTCGAACGAGGCACCTTTGTTTGGGGTGATCCATGTGGCTTCGCCGGTCACGGGGATGAGTCGTGCCATTTATTTCCTCCCGAGGTGGCGGGCGATTTCTTGGAGCGCCCTAGTTTGTTCTTCTTGCGTGCGCACGAGGCGTTCGAGCAGGGCGTCGGCCTGACGTTGCTGGTAGGTCGTCTCGGCGTGTGCCGGTGACGCGACCAGCGCGGCCAGTGATCCGCCCAGGACGAAGACAAGCAGGACGAACAGGCCCACGAACATCCAACGTGGAAGTGGAAACTCTGGTCCCATGGTCAACTCCAGACCAGGGCGGTGTTGAGGAGGATGCACGTCGAGACGACCTTGAGGAGGCCGTGGATGCGCTCGCGCTCGCGCTCCTCGGTGGTCCCGCAGTCGACGACTCCGCAGCGTTCGGGACCGGGGCGCTGGAGGACGGTGGCTTCGCAGGAGTACACCTCGCGTTGGTTGAGGGCGCGGAGCAGGTTCCGGGTCACGGCGTAGAGGTCGGCGACCGGGACTTCGCCCGTGGAATCGTTGGGGAGCCCGGCTACGTCCATCATGCGGGATGCGTTGCCGTTGGAGAAGTTGATCCACGCCTGGGGCTCGGGACCGTATGGGCCCTCGATCTCGGGGCACTCGCGGGGTTTGAATGTGACGCTCATGCGTCCTCCTTGGGGGCCGGGATGAACCGGCATCCTGGGACTGTGGCCACGATGTCGGCCAGCGTGCCATACCGGATGACCATTGGCTGGTCTTTCCGGTCGTATTCGCCATCGTCGCGGGGGGCGAGGCACATGTCGTACAGGATCATTCCTTCGGGAATGGCCCAGGAGATGTCGGACTCGTCGCGGTCGTAGATGCTGGCGATGATGGTTTTTTCTACGAGCATTTGGAACCTCCCGGCGGCCATCGTTGACCGCCATCTGCCCTAGAATTTAAGGCTGCAATAGCGTTTGTCAACCGAATTTGCAAGCTGAGTATGCTCGGCGTTGCAGATTGACAGGATGAGCACATGATGAGTAAGGTTTGAGCATGATATGAGCAAGGGGTGCGCATGCGTCTGAATGTAGAGTGCCAGGATGATGTGTTGGAAGAGTTTCGCAAGCGGGCAGACGGCATTGGGCGATCCGTGTCGGACGTGATCCGCGAGTTGATTGTTGGGTGGGTTCGTTCGGAGCGTCGTGCTGAAGCAGAACGGCTGTCACTGGATGCACAGCTAAAACAAAGATGGAGGGATGGAGATGACTGAGGAGACAACGACTCTGGCGAAGACGAAGGGGCATCTCATGGATGTGTCAGCGGGCATGCTCGCTGTGGAGTTGCCGTGTGGATATCTGGATTCTTCTGGCATGGTGCATCGTGATCTCGTGGTTGGGGAGATGACTGGTTACGAGGAGGACTTGTTGGCTGGGAAGGGGCCTATCCTGCCACGTCTGAATCAGATCATCATGAATTGCACGCGTCGCATTGGTGGATTTGAGGACCGATCTCAGATTGGTGCGGCTGTAAATGGTCTGACCGCGAGTGATCGCATGGTGGCGTTCCTGGCTATCCGGCGGGTATCGCTCGGGGATTTCTACGACGTGAAGGTGCAGTGTCCGAACCCAGACTGTCGAGAAGAGGTTCGATATGCTCTGAATCTTGCGGACGTGGAGATTCATGCCATGGAAGATCCTACGCAGCGGGTGTTTGTGCATACGCTGAAGTCGGGAAGGGTGGTGAGTTGGCACATCATGTCGAGCACGGACGAAGAGTGGCTGACCACCAAGACGAAGAAGTCCAAGGATGACGTGTTGACGTTGGGCATCATGGCTCGCGTGGACGAAATCAATGGTGTGCCGATCAACCGGGAGAAGGACATTGTTGGGGCCATGGCGTTGCTCAAGGCGTTACCCACGCGAGATAGAAACGACATACGTTCTCTGTTTGAGAAACATGAGGGACACGTCGATACGAATGTAGATTTTTCATGTCCTTCATGTGAGCATGAGTGGAAAGCGGAATTGAATCTGGGGCAGCCCAGTTTTTTCTTCCCATCGGCCTCGTAGAGCACTTGGAGGCGGAGGTCTTCTTCCTAATGGAGCTACAGGGCGGCACGTATGACAGTGTGATGGCGATGCCCTTCAGCCGCCGCAAGCGGTTTGTGGAGCAGAAACAGAACCTGGAGACGAGCCGTCGGTCCAACGAGGAGCAGGCAGCGTCCAAAGCGCGTATGCGGGCTCGCACGCGAGGCAGACGGTAGGACGCGAACCCGGGTTCGCGTGGAGGCATCATGAATCTGCTGGGGATATCCTGGGGCATGGGTGCGAGGGACGTCGGCATGAAGGCCGCTGTGGACTCGGCGCAAAAGGGTATTGACAGCCTAAATGAGGGTCTTGAGAAGCAGTCCAAGATCGCGTCCAAGTCGAAGATTCCGGGATTCCTTGAGGGTCTGAAGCACTTCAACCTTGGGTCCATTGCGCAGTCGGTGCGGGAGATGGCCGGCGACACCGGAAACCTCACAAACTCATTGGAGGCCATGGGGGTAGCCAACGCGAAGACGGCCAAGCCGTTTGTTGCTGCCATGAACCTGAGCGCGGACGCGGCCCGCAAGATGGTTGGTCGGATTTCTGGCATGGCAATTGGCATGAACGTTGGTGCGGAGAGCGTGGCCAAGGTGTTCACGGAGTTCAACCGCATGACGCCAGCGGCCAAGGCGACGTCCAAGGCTCTGGGAATGACCGAGAAGGACTTTGTGAAGTTCAGCGAGACGACCGGGGTCTCGGCGGCGGATCTGAACGACTCGATATCCAACCTGACTGGTTCGTGGAACATGGCTCCCGAGAGCGTGGCCAAGTTCTTGAACTCGGTGACGGAGCTTGGCAAGAAGACTGGCGTTGGCATGACGCCTATCGCCGGGCTGAAGGACAACCTTCAATCCCTGGACGACATCTTCGAGAAGATGCCTCCTGGGCTCCAGCGTACTGGGGATGAGATCACAGGACTGGTGGAAAGTTCTGTTCGGTTGGCGGGAGCTTTTGCGGCGAATGGATCGAGCCAAGAGGACGCAACAAAGGCGGGTGCTGCGACGGCGAAGATGTTTGCCGAGCAATCCGTTGAGGTCGAGCGTTTGATGAAGATGGGGATGGGGGATAAGGATCTTGCTGCCGCGTCACCATTGATCAAGTACCTGACAGGGCTTGGCATTGGGTTTGAGGAGGCAAAGGACATCGTCGATGTTGGGTCGCGGGACACCGTAGCAGGCGTCCAGCGGATACAGGAGGCGTTTACCAAGTACAATGTCAGCGGTGCGCAACAGCAGGCCATGCTGTCTGGGCTGAGCGAGTCGCTTGGAGAGGGCACAGTAGGACTTGGATTCCTAGCGGCGGGCGGTGATAAAGCGGCGGCGTCCCTCAAGGCCATGTCGGACATCACGGTGACGGGCAAGGACACTCTGAAGAAGTACGGGGACCAGGCGTTCAGTAGCGGGCGCACCATGCAGGAATCCTTGGACCTCATGAAGAGTTCTTTCGAGACGCGGCTACGCAGCATCGCGCGCAAGGACGTATCCAACTTCGTGGGCGACCTGGGAAAGGCGTACAAGCAGGTTGGAGACGAGACGATAGCGCTGGCAGGGGACAAAAACTGGGGGCCTATTGTGAAGCGCCTTTCGGCCATGCAGCAGATGGGTGCCAAGGGGCTGTTCATCAAGATGGACGGCGGGTCGAACAAGGAGATGGCGCGGTCATCAGCCATGATCGATGCGGTGGGCGGGGCTTTCGATTCGGTGGCGAAGTCCATGGGGCCTGTGGTCAGCATCTTCTCTGAGCTTGTGATCGTGGCCGGGCCGCTGCTCAAGGTGTTCGGGAAAATACTGTCGAGCCCGCTGGGCAAGTTGGGGCTGTGGGGTGGCGCGATTGCCGGGTTGGCTCTGGGGTTCGACTGGCTGGCGAAGTCTGGGGTGAAGCTGTCGGACGTGCTGGCCAAGGTGGTGAAGTGGGTGGGCGGCGCTGCGGGGAACCTGGCGGACTGGCTCGGTAATATGGACTGGGAGACGCTTGGGAAGAAGCTGGGCGACTTCGCGGTGGAGGCGGTGACGTTCATCCCGAAGGCCATTGCGACCTGGGCGAGCGGGGCGGAGTCCAACTCGGCGCTGGCCAATGCGGCCTCGACGCTCATGCAGAACATGGGGCGCGCGCTGTGGGCGGCGGCGAAGGGGCTGTTCGTGGCGGCCCGGGAGATCGGCAAGAAGGCCGTCGAGGCGACGACGCAGTGGTGGGACTCGTGGACGTGGGACGACGTGCAACCGGCCTTCGAGCGGGTGGGGGACAACATCAAGGATTGGTGGTCGAATCTGACGGCAGACGCGGAGTTCCGGCAGTTCAAGCTGGACGCGGGGCAGTTCTTTGGGGACGCCTTCAATAGCGTCAAGGACGGCGGGCGCAAGCTGGCGGAGAAGGCGTGGGTGGGGCTCGGGGATGGGATTGCGGCGCTCAACGAGGATGGGGCCGGGCTGCTCCTGGGCGACAAGATCCGCAGTACGGTCCAGGGGGCGTACCTCTCGGCCTCGTCCTTTGCCAAGAATGCGGCCAACAACTTTGCCAATGAATCCATCGTGGAGCTGTCCAACGTGGATCTGTCCAGCGTGGACACGCGCTGGGCGACCTACGCGGCGGAGTTTGTGTTGAAATACAAGGGCATGTTTGAGGGGATTCGCAATGCGCTGGGCGGCTTCGTCAAGGGCATCTTCAACCCGGCGCAATCCTTGTCGAACATGGCGGACTACTTTGCGAACCTATGGGATGCGGCCAAGCAGTTCATCTACGGGCTCGTGTATAAAATGGGCACCCTGACGCAGAAGCTGGGGGCCGGGACGGCCGAGTTCATTTGGCAGCTCACGCATCCCGAGGCGCACGCGGAGAAGATGAAGCAGCTCCAGGCGGAGAGCTTGGTGGCCCAGCGGAAGGACTTGCAGGCGCGCGTGGCGACCGAGATCGCGGGGGTCAAGGAGCAGCGGGCGATCATTGAGAAGCAGCGGGCGAAGTGGCAGCCGCTGATCGAGCGCTCCATGGGGGGCATCGGCGTGGCCGAGGCGGGCAAGAGTGAGAAGCAGCTCGCCAAGGAGCAGGCGTGGAAGGCGACCCAGTGGAGCCAGACGGCGTCCGAGGTGACCAGTGCCGCGCGGACGTATGGCAAGGCGAAGGCGTCCCTGGACCAGTTGATGCAGTCGGAGGGCGTCGATCTGGGCGGGGTCGAGGTGGCGACGGCGCAGAAGAACCTGGACGACGCGACCAAGGCCATGGAGGCGGCCAAGAAGACGGGGCTGTCCCAGGCCAAGGGGGCGGGACTCGGGGACAAGGGCCTGACGGGCGTCGCCGGGGCCATGGACATCCTGGTGAAGCAGCAGGCGGACACGGCGAAGTACGAGGCGCTGGCGCTGGCGCAGGAGCAGCGGTTGGCGGAGGCGCAGGCCAAGGTGCAGGCGTTCACGCAGGCCAACGCGGCGACGATCACGGACGCGCTGGGGCAGGCGGCGATGGGGGCTAGTGACGCGGGCATCGCGGTGGTGGACGACTTCGCGCGGGGCATCAACAACCCCGATGCCAACAAGCTCTTGCAGGATTCGGTCTTTGGAGCATCGGACATGGTGAGCAAGTCGATGACGACGCACTCTCCGATCCTTGAGGGACCGTTGATGGGTGTTGGCGGAGGTGGAGAGTCGGATCCTGCATGGATTGCGGGCCGCACGCTCATGGAGTCCATGGCGCTCGGTATCGAGAGCGGTACGACGGTGGTGTCGGAGGCCGTGGCGCGGGCTTTGGACGAGTCTGTGTTTGCTACTTTCGACGCCTACAAGATCAAGATGGCGGAGTTAGCCAAGAAGAAGAGCCTCTTAAACGACGTGGCGGACATGATGATGCGCGACTTCGGGAGAGAGGGCAGCATCGTCAACACGATCACGGTGGATGACAAGACCGAAGACGTGCGGTCTAACATGAAGGCCATGTTGAACGTCCCGGGCCTGGCCGGCGTGACGATGGCGATTATGAATGAGGGCGCGAAGCAGCGGGCGATTTTGGACAAGATCCGTGGGTTCACGCAGGTCATCGCGGAGAGCGAGTTGATCAAAAATGGCGGTTCACCAACGGCGAAGCCAGTAGTGCTTGGATAACAGGAGGCCGAGATGCCTGCACCGACCCCGACCATACCCAAACGGGTGCTGAACGCGACCATGGGATCGCCCATGAGGTTCATGGACGAGGAGGTCATCTGGGATCTAGAGATGTCGTCTTCGGTGCGGTTTAGAAGGCCGTTTGAGATGCCGAGTTGGGAGGGCGTGACGGACAACGAGGTGGAGTACGTCATTGAAGATCCGTGGATGCGGATCGACATCTTAGCCAAGAGTTTTTACGGAAACGAGGAGATGGGGTGGATCATTTCAGCGCGCAACAATTTGGACCTTCCAGATGTTGAGTTGTACCCAGGCCGGCGCTTGAAGATTCCTATGCGGGCGTGGGTAGAGCGCGTGTTGTTGCGGCAGGGGAGATAGGGATGTTTACCGACCCAGTAGCGCAGATCGTTATCACGAACCCGACGAGCGGGAATGTTTGGTATTTCAACGCGCCAGATTACCCGTTTGTGACCGGGGTGAGCCTAGCGTTTGAGTTCGCGCGCAAGGCTGCTTTGCAGGTCACATTTGACGCGCCATACGACGTGGCGGTTGATAAGCTGCTGGGCCTGGATTCGCCGTTCACCATGGGGAACAACGTGCGGGCTCGGATTGGATATGCGAAGCATCCGACATGGTGGACGGAGTGGTTCGAGGGGTTTTTGGCGGCGGGTGGGGACGGTCTGACCTTGGATGCAAACGGCATGACGGGAACGATCACGGTGCAGGTGATTTCGGAGGGTTCGGGATACACGGTGTCTGGCGAGGCTCTGAAGGTGACCAACCCGAACGATATGTTTGTGCAGTGCGCGAAGGCGTTGGGTGTTGAGTTCAAACCGTCGCCTGGGTCGGCAACGTTGATGAATGGTTTAAATTCTGATTTGGAAAAGGGAAAGCCAACAGATGCCGAGGCGGGTTGGAAGCCGGAGGCGTTTGCTGGGATGACGGTGTGGGAGGCGGCAGATGCCCTTGCCAAGATGGCGAATTTGAGGATGTGGATAGGCCCGAATCCGGCAAGTCCTGGTGGGGGAGTGCATATTCTGTATCTTGGCACTGAAGAGGAGCTATCGACTGGCGTTCTGAGCCATCTCAAGGAAGCTGGGACGGCCGGAGGAGTTGGCGTGCGGCCGACGTTTAGGTTGCGTGGGGTGGTTGATTTAAACACGTCTACGTTCCCGTGTTTGTCGTGGGCACCAGAGGGATCTGGGTTTGCGTCGTGGCTTCCGACGAACATGGTCCAGACGGGCAAGGGCGTTGAGAAGGTATTTGTAAATACAAAAACGGGCTTGATCGAGTCTGTGAATGCGAAGGCGGTAGATCGCAAGGTGGCTACGGTAGGCGCGGTGGCCACGCCTGGGCCAGAGGACATCAAGACGACGGACGCCACGGGGAAGAGTTTGACTGGAGATGAGAAGAAGGCGGACGGCAAGGAGGCGGTCATTACGAGTTCGCCGGTGCCTGGGGGAGAGGCGGGCAAGGCGCGGGCGCAGTTGGCGGCGGAGAAAGAGCGTGATGCGGGGAGCCCTTCGCAGGTGGGGGTGATCACGTCCTTGGGATTGCCGTGGGTGGTGCCGTCTGAGCTGTGTTTCTTGCGTGGGTGCGGGATGATCTACGACGGGCCGTACCTTGTGGACAAGGCGACGCACAAGTGGGGGCCTGGAACCTATGAGATGACGCTGACGTGCCGCCGCCAGGGTGACGGCACGGCGATGAAGGCTGGCGAGAAGGTCCAGACGCCCGTGGGCACGATGCCGGAGAAATAAGTCATGTTTGGCAACAGGAGCGATTCACTACGCCTGGCAACCGACCCGATTGGGTGGCTGCGTGACACCCTTGCGCGGATCGGCCTAGAGGGCTTTGCGCGACGATTCTACGGCCTTTACCCAGGGGTGGTGGTGAGCAACGCGGACCCAGACAATCGAGGCAGGATTCAAGCGCTGTGCCCTGCTGTGGGACTCAATACGGCGGACCAGTTGGGGCCGAGCTGGTGGGCGTTGCCGTGCATGCCTGGTTTATCTGTGGACCCAGACACCAAGCAGGCGAGCGGGATCTTCCATCCGCCGGACGCGAACGCCCAGGTGTGGTTGATGTTTCAGCATGGAGATCCAGAGTTCCCGGTCTACATGGGCGGGTACATGGCGGCGGACAAGGCGAGCGATACGTTCGACGCGGAGACCGCATTGAGGAAGGGATTTCGCACGCGCACGGGGCACTACCTGCGCATGTCGGACGACCCGGAGGATCTGCACCTCATCATTGGCAAGGGTGATGGAGCGGGCGGGCCGAGCCCCGCGTTCCTGACGGTGGACAAGGACGGTTCGACACTGCTCACCAACGAGATGGGCAGCATGCTGTTCATGAACGCCACGACCCCGGAGACAAGCTTGATGACGGCCAACGACAAGGGCGAGGTCACGGCGATGCTGATGCTGGGGGACGACAAGATCACGCTGGCCACCAAGAGCGGGGGAGCCATTGGAATCGACGGCAAGAATATCACCTTGACGGGGGACAACGTGATCGCTGATGCGAGCAAGCAGTTTGTAGCGAACGCGGGGACGGTCATGTTGGGCAAGGGGGCAGCGGAACCGGCGGTACGCGGGATGAAGTTGATGACGTGGGCTCTGGCGCACCAACATGTGAGCGCGGCTCCCGGAGCGCCGACGGGGCCTGGACCGCTGCCTCCGCCGATGCTGTATAAAGAGCTTTCTGAGGTCGTTTTTCTCAAGTAGAGGTGAGGATGAGGCCAAATGTCCAAGTGCAAGATTCCAACTCCGCCTACCTTGGCGCTGGCCATTCCGATCCCAGGCATCCCGTTTGCGATGCCTGCGATCCCGACTTTGCCCGCGATACCGGCGATGCCTGCGATCCCTGGATTGACTATGCCGACGTTGGCACTGGCGATCCCGATCCCGAGCCCGCCGTTTGCATTGCCTGCGATTCCGACGTTGCCAAGCATGCCGAGTTTGCCATCGATCCCGAATCCGCCGAGCATGCCGACGTTGGCGCTGGCCATTCCGATCCCTGGATTGCCGTTTGCACTGCCCGCGCTGCCGAGCTTGCCAGCGATGCCCGGACTTCCAAGTTGTCCGTTGGGCTGACACGCGAACCTGGGTTCGCCTCAAACTGTGATAGGATGCGTTCATGCCGAATGTGAACCAACTCCCGCCTCTGTTGGACGCTGACATCATGAGGACGTTGGCGTTTCCATTTCAGATGGGTTTGTCTGGATTTCCAGCCATGAGCGGATCGGAGCGGGCGATTTACCAGTCGATACTTTCGTTGATGATGACTGGTACAAACGAGAGGTTGATGCATGTGGATTTGGGAGTGAATTTGCACAGGTTGGTATTCGACAACATGACGCCGTTATTGCAGGCGCGCATTGCGACCGAGGTGACGCGTGCCATTGAGACCTGGGAGCCGCGTGCCGAGGTGATGGGTGTAGATTCTCGCATGGGCGACAAGTCGGACGGTGTGACGACGGCGATCATTGTGGACGTGCTGTACCGCGTGGCGGGGCAGCCTCAGAGCCAGCAGGTGCAGATCCCGCTGGTCGGGAGCCCAAATGGCTAACGATACCCATGCTCCATTGGTGGCGGATCGCGCCCCGCTGAACTCTGTGAAGTGGGCGGCCCGGGACTATCCGAGCATCTTCGACGACCTGTTGCGGCGGCTGAAGCTGTTGTATCAGGAAACATACAACGACTACGCGACGACGACGCAGGGCATCATGCTGATCGAGATGATGGCCTACGCCACGGCGCAGATTCAGTGGTACATGGACCGCATCGCGTCCGATTGCTTCCTGGACACGGCGCGCACGCATACGGCGGTGGGGCGTATTGTGCGGCAACTTGGGTACAAGTTGAGGCCGGCGAGTGCGGCTTCGACAACGTTGACCTTGACCTTCCCTGACGGCACGCCTGGACCGTTTGTGATGCCGGCTCGCTGGCGTTTCCAGGGGCCAAACGGGCTTGTGTACGAGTCGTATGCTCCGCTCACGGAAACGGCAGCGTTGCCACCTGGAACCACGCGCACGATCATGGTTCGGCAGGGGGATTCTCGGATTCTGACGTTCACTGGAAACGGCCAGGCGAACCAGGTTTATAATCTTTCGGGAATCCCGGAATCTCGCTATCTCGCAGACCTGAGCGTTGAGTGTTGGGTGGACGGATTGGAGTGGGAAGAGCGGTCTTTTCTAACCTACGTTGCAGACGAGCAGTTCGAGGTGGAATATCTGACCGAGCCACCGAAGGTGCGGTTTGGAGATGGAATTGCAGGGGCGATCCCGCCATTGGGTGCAGAGGTAAAGTTTCGGTTTGTGATTATCGACGGTGTGAAGGGAAACAATCCGAAGTCGGGGAGCATTCGATCCAGCATCGACACGTTGGTGGTGGGCGGCACGCTGGTCACGATGACGGTGTCGAATCCGGTATCTCCGAGCGGCGGTGCGGACCCCGAGACGGTGGAGCACGCCAAGAAGCTGGCACCGTTGTCCTTTGCGGCGCGAGGTGTGGCGATTACCGAGAACGACTACAACGCGCTGTCCAACAGCTTTGTGGACGCGCTCTATGGGTCGGTGGCCAAGGCGTATGCCTTCAACCCTCGCGGCACGTATTCAGACATCACGTTTGACACGCTGGTGGTGGAGATTGTCGGTGCGCTCATCGTGTATGTGGATGCCGTCTCGTTATTGGAGACGAGTATCTCGGCTGACGTGGCAGCCATCACGCCATTGCTGGCGTCCATCAACGCCGACCTTGTAAATTTAGAGGAGTTGCGCGTCGATCAGGAGGGGTTTGCTGGGTCGGCGAAGTCGATCATTGGTGGGGCGCAGGCGAACTGCACGACGGCCGAGTCCACGCTGGTCGGAATCAAGACCACGGCGGAAGACCAGAAGGCGGCGTTGCAAGATCTGGTCGATTATGTGCTGATGAATGTGACTGCCGGGGCGACGCGGGATCATATCGAGGCGGAGCTGAACGCGGCGATAGCGCAAGCGACGACGATTGTACAGAAGTCCACGCAGGCCACCGGAGATGTCCAGACGGCGCAGAACGCCATGGGCAACGCGATTTCGAACGCGATCAATCCGCTGTTGGAGACGATTACGGATTTGTCTCCAACCTCGCCTGACACGTCGTTACCGCAGATCATCGCAGCGATGACGGCGGACACAGCGGGCATTGACGCGCTCTTGCCTGGGATGACAGCGGACGCGACGGCCATGGTAGGTGCTTCGCAGGCGTTGAAGACGGACATCGACGCTCATTTGGCGAGCATGCAGGTACGGATTGGAGAGTTGTTCTCGGACGACTGCTTGAGCAACTACGTACAGGTGCCGATTCTGGCGCAGGACGCGGATGGAAACTACATCGCTCCTTCGGCCGGGCTCATGGCGAGTCTCCAGACGTATTTGGACGGGGTAAAAGAGGTCACGCAGCAGGTGGAGGTCATCGACGGGTCTCCAATTCTGGTGCCGGCGCAGATTGCGATCCAGGCGCTAGTCGGTTCGGCCTACATCTACGACGAGGAGATCGCTAAGGTGAGATCTGCGGTGATTGAGTTACTCAAGGCGAGGGATTTCAACACGCCGTTGTACCTATCTCAGCTTTACGATACGGCGAAGAAGGCGAGCATTGGATTCTCGCATGTGAACATTCAGATCGCGGGTCCGGTGGAGTTCTTGGACGCGGGCGGCAACTTGGTTCCGCCTGAAAACCGGATCATCACGTTGGGTAGCCTCACCATTACGCAGCTCTACTCGTAGGAGTGCAGATGACGACTTCGCATACCCCGCGCTTCTCGCTGCCCATCCCGACCTGGAACGCCGATTGGCAAAAGTGGCAGCAGGTATTTGAGACCTTTGCCACTGGTGTGGACTCAACCATGTTCTCGTTGTTGGAGCACACGACGCTCCTTCCTCGCGTGCTTCCGACCGTGTCGATTACGGGGGACGTGTTTTCGCAATCCGGTCCGGCTCAGTTCATCTCGCGCACGTTGCAGGTGGCGATAGAGGTCGGTCCAAACTCGTTGACGTTGGTCCCGGGATCGCTCGTGTGCGCGCATTTGCTAGCTGGAGCTGTGGGTCCGCAGGCCATCGAGTGGGAGTTGCGGATCACGAGCACTGAGGCAGACGCGGACCTTGTGGTGTTTGGCGTGGTGGGGGACGACTACGCGATCACTTGGTACAACGGGGCGCGGCTCGTGCCTGGCACGCCGATGGCGCTGTTTGCGTTTGCTGGTGGAGGTGGAGGGGCCAGTTCGCTTCAAGAAGCCTACAATGGCGGAGCGAGCATTGCGATTCCCGTAGGGGGAGATCCGGTACGGGTAAACAATGGCGTCACGGGGGCTCCAGCCATAGTTTTGGGTGGAGCGGGGCCACAGAGGTTGTCGGCGGACGACGATCTAGAATTGTCGGATGGCAACTATTATGGAGAGATTGGCCCGGCAGATGCGATACCGCTGACGAGCGTTGGGGCACGAGACTTTACGTTTGCCTGTGCATCGCTTGTGGACGCGATCAACAAGGCGTATGCGTCTGTCGGCGAGTTGAAGTTTTTAGAGACGTGGGACCAGGCGGTGGCGGCGGGAACTACCGAGGTCGGCGTGGTTGACGTGGGGGTTGCCCACGGCATTGTGTACAGCATGAAGATCGAGATTGTGGGGGGTACAGCTCCGACCGGAGCGGACATCGAATTAGCCGACGCGGTGCTCTCTGGGTCGCATGAGTTGCTGTACCAGATCGGCATGGCTGGGGTCGATCCGCGCTGGCAGCCGAGCGTGAATCCGACGTGGAAGGACCGCACGCCGTTTGGGATCGAGGGGTTGAGCGCGGGTATTCTGCATTGGCGACTGAACAACATGGGCAGCGCGTCAGCGACGTTCCGTGTGACGTTGCGTGGCATGGGATGGAGTAGTTGACATGACGGAACCCACACGAACGAAGACGTGGACGAAGTATTCGGCGTGGATACAGGATGGGGATGGCCCGACGCCCCAAGCTGGGCAGACATCGGATCGCAGTGCGGCGCGGTTGATCCTGTACCTCATCAAGACGCAGATGCTCGCAGCCGGATGGACGGTGGTGCGGAGCTGCGGATATTACGATGCCGGTGGCGGAGCTGCCTGGCATTACGGGGCGGCGGATCACTGGCCCAGTGCGGAGGCAGTCCGGTGGAAGGAAGCGGACAACAAGTTCGGCTGGATGGTGCTCAAGAACACGAACTTGCACGCCGATGGCAACGGATTCCAGGTGATGTTCGCGTTGGATGCCGGGGTGACGCTGACCTACCGGATGACCATGCACACGTCCATCGAGGCGGGGTTTTCGGGTGGCAGCGAGACGGCGTATCCCACGGCAACGGACGCGATAGTCATCTACGACGATGCGAGCGATGCGTGGTACTCGACGATTAGTGCTGGGTTCCCTCAGTGCCCGATGGCGCTGAACATTTGGTACAGCAGCGATGGGCAATCGTTCCGCGTATGGGGCGCAGGTCAGATAATCTTGGAACAAGGAACAGAGGTGTATCGCTCGTTGCATCCGATGATGTTCGAGCGGCTGGTGAACGCGCCCTCGTGGCTGGACAAGCCGGTCTTGGCGGGGGTCATGCGGTGGCGTCGGGCCTCGATGGCCACGCCGGGATCGACCGCCAGCTATGAGCGTCGTCTGTACTTCGGGTGCGAGGGCGTGGTGAAGTGCGCGGTGTTGATGGTCGCGGAGGGGATCAGCAACGGGCTGTTGATCAATCATGCGGCCTCGCAGATCCCGGACATGGGCGGGCGGTGGGCGGTCTATCCGGTGAGCGTCATCAGCATGAATGGCATGGTGCCGGGCGTAGTGGGCACCCTGGCTGACTTCTGGATGGTGCCCGCCGCGCTGGTCACAGGGGACTACTTCCCCGGCGATGGGTCGCGGGAGTTGGCGGTCATCCAGAGCGTCTTGCAGGGCAACGACGGCACCGCCGTCTCGATACCGTGAGGTGAGCGATGGCAGGGTTAACCAAGATCAAGATGTATGTGGTCAATCGGCATTTTGCCTATGCACCAATCTGGGTTGGCGATCAGTTCGGCATGAAGATGTGGCTGATCAAGGAGGCATTCCTCTACGGTACGGATGGGATCAAAGGGGGGCCTACCGCGTGGGAGGTCGTCGGAAGCTGCGATAGCATCAATTTCAATATGTCAGGTACGGACTTGCTAACCGGCCCATCGAAGTTCGTTAATTCGACGGGTAACCATTCGTGGATTGTTATGAGGCAACCTTTACAGGGGGCCGCGCCGGGGTATCTCCAGGTGTGCCTTGATTGGCCGTATACGTCGTCTGCTCCATCAGCATGTTATGTGTCGTTTTCTGTTGCGGCTGGGTACACGGGCGGGGCGCTCAATGCGAGACCGAACGCAACCGATCTGGTGATGGCGAACACTGCAACAGTGACAGCCACAGGAATGGTTGGCAGTTGCGGGGTGAACTGTATCAAGAGCACGGATGGCAAGGTCATGCGGTTGATCTTTACGGTTGACGGGGTGTTGCAGACGAGGGCGTATTGGGCCTTTGAGGAGCTGTTGGACGTTGAGTCATACTGGACGAGCAAGACCATTGTTACGGTCGCGCCGTTGACGCATGTGGGTTTGAACGGGACATCAAATCTGTTTAATTATCAGGGAGGCGGTCACTCCGGGCGCATGTCGTGGGCGAGTACCATTGGCTATGCGTTGTCAGATGTGAATGCTGTTTCGATGATGCACCGCCCGGATTACGGCGGAGCCTGGCCGGTCTTCCCATGTGGTGTGTTCAATGATTTGGGGGCCAGCCGTGGCAAGCTTGGGAATTGCGCGGATCTGTATGCGACCTCGTACAATGTCCCCACGGGGGAGTATTACGCTGCGGCGGGAGGCGGGGACTTCCAGTTTGTGAACATTGGAGGCATCGTGTTCCCGTTGAACGGCGAGCCCCTGGTGTTGCCGTAGATGGCCAACCGGACGGGCACGGTAGGTGGTGGAGCGGTGTCGCGGGCGGACACGCAGGCGGACGGCGTAGATGGTATCATTGAGCCGGTGGTGCGAACCGATCCCATGTTGGAGAGCACGGTGGGGGACGGCACGGTGGATCTGGTCAAGTGGGAAGGCAGTTGCCCCGAGGACTACGGGGAGATCGTGCGGGCGGTTCCGCGTCTAGTGCGGGCGTGGCACGGGTAAGGAGCGGACATGGCGGCACCAGTGAGGACGAAGACCTGGACGAAGTATTCGACGTATGTGGCCACCGCAGATGGGCCGCCGCCACAGCCTGGTCAGGATGCTGGCGAGAGCGCATCACGAGAGGTTTTCTACCGGCTGAAGGCGACGTTCCTTGCGGCGGGGTGGACGGTGGTGTCGAGCTGCGGAAAATACGACGATGGGGGCGGGGAGGCGTGGCATTACGGGGCGACGGACCACTGGCCCAATGCGGTGGCCGTCAGATGGAAGGAAGCGGACAACAAGTTCGGGTGGATCGTGCTCAGGAACACGAACTTGCACGCGGGAGGTGCGGGGTTCCAGGTGTGCATTGCGCTGACAGGGACGGTCAACTCGACTCAGACGGGGACCATGGCGTTTTCGTGCGAGGGCGGGTTCACGGGCGGGAGCGAGACGGCGCGGCCCACGGCGACGGATGAAGTGGTGGTGTTCAATAATGAGCAGTTGACTGGGTATTCATTGGCTTCGTTTGAAAACAACGCGATGAACATTTGGTATACAAGCGACGGAACGTCGTTTCGGCTGTGGTGGGGTAAAGGGCTTGCCAATATGACTTTGGACATTAACCCGCCGTGGCTGTTCGAGCGGTTGGTTGACGCGCCGAGCTGGATGGACAAGCCCGTTGTGGCTGGAAGCACGCGCTGGGAGGCGATGGATTTATTCGCGGATAGTTCGCGTCGATTTTATTTCTGTTGTGATGAATTTATAAAGTGCGATGTTCTATTATCGGCGGAGGCAAACGCCTCTGGGATCTTGTCCAGGCAAGCGCAGTTCCAGGTGCCAGATCCAGGCGGAAGGTGGCCAGTATTCCCGGTGTCCGTGATCAGCCGTTCTCCCCTGGTGAACGGTTACGTCGGGAAGCTGGCAGATATGTGGGTGGTTCCAACAGCGTTGGCGTTTGGGGATTACATGCCGGGGGACGGCAGTAAGAAGTTTGTCGTGATGAACGATCTCTTGTTGGGGAACGACGGTACAGCCGTCATGTTGCCGTGAGGTGAAGAATGGGCCTGACTACGATCAAGACCTACGCGAACAAGTTGCTGTACACGGTGGGGGTGCTGACGGCGGCGGACACGTCGAAGGAGCTGGGGTATCTGCTCAAGGAGTCGTTATTGTACGGCACTGACGGTCTCAAGGGCGGGCCTGCCGCGTGGTCTGTTGCTGGTAGCGGTGATGGGGTCGATCCTGCATCTGGGATGGACGCTGTAGACCGCTGGACGAATCGAACGAAGGTCGTGATGGCAGCGGGGAACCATTCGTGGATCGTCGTGAAGCAACCTGCGCTCGGATCTGCGCCGGGCTACTTGCAGGTCTGCATTGACTTCAACTCAGCGACAAACGGGACGCTCAGCGTCGTCTTTTCGCGGGCGGCTGGGTTCACTGGTGGGTCGATTAGTGCGCGTCCCACGGCCACGGACCAGGTCGTCATCGCCGAGGCTACCGCTCTGTGGCCTACGACGGCAGCGGTGGGGAGTTGCGGCATCAACTGCCTCAAGAGTACGGACGGCAAGGTTACGCGGTTGATGCGGTCAGTCGACGGGATCTTTTCTACATCTCGTGTGTACTGGTTCATGGAGCAACTCAACCAGGTGGAGACGTACTGGCCCAGCGATTGCGTGGTGGGCGTGTGCGCCATGTCGATTAGTGGGTTAGCGGGGAGTTCGCACATCTTCACGCAGCAGGGCAGCTCGCATGCGGGGCGCATGTCATGTGATGGCACTTACAACTATCAGCTTTCAAATGCGCTTAGCGTGTCGGGCATGTTACGCCCGGATTACGGCGGGGCTTGGCCGGTTTACCCTTGTGGATTTTATGTGGACACAGGGTTGTTTAAGGGCAAGATTGGCGACTTCTTCGACCTGTGGGCCGCGCCGGAGACGCTGCCCAATTATGAGTATCTGGCGGGCAGTGGGGGCGATTTCGAGTTCGTCAACGTGGGCGGTATCGTACAGCCTTGGGTGGGTACGACGCTGATCGTGCCGTAGTGGCCAACCTGGACGGAAGCGTGGCCGGTGGAGGCGTATTGGATGGCGGCGATTCCCGCCTTGATGGGTATTTGGCAGGTAGCGGCGTGGACGCGGCAGACGCGGAGTTAGAGGGCGTGGTGGCTGGAGGCGGCGTAGATCTCTCGAAGTGGGAGGGCGGATGCCCGCCGAGTTACGGTGATGTGGGGCGGGCGATGCCGAAGTTGGTGCGGATCGATCCATGATTTGTTACGGTTTTTGAAGACAGGAGCACGGCATGGCGCAGGCGAGTAATACCGGACATTTTCAGTGGCCGATTCCGAATTGGAACGCCGACTGGCAGAAGTGGCAGCAGATGTTCGGGACGTTTGCCCACGGGGTGGACGCCTGCGTCTTTGGCATCCTGGAGCACATCACGGTGCTCGCCAAGGCGCTCCCGAGCGTGGTGATCATCGACCCGGGGACGCACGTGTTTTCTCAGAACGCGGCGGCGGTATTTGTATCGCGGACGCTTCAGACTCAGATCAGCGTTGGGCCGACCCCGTTGACGTTGATTCCGGGGGCGCTTGTGTGCGCGTCTCTTCAGCCGGGAGCGGTTGGTCCACAGGTTGTGGATTGGGAGTTGCGGGATGGAAGCACTCCGGTCGATCCGGCATTGGTTGTGTTTGGCGTGGTGGCGGACGACTATGCGATCCGCTGGTACAACGGGGCTCGGTTGCCGCTTGGCACGGCGATGGTGTTGTTCGAATTTCCGGGCGGGAGTAGTCCGGGCGGTGGATTAGATCCAGCGCCGTTCCTGACGCTTTCGGCGAACACGGTGCTGACCGAATCTCAAAACGGCCAGTATTTCGAGACGAACAATGTTGGTGGCACGGTAACAGTGACGCTTCCGACCGACCCGACGGACGGCATGCAGTACACGGTGGTTGCTGGGAAGGGCACTACGACCGTCGTGGAGGCAGGTGGGACGAACGGCATACTCTGGCCGCAGTCCACGGTGAGCGTGCCCCTGGTGCCTGATTTGCGGGCGGCTCCGACGACGTTGGCACCTGTTCGATTGACGGTCACGGCGAAGGATCTCACGGCGTTTGGAATCTCGGAGATCGCGTGGATAGCGACGTCGGCGACGGGGTTGTGGACAGACGCGGTGAGTGGCAAGGCGTTTGACTTCAATTTCCCGGTGACGGTGAGTAGCGGGTTGCTCATCGACGATCCTTTGGTTGGGACAAAGTCGGTGGCGGGTGCGCCTGCGTTGGTAAGTGACGCAGCGGCGGTGACACCGTTCCGGCTGAAGTGCGAGTCGGACACCCATTTGCGCAGCGTGGACATGACGGTGACGCGAACCCAGGTTCGTGCCTTACTGGAGAGCTACCACGGGTCTACCTCGGTGGTCCCGGTAGTGTTTACGGTAAACACCACGGGGTTTGCAGCGGTGGCAGACGACGGGTGGGTGGCCACGTTCAAGGTCGGAGCGAACACGTCGGGTGCAGCGGTTCCAATCGTTGTGCAGAACGAGGGCGTGGTGACCGAGATTTCCATTGGAGACGCGCCATTTGTCCACAGCATTACCTGCTCGCAGCTCGGGGCGAGTATCATCCTGCGGCATACTGGAAATCCGTTTGGATCTCGTGGCCGGTTTCAAGTCATAGCGGGGTCTGGCACATGGACGGACAATCTTGGAGGCGTGCATGTTTTCGATAGTTTGGGCGCGCTGGACGGGGCTGCGAATCCCAATGGGATCGTGACCGGGGTTCTTGGGCAGTCGTACTATCAGACCGGGGTGGGCGTATTTTGGATCAATATAGACGGCAGCACGGAATGGATCGTACAGTAGCGTAAAGTTACACGGTTCTCGGCAATATCGCCGGATCACAAAGGAGTTCACCAATGGCAGGGTTCACAAGTCCGTATCGCTACCACAACTTCATTGGCAATCACGCAGACGCAGCGGCAGCCACCACGTTCTTCCAGACCACCCTGGGCTGGGGCACGCTGGGAGCATCGGTCGGCCTCGGCGTCACCTACTGGGACGACACCGCCGCGCTGCTCAAGGTCTGGGACGGATCGGCCTGGTCCGCCATGGAGGCCGCGACCCCGACCCTGAGCGAAGTGCTCACCGCGGGCGCGGACGCAGGCGCGACCACCATCACGAACCTCGGAGCGCCGTCTGCGGCAACCGACGCGGCGACCAAGAGCTACGTGGACAGCGTGGCCACGGGCCTCATGTGGAAGCCCCCGGTCCTCGTGATCAACATGGTGAGCGACTTCGACTACGGCGGGACCACCGATCCGACCGGAATGGTGGCAGGGGATTGCTACGTCGTAAAGGGCTGGCTGACCGGCGGATTCACCGATGGCGACATCGTGGAGTACAGCGGGACGGCATGGGTGCTGATCCAGGCGGATACAGCGGGCGAGCCAGCCGATGGCACCCGCGTGATCGTGAAGGCGACCGGCGGGGCCGGATCGTTTGCGACCCACGGCAAGAAGATCGCGACCTACAACGCCACCACGGACACCTGGGCGGTCGAGGCCCCGGCAGACGGCTGGGCGGCGCTCGTCACCGGCGACGGCGGCATCTGGAGCGACACCGGCTGGACCTACAACGGCACCGACTGGGTGCAGTTCACGGGCGCGGGGCAGATCAACGCGGGATCCGGTCTCACCAAGACCGGCAACACCCTGGACGTCGGGCGCGGCGACGGTATCTCGGTGGGCAACGACACCGTGAACGTCGACCTGACCGCCAGCAACCCCGGCTTGGAGCTGACCGGCACCTCGGGCAGCAAGACCCTGCAAGTCCAGGCGGACGGCGCCCACGGTATCGTGCGCGGTGCGTCCGGCGTCGAGATCGAGCTGGCGGCCACGGCGGCCAAGGGCGGCCTGGTCGTCGACTCCGATGGCGTGCGCTCGATGCAGTTCAACGTGGGCAACCCCAACAGCGTCGTGACCGGCGTGCTGGGCGAGTTCTGCCTGGATACCACCAGCAAGGTGCTCTACGTCTGCACGACGGCGGGCAGCGCGAACTGGAACGTGGTCTGACGAGTTCGGGAGCTTGTGGGGTCGGGTAGGCTGTCTCTTCTGCTTTTCTCCTCGGGCTACCCGGCCCCACCTTTTTGCGCTGCGCGATGAGGTGCCTGCATGAGTTTGACCATGCCCTACGGGCAGAACCACTACATGGGCGAGTGCGCCACCGAGTCGGCGGCGCTGGTGTGGATTCGCGACAACAAGTGGGACAGCGTGGGGGACGGCACGGGCAATCCGCAGGCGGGCATGGCGTTCTTCGATACGGGGGCGACCAAGCTCAAGGTGCATGACGGCAGCGCGTGGGTGGCGCTGGGATCGGCCACGCCCGGTGGGTCGTCGGGACAGATTCAGTACAACAACAGTTCGACTCTGGGCGGCGCATCGCAGTTGTACTGGGACAGCGGGAACGCGGGCTTGGCCTACGGCAAGACCACGGTGGACGGGTCGCGGTTCGATGTGGTGACGGTCGAGGGGACGTACCCGTACCAGGCGACGATGCACGGCAGCAATCAGTCCTATGGTTGCTTCGTGTCGATCCGTAAGGCGCGGGGCTCGCAGGGGTCGGAGACGACCGTGGCCGATGGCGATCCCATCGGTGGGGTTTCGTTTCGCGGGTATGGGTCAGCGTTCACGACGGTGGCCGCGATCAAGGCCACGGTCAGTGGCACGGTGTCCGGGAACAACATCCCGACCAAGTTGGAGTTGCAGACGCACAATGGCACCGCGTTTGATATGCGGGTGCTCATCACCGCCGCAGGCAAGGTGGGCATCGCCAATGCGTCTCCAGTGGCGTTGCTCGCGTTAGGTACGGCGGGAACGACAGCGGGCTCGTTGAGCCTGGCGGGGGCCACGAGCGGCACCTGTACGGTGCAGGTCGCAGCGGCAGCGGGCACGAGTACGGTCTTCCAGCTACCCGCGACCAATGGCACCGATGGCTATTTTTTGAAGACCAACGGGTTAGGCGTGACCTCGTGGTCAGTGGTGTCTGCCACACCAGCGGGCAGCACCGGCTACGTGCAGTTCAACAATGCGGGCGCGTTCGGCGCGGATGCGGCGTTCTTCTGGGACAACACCAACAAGCGGTTGGGCATCGGCTGCACAAATCCCATAGGGGCGATTGAGATCAGCAAGGACACGGCGAACGCGTCGATGTTCGCGAGCGTGTTCAGCAGTTCAACGAACTGTGCCAGCGTCTATGTGCAGCGCGGCAGGGGGACGAGAGCGTCAAAATCGGCAGTGCAATCGGGCGACCGACTGGGGCAGCTTGGCTTCGCCGGATATTACGATACGTCCAACAACTACGGGTGCTCGTTCGTCGCGGCCTATGCCACGGAGAACTGGGGGGCCGGGGCGCGAGGGTCGGATCTGCGGTTTGAGTTGACGGCAGCGACGACGGCGACGGTGGTCGAGCGGATGCGGCTGACGAGTGCGGGCAACGTGTTCATCGGCACGACAAGTGGAAATAGTATCAATGGAACTGTTTATACATATTCAATGATAGTCGCCGGGGCTGATGCTTCGACCCAAATCAACGGGATTATTTCAGAAGGGAGCGCGTCTGCTGGTCGCTTTGTTGGCATTAGACATAATGGATCTTTGTCTGGCAAAACAGCAGTGGCAAGTGGCGATGTTATTGCGTCATTTTCGGGTTTAGGTTGGGATGGTGGAGTTAGTAGTCCGACATATGTTGATGCAGCACAGATAAGGATTGAGGTCGATGGAACCGTTTCCGAAGACATCGTTCCAGGGCGGATGGTGTTCAATATCAGGAACACGTCTGGAACGTACGCTGAGCGTATGAGAATCACGAATTCCGGCAATGTGTTCATAGGAACGACAGCCGGAGTCAGTATAAATGGAGCTACTCAAGTACATTCTTTGATTGTTTATGGTACTGATTCCAACCCGCAATTTAGCAGTATTTCAAATGAAAGCAGCGCGAATACATCAAGATTTCAAGGCTTTAGGCATAATGGAACATTTTCCGTAAAGACAGCAGTTGCAAGTGGAGATGTGCTTTGTTCTTTGAATTCTGTAGGTTGGGATGGTGGAGCCTCCCCAACTTATATAACAGCTACAAACGTACAGGGTGTTGTTGACGGAACTGTTTCGGCAGGGATCGTACCTGGAAGAATTGCTTTTAATACAAGGAATTCAACAGGAACGTTAGCCGAGCGCATGCGGATCACGAGCGCGGGATTTGTTGGCATCGCAAATGTGTCTCCAAGTTCCTTGCTCACGTTGGGGACAGCCGGAACGACGGCGGGCTCGCTGAGTCTGGAAGGGCTAACCAGCGGCACATGCACGGTTCGTGTGGCATCTGTAGCAGGCACGAGCACGATCTTCCAGTTGCCAGCGACAAACGGAACGAACGGTCATTTCCTCAAGACGGATGGCACTGGGGTGACGAGTTGGGCGGCGGTCTCGGCCACGCCAGCGGGCAGTAGCAACCAGATCCAGTACAACAATGGCGGGGCCTTTGGCGCTAGTGCCAACATGGCTTGGGACGGCACGTCAAGGTTTACGATGACTGCCGATCAGACCTGGGCTGGATGTAGTTCGTTCGTGTACGCTTCTGGTGGGAATATCTCTCCGTACTATGGCTTCTACCGATACAACAACACGCAAGCTTCTCCAACGGCAGTTGTGTCCGGGAATATTCTCGGAGAGCTGCTGTTCCACGGTTCGTACAGCTCATCACAGCATGCCATTGGTTGGCGTGTTGCGGCGGTTGCGAGCGGAACTTGGTCTTCTGGTACGACGCCAAGTTATTTTCATTTCACCCTGCGCAATAATGGCACGGATGATGTCAGAATCATGACGTTGGCGTCAGGGGTGGTGGCCATTGGTACGCACACGACGGCGACGGAGCGCTTGGACATCCAGGACGGGTCGGCCAATGGGGCGATCCGGGTGGGCAATACCGCCAACAGCAACGCGGGCACCATCAAGTACACGAGCAACACGTTCAGCGGCTACAATGGGTCAGCCTGGGTCAACTTCGGTGCCGGTGCGCCAGCGGGCAGCAATACACAAGTTCAATTCAATAACAGTGGTTCTTTCGGTGCAGACAGTGCATTCACTTGGGATAACACAAATAAACAAATTCTTCTTCCAGGAAATGATGTGTATTCTGGCATACACATTACATCAGCGGCAACAACAAATAAGTTTTCATTTATCATACTTAGAAGATATAGAAATACAATCGCTTCTCCGTCCGCAGTTCAGAGTGAGGATGCTCTTGGGCAGATAGCTTTTCAAGGTTTTGGAGCTACTGCAAATCGCACTGGAGCTGATTTCGTTGGCTACGCAGATGGTACATGGACAGATTCGTCAGCTCCTACTTACATGGTTTTTAGAACGTCAGCGTCAGGGTCGACTACGCCTACTGAGCGCATGCGGATTACGAGTGCTGGTAATATTGGGATTGGTTGTGCAGATCCTTCTTGCATAATTGAGTCAAGTTTGGATTCTGGAAACAACATTGGATTGGCAAGTACATTCAGCACTGATTCTCATGGAATTTGGGGAGTGCATCATGCTCGTGGAACTCGTTCTTCTCCAGCGGTAGTTCAAGCAAACGATACTCTTGGTGGATTTTTATTTTTTGGACAATACAACACTGCACTAGCAAACAGATCAAGTAATGCGTCAATGTATGGATATGCTTCAGAACTTTGGAGCAATACAGCTCGCGGTTCGTATATTGTTTTTTATACAACTGCAAATACAACAACATCTACCATAGAACGAATGAGAATCACAGATGCTGGAATCGTTCAGATAGGTCGTGTAGGCGGTGCGACTGGGCAAATAAATCTTCTTGGAACGACTTCTGGGACTGTTTCCCTCAAAGTAGCCGATGTAGCCGGGTCATGGACGATGACGTTGCCAGCAGCGGCACCTGGAGTGACGGGGTACGTGTTGAGCGCCACGACGGCGGGTGTGTGTAGTTGGGTTGCGGCTGGTAGCAGCACAGCGGTTGATGCTGGCACAGCGGCAGGCCAGGTCTTGTATTGGAACAGTGGTAGTTCCAAGTGGACCTACACCGAGACAAGCGAACTGGTGTGGGACGACACCAACAAGCGGGTGGGCATCAACGAGGCAGCCCCTAGCTCGCGCCTGGACGTGGGCGGGGACGTGGAGATCGCCAGCAACGGCTGGCACTACTACGGAGATCCGAGCACGGACGGGTCGTGGCGCACGGGGCGGGTGAGTGCGGATCTGGTGGTGCAGAAGCGGGATAGCGGCACCTGGAATACGAAGCACACGTTCTCGTGAGGACGCGAACCCAGGTTCGCCTGGGATGGAGATGGCATGGCAATCCAGTACGATAGCGCGAACAATCAGGTGGTCTTCAGCGGGGATGCCTATGTGAAGCGGGAGGCGGCGGGCGCGATCCGGTTGGGCAACGCCAGCACGGGCCTGGTGGCATCCGACCACGCGTTGTTCGCGGCGATCAGCACGCCGACTACGCCCGGATCGGGGCTCGGGCGACTGTTCGCAGGTGGGGCCGGGGCGAGCGACGTGTACTGGCTGAATAGCAGCGGTGTGGCGGTCTCGTTGACGCAGTCGCAGACGTTCTCGACGTTGCAAGGCGAGCCCACGGGCTTGCCGAATCGCACGGACTCGACGCTGTCGTTCAACAACACCACGCGGGAGTTCACGATTGCTCCAGCGGTGACGAGTTTCGACGTCTATTCGAAGGGCACCAAGTACACCAAGAGTAGCGCCCAGACGGTGACGCTGACTGACGTGACAGGGCTGCACTATGTCTACTTCGACGCGAGCGGCGTGCTTCAGAAGGCGACCTCGGCGTGGGATCTCAGCGCGGGGATCTCGCCAGTGGCGACGGTGTACTGGAATACCGATCTGGACCAGGGGCGTATCGGCGAGGAGCGGCACGGCTTGGTCATGGACTGGGCCACCCATGACTACATGCACGAGACGCTGGGGTCTCGCTATGTGAACGGGCTCGGCGGTAGTTTCACGAACACCACGTTCACGATCACGGACGGCGTGTATCGAGACGAGGACATCCGTCATGTGCCCGGTGAGCAGACGCAGTGTCGGGTGTTTCGGCGCGATGGGAGTGGGAACTGGACCTGGGGTAGCAAGGGCACGCTGTACTACGTGGTTCAGAACACGCACCTGACCTACGACAACGGCGGCACGCTGACCGAGACGAACAGCAACGACTACGTGGCGGTCTGGTTCTTCGTGACGAACGATCCCGAGACGCCGATCTACGTGATCATGGGGCAGCGCAAGGACGGTAACATCGCCGATGCGCGCAACAACAACACCTACGACCAGTTGAGCCTGACCAATCTCCCGGCCAAGGAGTTCAAGGTGCTGTATCGCGTCCTCCTGCGGGACGACGCGAGTCCCTACGAGGAGGCGCAGGATCTGCGCAGCCTGGCGGTGGTGTCCTCGGGGACGTATGTGGCGACAGACCACAACAGCCTCACGAATCGCACCGTGCTGGGGTCGCATCCGGCGAGCGCGATCACGGTGGATGTGGGAGCGTTCACGGGGTTCCTGACCGGGACGACCAGTGCGCAGACGGCGTTTGCGACGTTGGACACGCACACGCATGCGCCGCCCACGGGCGATACCAAGGTGATCTACAACGACGGCGGGGCGTGGGCCGCAGCGGACGTCTACTACACCAAGGGCAACGGGTATCTCGGGGTGGGCCAGGCCACGCCGGGCGAGCGCCTGCACCTCAAGGACGGGTCGGGCAACGGCGCGGTCGTGCTCGGGGCGCACCAGAACGGCACGGCCATCGCGGGCACCGTGGAGTGGACGGGGTCGGCGCTGCGCTGGTACGACGGGTCGACTTGGAAGAGTGCGGGCATCGAGCTGACCGATCCGTTGCTGTACAAGGGTGCCATCGACTGCTCGGGGAACCCCAACTATCCGGCAGCGGACGCGGGGTTCACCTACCGCATCAGCGTGGCGGGCAAGATCGGCGGGGCCAGCGGGCCGAACGTCGAGGCGGGCGACATGCTGGTCTGCCATGTGGATGGGTCCGCAGCGGGCACCCACGCTGTCGTGGGGGCCAACTGGGACATCCTCCAGATCAATTTGGACGGGGCGGTGATCGGCCCGACGAGCGCGACGGATTCGGCGGTCGCGCTGTTCGATTCGACGACGGGGAAGTTGATCAAGAACTCGCTGGTCACGATTGACGGGAGCGGGTCGGTCAACATTCCTAGTGGGCAGAGCTATAAGATCAATGGGACCGCGTTGACGGCGGCGAACGTGGGGGCGGAGCCGACGTTGCCGTTGAGTACGCGAGGGGATCTGCTCTACCGCAACGCGAGCAACGTGACGGCGCGGTTTCCTGTGGGGACGAACGAGCAGGTGATCACGACGAACGGGACCGACGTATCCTGGGGGGCGGTGCCAGGGCGGCATGATGCCGTGACGTTGGCGACGTCAGCGACCACGGGCGGGCTTGGCCTGTCTACGCAGGAGATCAGCTTTCAGGCGGCGTCAGGGTCCACGAACGGGTATCTGACGAGCACCAACTGGACCACGTTCAACAGTAAGGTGAGCGGGGCGGCGGGTAGCAACACCGAGATCCAGTACAACAGCAGTGGCGCGTTCGCAGCGAGTTCCAATCTGGTGTGGGACAACGGGAATGTGCGGCTAGGCATCGGTGGGGCACCGCAGGCGACGTTGGACGTGCAGGCGGCCTCGGCGTGGATTCGGGCCATGGGGTCCACGGACCCATACGTCTCAGCCCAGGACACGACCAACAGTTGCGTGGTGAAGATCCAGGCGTTGGATACAGCCGTTTCCGTGGGCGCACAGAGCGACCACGAGGTGCGCTTCATCGTGAACAACGCGGCGAAGATGTACCTCACGACGACGGGCCGATTAGGGATCAACGTCGCCGCGCCCTCGTACATCCTGCACACGTCCGTAGATGGGCGTGGGGACGTCCAGTTCGACTCGCACAGCGCCTCGGATGACGGGGTGTTCTTGTGGTTGCGTCGGAGCGGCGGCACGCAGGCGAGTCCGGCAGCGGTGTCATCGGGGCATCGGCTGGGGAACATCGTCTTCGCAGGGTACTATGATACGTCCAATTCGAGCTGGGGTGCCGTGATCCAGTCCATGGCATACGGGTTGTGGTCGGCCACGAATCGCGGAGCCTGCCTGCAATTCTACACGACGACTACGGGCACGACCGCGCTGACCGAGCGCATGCGGATCATCGACAACGGGTACGTGGGGATCGGAGCCACAACGCCCGACGCGAAGTTGCAGGTCAACACCTGGGTCGAGAGCAATGTCGTAGGGAATACGCCGACCGTCCTGGTTTGGGGCAACGTCGGCATGTCCGATACGTCCGAGACGGTGCTGCGCTTGCAGCGTCCCGTGGCGTCGGGGACGTCGTACAACGGCGGCGTTGATTTCAACATCCACAGGTACAATACGAGCGGAATCTCGCCATACACGCAGATGGACATCGCGTTGAAGTCCGTCAATTCGTACACGCAGACGGCCACGGTCAACGTGATCTCCCTGCGAGATACCGGGGCAGTGGGCATTGGCAACGTTGCGCCAGACACGTTGCTCACCTTGGGCACGGCGGGCACGACGGCGGGCGTGATCAAGATCGCTGGTTTGACCAGCGGGACGTGTACGGTGCGTGTGGCAGCGGTGGCAGGAAGCGGTACGATTTTCGAGTTGCCAGCGACCAATGGCACCAACGGATATTTCCTCAAGACGGACGGAACGGGTGTGACAAGTTGGGCGGCGGCGGGTGGCGGGTCGCCTGGGGGTAGTGATACCTATGTGCAATACAACAATTCGAGTGCCTTTGGAGGCATGGATACCTTCCGTTGGGATGGTAGTACCTTCAAGCTGATTTTGGGGAAGGTGGGACAGGCGGCGAAGTTGCAGTTGGCTGGGAGTACGTCCGGGACGGTGGACATTGCGGCACCAGCGACGGTGACGAGCTACACGTTGACGCTGCCTGCAAACGACGGTGATAACGGTCAGTTTTTGAAAACGAACGGAAGTGGAACGTGTACGTGGGGCTGGCAGAGCTACAACGCGGATGGGGTATCTACCGGAGCGGAGACGACGGACACGACGTGTTTCCCAGTTTTCGTGACTACCAACACTGGATACAATGCGGCGAAGGTTAATCCTTATTTGCTTTATAACTCATCGACAGGATTGTTGACGTTGGGAGCGTCGGGCTCGACCAAGACCGGAATGTTGGGTTTGGCCGGGGCGACGAGTGGACTGGTAACGGTGACGACGGTTGCGGCGGCTGGGACGTGGACGATGACGTTGCCGACGACCGGAGGCACGAACGGGTATTTCCTCAAGACGAACGGAAGTGGAACATGTACGTGGGCTGCTGCTGGAGCTTCTCCAAATGGTAGTTACGGATACGTACAGTTGTACAACGATGCCATATCCTTCTTTAGTCATTTGGGATTCAGGTGGGAAAATACCAATAAGAGATTGGCGGTTGGATATACGTCGTTAACTCCACAGGCTACGTTGCATGTACAGTCAGAGACAAACGATCCTGTCATGGGTAGCGAGTTGGTAACAAACGGTAGCTTTACGGGATCGGCTACGGGTTGGACGCTGGGCACAGGATGGGCATATGGCACCAATAATGTTATTTGTACTCTGAGTGGATCTGTCGAAGGCAGTTTGTATCAGGCGATCACGGTTACGAACGGAAGAAGATACCAGATCACTTGGAGACAGACGAACTCTGCAACATTGAACGGTGGCGTGCGTATCTCTTTAGGTGGTAATACGACTGTGGCCACTGGTTTTATGAACATTACGACTTCATCCATTTTGTGGACAGTGCATTTGCTTTCAACTGTAACAGGATCGTCAAACTTGGTATTTGAGGTGATTGATAGGCTGTCTAGTGGTACGATTACTATTGATGACGTCTCTGTCATGGAGATTACTGAGGGACGAGCGACAGCAAGGTTTGATACTGCGGACGGTGGAGGGATACAGTTCAGATCCAATGCCCTGACGAATTTCGGCATTGGCGACAATGTGATGAACAATCTTTCTGGCAGTACGCAGGAGAATTGTGGATTTGGGTATTACACGTTAGGAGAATTATCAACTGGGAATGGAAACACTGCGATTGGATCTTCTGCTATGGCTAGAGCCACAAGACTAACATCCAGTGTGGCGATTGGCTCACAGTCGATGCGAAATCAAGTCGTTGGATCTTATAATGTCGCATGTGGAGCTTATGCGATGTCAAGCTCTGTAAATTGCGACGCTTTCGTAGCTATTGGGCATCAGTCTGCACATAATATGCTTTCTGGCAGTAACGGAGTGGCAGTTGGACAGGCTGCGTTGATGTCACAGCAGTATGGAGATCAAAACACTTCAATAGGGGCCATGTCGCTGTATAACCTCACGACTGGATCGCAGAATATAGCGATTGGATATAGGACTGGACGGTACTATGGTTCTGGAACGTCTAGTCTTACAACGGCAACCGCGTCAATTTTCATTGGGTCGTTATCGAGAGCTAGTGCAGATGGAAATACAAACGAGATTGTCATTGGGGCAAACGCCATTGGAAATGGAAGCAATACGGCAACCATTGGCCATACAGACGTCACGAAGATTTACTTGCGCGGGGACATCTATAGCAACACGGCCTATGCGAAGGCGGTGGGCGGCACGAATCGAGCGGCCTACGTGGACAGTACGGGGCTCATCGGAACGATTTCGTCCTCCTTGCGCACGAAGCAGGACGTCGTGGACATGGAGGACGTGGGGTGGATCGACCGGCTGCATCCGGTGAACTTCTGCTATCGGTCTACGCCTGGGGTGAAGCAGTACGGCTTGATCGCGGAAGAGGTCGAGGGCGTGAACCGGGACATCGTCGGATACGATTGGGAGGGGCTACCGGACAGCGTGAATTACGACCGGCTCGTTCCTGTGCTGCTCAAGGCGGTCAAGGATCTGCGGGGCGAGGTGCAACGATTACGGGCCGAGCTGTTACCATAGGAGGAGATCATGGCGTGGAGTGACAAGCAGAAGCGTTGGGCCAAGGAGATGGCAAGGGATCATTTTTATGCAGGAGAGTCCGTGTCCGAGTTGGACATCGAGACGCTCTTGTTCGGGGATACGGATGCGGAGCGGCAGGCCGTCGCGGTACAGTACGCGAAGGATGTTATCAAGGTTAAGCGGTTGGCGCGAAAGGCGACATTGAATTCCGAAATCGACGGCCTGGACGCCGAGGTGGCGGACATTCCGGTCGATTGAAAACGTGGCCTAGATGCGCGGCAGCGTGCTAACGTGGCGCAAGATGTTGGAGGTGATCTATGTCGTGGAGTGCAAACGAGAAGAAGTGGGCGCATGAGATTTTGCGCGGGTATTACGGAGGTATGTCGAGCCAGCCAGTGACGTCACAGGACATCGACACGTTGGTGTTTGGGGCAGATGAGGCAGACCGTAGGGCGGTGGCGACGGCGTATGCCCATGGCACCATAAAGCCTCGGTTGCAGGCAAGTTTGACGGCGTTGGATGATCAGGCGGCGGTTGTGGAGTCGGAGATCGCTGAAATACCGGCCTCTTGAAATGGGGGGTCGGACGTTGGTGCATGATGCACGTTGAAAGGATGAGATGATAAAGTTGAAGAACGAGTTGTGTTTCGAGGGTGACGCGGTGATGGCGCAGGTCGAGAAGGTGAAGAACGTTCCGGTGGCATGGGCCATGGCCCGCAACAGGGAGAAGCTGGAGAAGCCGTTGGCGGACGTGCGCAAGATGCTGGAGAGCACGCCTGCGATGAAGGCGTTGAATGAGGCTATCCAGAAGGCGGCGGAGGCGCATGCTGAGAAGAACGCGGACGGCAAGCCGAAGACTGAGATTGCCAACGACCGTGTGATGATGCGGTTGGCGGACACGGCAGGGTACTCGGCGGCGGTGGATGTGTTGCGTGCGTCTGAGGAGCATGCGCAGGCCCTCTCGGACGAGAAGGAACTGAAGGAAAAAGAGACGGCACTACTGGCTGAAGAGATCGACTTCGAGCCGTACAAGCTCAAGGTGGAGCGTTTGAAGGACGGCGACATGGACGGCGCGCAGATGCGCGTGCTGTTCAAGATGGGCATTTTGGAGGAGTAGCGCAAACCAAAGAGGAGGCGACGCCATGGATTTAGTGAGCATTCTGATTACGCCACAGGTGTTGGCCATTGCGGCGGCGACGGTAGCGTTGATCTATTTCCTTGGCCAGATTCCGTTTCGGCGTAGCAAGTTAGTCAATGCTCGTTGGTGGCGTCGTCTCCTTCCACTTTTTCCGTTGGCCATGGGCGTTGGGATGGCGTTTTTGCCGGGGGTGTTACCGGCGGATGTGGCGTTGTCCAAGGGCTGGGGAACCAACGTCCTTGTGGGGCTATGGTCGGGGCTGGTAGCATCGCAGGGGCGCGCTGTATTCAAGCGTCTTGTTGTGGATAAGCTCGAACCCAAGGAGTAGTCCTGGGGTCGATTACCCTGTACGCGGAAGGAATAGGGACACATGACGACCCTCAAGGAAATCTCCATTCCCGAGAATCAACTGAAGCTGCGGTGGCGCGAGCCCTATGTGACGGACGGCACCAACAAGGCGTTGGCGGTGTTGGATCCGGGGGCGTACAGGGGCGGGTACGCACGGGAGACGGACCCGATCAGCACGTCGTTCCGTATTACGGCGGAGGGCGAGCAGGACAATTCTTTCTTGTGGGTGGACAAGGCCACGGGGACGGCGTTGTCGATACTGTACGGCGCGGACGTGCTGGTCGATATGGCACCGCAGTTCTCCGGGCCTGGAGGAACGTTGCCGAGTGCGCAGACTTGGTACGTCTGGCTGGACTGTTCTTACAGCGTGGGGGCGGCGACCACTGGCAAGTTCTACGTGACGACTACGGCTCCGACCAGCGCGAATGCGGTGAAGATCGCTCGCATCAACATGCCGAACGGGGTGATGAGTATTCTGACCAGCTACATCGACTGGTCCACCACGTACCGCACGGTGGCGCATGTGGATCGGCCGCTATTGATCGCGAAGGCCGTGACGAAGTCGGTCTCCACCAACAAGTTCCAACTCTCGGGCAAGGTGTATCTGCCTGCTGGCACGGCCAACTGGGCGACGCGGGATTTCTATATCAATCTGCTGGGCGGATTGGGTCTGACCCGTTGGGCCTATGCAGGGGACGACGGGGCGCTGATCTGGGTTAAGAACGTGTGGGCGGACAGCGGCCTATCGGTTGGGATCGCGTCCGATTCCGAGGGGTTTATTGAAGATCCTTGGATCGAGCTGGACGTCTCGCAGACGACGGATCCAACTCCTCCGATGTGTTATGTGCGGTACTGGACGCGAGGGACGATGCGCGACCTCGTACTGGACGACCAGATCAAGGCGGACTGGATGCCGCACGATCATGCGGCCTATGTGGCAGCGCGGGCGAAGGCGGGGTCACCGACGGCATTGACCAGTGGGACGGTGCAGTCGCAGATCGAGGCGTTGCTGACGGCTGTCAATGAGCGCATCAGTGAGCTGGCACCCGAGAGTGCTCCAGCAAATCCTGTGTTGCTGTGGAGGTCGCACAACATCGCCAGCGACGCTCTGGTAACGGGCACGACGATCAGCATCTACTGGGGCACCAACCTGGGCTTTGCGGTCATCGTGGGCGGGTACATCTCAGGGGGCAACGCGGTACGAGCGCTGGTCAGCCCGGGGGATACGATGGTCCTGCTGCGCCTGCACGGGAACCTGGGGGCGGGGCCGGAGCTGCTGTCGAGTCCGGCGGTGGCGGGGGCCACGCGCGCTTGGAACATCGTGACCGACTGGACGGCGGGGCTGTACACGACGGATTTCTTTGGGGTGCCGCTGTTCACGATGCCTGCGCTGCTGGTGCAGCTCCTCAGTGTGACCCTGGGGATCACCCTGGACAGCTCGCCCCTGTTGCTCACCAATCATCAGAGCTACATTGCGGGGAATCAGCCGGGATCTGTCGGGCTGGACGCCTACTGCCGCCTGTTTGAATCCGTTGGCACGGATGCGAAGATGCGCCTGTACTACGGCGACCATTCGTTCTGGCTGACGTTCAATGCAGAGTGGGTGTCCGGGTCGCCCTCCAAATGGTACGAAGACGACAATACGAAAGATGCGCTGGCGGTGGGTGTGTACCTCACGGGTAGCAATCCCGTGTTTGCGATTCGGAAGAAGTTCAATGCCAACTTCGGATCGGGGTGGACGACGGCGGAGTGGGATTCGGTCTTTCGGCAGGGCGCGCAGCCCCCGTCATCGATCCCGGGCTATGCGACGCGGACGTTCGTGCCCATGGTCGCAGTCGGAGAGTACGTGGACATCTGCCGGTGGATGGTGTGCATTCCCCCATATCCGGAACCGCATCCTCCATTGATGTCAGCGTTCGGGTACATATGTGTGAACTATCATGCGTACTTGACGACGACGCCGAACTTCACCGTGATCGAAGACCCGCCCGAGGGGTCCACTGGGACATGGGTCGTCAATCCCATGGTCGTACTGGCCGATGAGATTGGGGCGTACATATCAGGGGCGGCTGCGTTTGATGCTTCGCTCTCAAGTACAGCCTATGGGAGATTGTACATCTACAACGATTGACGAGGGAAACATGGGATTGAAGCGCATTTCGGAGCAACACGTTATCGCCACCTGTGTGCTGTGCAGCACGGCGAACAGTTATGCTTTGGCGGATCTGCGGGCGGGGCAGCGCATGGTGATCTTCCCTCGATGTCCGGCGTGCCAGAAGGGGACGTTGCAGGGGCACCTCTCGACGGGTCCGATCACACAGGTGGGTCGGGCGGGGCAGATGCAGTCGTGGATCCGTGCCTTGCACCAGAAGCTGGTCGCCGCTGGACAGTTAGTCGACGGGGTGACGCTGGAATCCATCCCCAGCGGCATGTATGACGGGGCCGTCACATGGCCTGTTGGTGACGAGGTTGTCGAGGCGATGACGGGATCACAGGCGTTGGAAGGCGACGAGTAGGCGAACCTGGGTTCGCGTGCAAGGGACGTGACATGACGGACGAGTCCGGCAGCGGCTTCTTCGGCAGGGGGTACTGGGGGCGGCGCGTGCTGTGGGAGAACGTCCCGGTACAGCATCGCAACCTCGACGTGAACGGATACCTCCAGCGACTCTTGCAGGCGTATGGGGACACATTGGAGTCGTTCATAGCGCAGATCGCGGCGCTCCCGTTTCAGCGAGATCCATTTGATGCCAGGGCGGAAGAAAACCAAGAAGAGTGGTTTTACGTCACGGCGGCAGAGCGCTACACGGACCCGGTACGAGGGGCGGTGACGCGTTTGATCGGAGAGCGAGATCCGTCGGAGAGTCCGGGCGCGGAGAATCCTTCCATGCCGGGACCGTTGGAGCGATATCCGTGGGATCCATACGAGCCGATACAGCGGATTGCCAGATGGTGGAAGTCCATCATTCCGACTGTGGACGAGGCGACTGGGACAGAGGATCCGACCGAGTACGCGGTGGCGATGGTGCGGGCTCGCAACTTCGACGCGGGAGATCTGTACGACGTGGATCGGTCCCTTGGGAACGAGGTATGGGTGGAGGGTGGAGACCTGACGTTGCCGATGTCCTTGCCCGCTGGCTGGCTCGTGTATGGCCCAACGATGCCGGGTGTGCCTGTGGGGTTAGGGGACGGAACTGGGACGCCATCTGTGGCCATCCCTGGGCTTCACACGCGGTTTGAGCAGGGGGACGGCACGGTGGCTGGCGCGTGTGTAGTGCTGGACGTGCCGACTCCGACTGTTTTGAGGCTGTACGACAAGCCTGATGCGCCTGCGACGCTTGAGACCGGGGTGTTGTACCGCGAGGATCCGTTGGTTCCTGGATCGCTGGATCTTGTGAATCCGCTTGGTACGGTGGACTACTTCGGCGGCACTGTGGCCATTGATTTGTCGTCTCTTGTTTTGGCGTCGCACATACAGGGTGTCATTCGGGCGTTCTGGCAGGCGCGAGGGGTTTACTTGAGGTTTCTTCCTCCTCGCGTGTTGGACGTGCTTGCCAAGGACTACGGCTTTGAGAACGACAGGAACGATCCCGAGGACAGGCAGCGGGTGGCGATTGCGCATTTGCACCAATATTACGGTGTGAAAGGCGCGCAAGAAGCGTATCGAATTCGTGGAGAAATCAGCCTGTTCAAGGTCGAGGTGCAATCCTTGTGGCACGTCTGCGATGCCGACTTGATCCTGGCGCTGCCAGAGGAGCACAGGTTTGAGTATGGCGGTCTGTTTTATTCGGATTTGACCCCGGTCATGCTGACCTTTGACGACATCGTGGCGGACGAGGAATACTACGATCCTGACGCGGCGGATTGGGTGACACTGCTGGACCGCGCGTTGCTGTATCAGTCTGATTCCTTCATGAGTGGCATGTCTCCGGCGTTGGCCTATGCGGTGGACGTGACGCAGGGGTATGAAGGGCCTGTGTCGTCTACGAATCCGGCTTTACGTGGCGCGGCCACGGTGGATAGCAGTACGCCATTGACGGCGGCCGAGGCGTTGGCGATGGGATTGCCAGGTGGCCATCGCGTGGTTGTTAGGATGTTGCGCTGCCAGGCGGACGCCTTCAACTTTCGCAAGACGGCCTTTGGGCTTACGGAGTACGACGCGTCGGAGTCTGAGCCACCGCTGTTGTCGGACCCAGTTTTTTGGATCGACCGAGAGGAGATTCCGTGGACGTTTGACGTGGCGGGATCGACACCGGAAGAGGACATCGGCCTTTGGACGATCATCATCGGCGTTGGGCTGGACGGGTCTGGGGATCCGCTTCCTGGTCCCGTGGTAGGCGGTGACGTGGCGGTGCGCTACGCGCCTGGAATGTCGATTAGTTGTTGTTGGTGCCCGAGCTATCGAGTGCGCGTGAGAATCGAGCCGTGGGAAGCACCAGACGGGACGTTCCCGGCCTACGCGCATTACGAGACGGACGCGGCGATGCAGGCGGCTGTAGATCGTCTCAAGGGAAAGATTCTCGACCAGCTTTTGCCGATCCATGTGCGCGTGGCCGAGTGGGTTGTCACCACTGAGTGGTCGGTGTTCATGGGTGGAATTCATGGCGGTGTGACGAGAACGTGGGACATCGTTGGCGAGTTTGCTGGGATGTCTGCTCGTGACGTGGTGCGTGTGACGTTGGAGCAGCGTGGGGATTTGTTGGCGGTTGGAAAGACGCAGGAGATCTGGGCGCATATGTTACCGGCCGACGTGGCGTTGGTTCCTGCCGTGAATACTGGTTCTGTGCAGAGTGGGTACGCCGATCCAGACACTTGGTATCCGGTGGCAGGCTGGGAAGATGTGGATGTCACGGATTCGGTGGCTAGCTCGCCTGCGGATCATGATTTGCGGTTGAAGGCTAGCGCGGATGGGAGCGTAACCTACGGTGACGTTCGGTGGACATTCCGAGTGACACGTAGCACGCTGGGGTAGAAACAGGAGGTCAGAATGGCGTTCGGGTTCATCGGCAAGCTCACTGAGGCGATCATGAACGGGCCGGAGGGCGCGGACAGCGCGAGCATGTCGATCTTGGGGATCGATTCGACTGACCCAAAGGGCAGCACGGTGATTTTGCCGGAGCGGACGTTTCAGTTCTGGCCGGAGAGCATCCAGGACAGCATCGAGATCGGGTGGCAGTTCAAGGACATTCCGGGCGGCTCGCATGCGCTGGCGCAATGGGGAAGTAACAACGGTCGCACGATCAGTTTCGAGGTTAGGCTGCACCGCTTCATGAAGCCGGTGGACGACCGCACCATCTTTGAGAAGATTATGGACCCGATTGGGCTGACGACGCCGGGCCAGCAGTATCTGAAGGACATGCGTCCGCACAACGTGGATATCGAATCTGAAATCCGCTACCTGCGAGCGTTCTGCTACCCGAGCTACGCTGTGGACAATGTGTCCGGTAGCACGGTTTCGTATTCACCTCCGGTGGCTATGCTGTGCGTGCCTGGAGTTGGTCTGAACGAGTTGGGAAGCCACACCATCATGGCCGTGATGACGGGATGTGATGTGACCTATAATCTGTTGTTTCCAAATGGGAAGCCGCGCAATGCTACGGTGGCGCTCACGTTCAAGCAGATCGTCCAGAAGGCTGATGTTGGCGTGATGTGGAGGGGGATTGGCAAGGACGCGGCCATCAATGGGTACAAGCACCGCATACCGGACATCGGCTACAATGTAAACGCCTACACGGCGGGCAATGCCAAGAGTGCCAAGGAGCCCTGGACGGGCGCTGGAGGAGTGCTCAACAAGATTGACACGAAGGGGACGACCTGATGGGCATCAAGGCACAGCCGACGCATGCATCGCACGCGAACCCAGGTTCGTCTACGCCTCCAATATCGCCGGACGCACAGGCGCTCACGATGGATGACGCGCTGGTCATGGTGATCTTCCCGCAGGCGACGTGGGATGCTGTTTTGCAGTTGGCGAAGGAGTTGAACGTCGCGCCGGCCGAGGCGTTAGGTGCGGCGATCAAGCTGCTTCGGGCGCGTGTAGACGAGGAGACTGGTCACGGATGATGGTGACGCACCGCTGGACCGGGACCAGGCGTCGCGGTCGGGCAGGAAGAGGGCCTCGTGGTTGCAGTTGCTCGCTTTGGGTTTGGCGCTAGCTCCGAGACCGTTCATGTGGCGTGTCTCTCGACCGACGCTGTGGGGGACGTGGTGGCGTTACGGGACACGGCGACGGTGACGGGGCGCTGGCGTGTGCAGCGGGCGGATCCGACGGACGTGACCAAGATGCCTGGGATCGGGGTGCTCCTGCGCAAGGTGACGCCGACGACGGGGATCATGCAGCGGGCGGGCAGCGTGCGCGGGGTGTACGCGGGGCTACTGTTTGCGACGAATTACTGGGTGGGGATAGACGGGCGACCAACGGTCATTCTGCCAGTTCCTGATACCGGTGAGGGCATAATCGTGCAGCGTTTTGGTATTCCGGTGGCGACAGACGTGCTATTTTTAACGGGCGAAGTGGGACCGCTGACGAAGCGGTTGGGCTAAGAGCTGGAAAGTTGTGGGCACAATGGTTGACATCGAAAGGATCAGGAAGATGGCGAAAAAAGTGCGAAAAGTTGAAGAGGTGATAGCGATTGATGTGCCGCAGTTCTATCCGCCGCCGCTCGATGGTTTGACTGGCAAGATGGCGGAGGCGGCACAGCCGGACAACGGGACGATGGCGTTGACGGAGTTGGAGATGGTGCAGTTGATGCTGCACGAGCAGCGGGTGGAGATGAACCGCGTCCAGGGCGAAAAGTTCGCGTTGCAAGAGCAGCTCCTGAACTTGGAGTATATTAAGAATCGAGACACGCTGCGCCTGCGCCAACGGGAGTGCATTGGGTCGATGGAGCGCGCGAAGGACGACTACAATAAGGTTCGAGCGACAGTACAGACGCGACTTGGCGTGAATTTGGATCAGTACACGGTGAACGAGGCGGGGCAGCTCCAGGCGGCCCCGCAGATAGACAACTAGGACGCCCAGCGCCGAACGGGATCGGCGGGGCCAGTGAACACGGAGGAGACTAATGACAGAGCGCAAGTTCATGTTCATGAACCCCGACTACGGCTACCACGAGGAGTCGGATCCCACCAGTGACACGATCAGCCTCGCCGGGTTGACCATGGGTGGCAACATCGGGATGGGGTCGCACACCATCACAGGGTTGCTGGACCCCCTGAACGCGCAGGAGGCCGCGACCAAGGCGTATGTGGACAACGTCGCCAGCGGGCTCATGTGGAAGCCCCCGGTGCTGGTCCTCAACATGGTCGACGACTCCGACATGGGCGGGATCGCCGATCCGACCGGCATGGTCAAGGGGGACTGCTACGTCGTGAACGGATGGTTGACGGGCGGGTTCACGGACGGCGACATCGTCGAGTATAGCGGCACGGCGTGGGTCTTGATCCAGGCCGCGACGGTGGATGAGCCCGCCAACGGCACGCGCGTGGTGGTCAAGGCCACGGGCGCAGCGGGATCGTTCGCAACGCACGCCAACAAGATCGGCACGTACAACGCCACGCTGAACACGTGGTCGTTTGAGGTTCCGCTGGATGGCTGGGCCGCGCTGGTGAACGGGGACGGCGGCGTGTGGAGCGATACGGCGTGGACCTACAACGGGTCGGCCTGGGTGCAGTTCAGCGGCACTGGCCAGATCAACGCGGGCGCGGGCCTCACCAAGACCGGCAACACGCTGGACGTGGGCAAGGGCGACGGCATCGCGGTGGGATCGGACGACATCGCCATCGACCTCGCCGCGTCGAACCCCGGCTTGCAACTCACCGGCACCAGCCCGAACAAGAAGCTGGCGGTGCTGGCGGACGGCGCGCACGGCGTGATCGTGGGCGCCACGGGCGTGGAGATCGAGATCGACGCCACCCCGGGCACCCTGAAGGTGGACGCGGACGGCCTCGGGGTCACGGGTCTGCCCTCGCTATTCACCATCAACGACGGCGCGGTGTCGGCCAACGTCACAGCGGGCAACCTCAACACCCTCACGGCGGGCAGCAGCTCCAACGCGGACAGTTTGCATACGCACTCGGTGGCGGAGGCGCAGCGGGTCGAGGCGACGCATCTGAACAACGCGGCGGTCACGGCGGGGCGTGCGGTGCGCTGGAGTGGCGTGGACAGCGAGGTGATCCACGCGGACAACGCGGCTGCGGCCAACTGTCGCGCCATCGGCGTGGCGCGCACGGGCGGCGCGGCCAACCCCGGCACGTCAGAGGTAGTCAAGATCGGCGTCTGCACAGCCGTGCTGAGCGGCGCGACGGTGAACACCCCCTACTTCCTGGGCACCAACGGCGCGCTGGTCCTGCTGGCGAGCGTACCGAATCCGGGCCAGATCGTGCGCATGGGCTACGCGGTCAATGCAACGGATATTGACGTAGCCATCCAAGACTATGGAAAAAAATTGTGATCCAAGCCACCGTAATCATTAGATAATAACACAAACTGCGCATTGACATTCTCATAGTGGATCTGGGGTGACGCGAACCCAGGTTCGCCTGCGCCTCGGTGCATAACGCCGCGCATAGCGATCCATAAAAGCAAAAACCTATGCGTGGGTTATGGCGGGGATTGATCCGGTGGGGGCGAGCGGGTACAAGAGTGGCGGCGTCGTCGGTGGCCAATTGACCCTCCCCCCCCGTCATGGTCGCTGGCGGCGCTTTTCCTTCTTCAGTTGGCGGCGGGTAGTGCTATCCTGTCCCCATGGTCGACCGCACGCAGGCAATAAAATGGGAGTCTCCGGCGCATGGCGGGACCGAGGAAGACCTCACCCCGGCGGAGATCGACGTCCACGAGGACTTCCTGGACTGTCGGGGCGTCTCGATCCAGAACGACACCTCGGACGATGAGGTCGTGCTGGTTTCGCGGGATGTCGATGGCAACCTGACCTTTAAGGATGCCGTCGTCACGGATCCGATGACGCTGAAGACATTGGCCAGCGGCGGACTCGGTCTGGCGTACTGGCGCGAGTGGATCTATGCGGACGAGCTGGCCTGGGTGCATCCCACCTATCAGTTCATCATTGCGGAGCAGTTGACGTTAGAAGGCGAGTTTAGGATCGAGGGTCGGGCGTTCATTCTGTAGGAGGTGATCGTGGGCGAACTGAACATTTCCAAGTCGGACACGCATGCGACCCCAAGTGCGGGATTCCAGAAGCTCTACCCCAAGACGGACGGGTACTGGTACACAAAGAAGGACAATGGAGCCGAGGAGTCGCTGCTCACGGCGCACAGTCCGACCCATGCGTCAGGGGGATCAGATGAGCTATTGCATCAGTCATTGGATGGTGCGGGAACGAACACGCACGCCCAGATCGATTCGCATATTGGGTCGACGAGCAATCCGCACGTCGTGACCAAGACGCAGGTGAGTTTGGGGAACGTGACCGACGACGCCCAGTTGAAGCGGGCGGCGGGGGACTTCGCGACGTTCACAGAGAAGACGCCCCTAGCGATGGCGGACATCCTCCTGGTCGAGGACAGCGCGGCAGCGGGAGCCAAGAAGAAGGCGACCTTGACGACGTTGGCGGCAGCGATGCTGCCGGTGTTCGGAAGCGAGTTTTCGCAGGCGGCTTCAGAGGGGGAATCCACGCACACGTTGAACACCTACCAGCAGAAGGTGCGATTGACGACGCCCTCGTTGAGTGCGGGCGTGTATCGGATCGGGTGGCACAACGAGACGCGGTGCAGTTCGGTGGCGGCGGACATCTACTACCGGGTGCAGCTCGATGACTCGACGGATCTGTGCGAGGTGAACAACGAGATCGGGGACATCACGAACTACCTGTCAGGGGCGGGGTTTGCCCATGTGACGCTGAGCGCAGGTGTGCATACCATCGACATGGACTACCGCAACGAGACGGCGACCAACACGGTATACATCCGGCGAGCGCGTCTCGAATTGTGGAAGGTCAGCAACTAGGATGGGCGAGTACCGCTACAGCGTGGCCTCCAAGTGCGACGTCGGCGCGTTGGATGTAGCGATCCGGGCCTCGTCGGTGTTCACAGCGGGGACGCTGATCGGGGTAACGTTGAACTGTGACGTGGGGTTGAGTGGCGTCCTTATCGTGATGTTCACCACGACGCTTTCGGAGAGTCAGGAAGTGGTCTTGCGTCGGTTGGTGGCGCGGACGGGGTCGCAGTATGCGGCCTACCGGCAGTGGTGTGCGGTGTGCAACCAGTGGTTCGAGGAGGTCTCGGACGGACAGCCGGTGTACTGCACGCGCTGCGGATCGCCCTACCTGGTGGACTACCCCTATGGACAGTACGTGTGGTCCGAGGCCAGCGACCGTATGAAGCGGTGGGCAGAGGTGGAGTTCTTCGTGTCCTACGGGCGGCGGCTGGCCGTCGTGCCTGCGGGGGGCGTGGAGTTGACGGACATCACCGTGGAGAACTGTTCGCCGCCAGTCATACTGGAGGTGCGACGGGATGGCGTGCGTTGTGCCGTCCAGGTGGGCACCAACAATGCGATGTGGGAGGATACCGTGGTGCGGTTCTCCTGGAAGGTGGTCCCATGAGCATGATCCTGGCGAGTCAGTTGGGTCTGGTGGAGATGTTGCGCACGGATACGGTATCGGCGCACCCCTGGAATCGACCGGACGAGTGGCAGTTGAAGCCGAGTGGGGGATGGGTGAATCCGCCCACGGACTATGACTCGACGTGGGAGCTGAAGCCGGTGGCGGGCGAGGTGTTCGTGGTCACGGCCTGCCAGATCCAGATGTCGGCGGACGCGATGGTGGCGGCGGCGAATGCGATGCAGGTGCATGTCACTATTCAGACGCCGATTGCGCCAATTCTTGTGACGCAATTCATCCACGCGGATGAGTTCTTGAACCGGGCGTCGGAGGTCAACTACTATCCGGTGAGCGGGATCACGGCGGGGTCGGAGGTCACGCGCCCGTTCTATCGCACGGTCATCCCGTTCGCGGCCAAGATCTTTCTGTGGAGCACGGCGGGGATCGATCCGGGCACAGGGCAGCCTCGGGTGGACCGGCTGGGGAACGTGAAGCTGCGGAGTATGACGGCCAAGGTCGCCAACCACCGGCCCTACGCGGATCCGAATGCGGCGGTCTTGCAGACGGCGTGGAGTCGGTACTTTGTGGACGTGTACAGAGACCCAGACTACGCAGTCTGAGGTGGATTGGTAAATTCTCTGAATGGAAGACGTGCGAATCATTTTGACGGCTTCAAGGACGCCATTTGGGTCGATCATCCGGTGGATTACCAAGAGCCAGGTCTCGCACTGCATGGTGGAGTTCCCGGTCTGGGGGCGGCGCATGGTAACTGAGGCGCAAGTTGGTGGCGTGCGGATCATCCCTTCGACAAAAGCTCGTCGTCGTGTTGTGGTCGAGTATCGCTGTCGCTTTCCCTCTCGTACCGGGCTGGCGGCGATCTCGGACGAGGCTGGGGAGAAGTACGACTACGGCGGGTTGTTCGTGATCGGTTGGGCGATCATTGCTGCGAAATGGCTGCGGATTTCTGTGAAGCGGTGGCGTTGGAAATCGAGCGCCATCAAGTGCTCTGAGCTGGTCGTCATTTTCTTGCAGGCGTCCAGGGTGACGGGTGCGGAGCTGCTTCCCATGGAGATGACAACCCCGGAGGACATCCGTAGTTTTTGCCAAGAGCAGAAGGCGTATTTCGAGGAGGTCATCAAGGGGAACGATGCCAAATCCGGGCTCATACCCTGACGCGAACCTGGGTTCGCCTGGTATCGCTGAAGCCTCGAAAACGGAATAGTTATTGGATATTCGTCTGGCATTATTCAAAATCTCGGGGTCAAAAAAAACAGCCTGGATATATATGCGAAATCATAAGTCCGCGCAAAGCGTGTCATAAAGTGCATAACTTACGCGTGCGGTTTGCACGGGATCGCTGGTGTGATAGAAGGGGATTAGCCCACGCTGCCATCGTCTTGACCCTCCCCGTTTTGGTTGGTGGCAGCGTGGGGTGTCATCCTTGCCGCTCTAGATCTGGCGTGATACCATCAAAACCATGGTAGATTGCGTCCATGCGCATCTCGTGGGAGTGCGCCGATTTTGGCATGGCGATGATCGATCCTGCGGGAAAGACCACATGGAGCCGGTATTTTGTGGACGTATACCGCGAACCAGATCATGAGATCTGAGAATCCCGTTCCATATCTGCGCTGGCCGGATGTGCGCATTGTTTTTGTGAGTACGTCGGGGGTTTTCGCGTCGATAACGCGATGGGCAGCGAGTAGCCCGGTAAACCATGTCTATCTTGAGGTGCCTGTTTGGGGGCGGCGCATGGTATGCGATGCGACGATGAGGCATGGCGTGCGGTTGATGCCACATGCCCCGTTTGGAGTGCGTGTCATTTCCACGTATCGCTGTCATTTTGACACCACCCCTGGGATCTACTTGTTGATGGATCAATTGGGGCGTCCTTACGACAACTGCGGCCGGTTTGGAACCGCGTGGATGCGTTTGGCATGGAGGTGGCTCAGGCTGAAGATGAAGAACTGGCGTTGGAACACGCGTGCTATTAAGAGTTCTGAGTTGTCGGTATTGTTCATCAAGGCATGTGATGTTCGATCCACGAGTCTCGTTCCAGATCGCACGGATTTAGTGGATATGTTAGGTTGGTGTCAGGCTCGGCCTGGATGGTTCGAGCGGGTTCAGGGAGCGCCGCCCCATTTGGCGCAGCGGGAGCGACGATGACGACATGGTTGCACAAGACGCAGGCGTGGGTCGAGCGCTACTGGCAGTGGGTTGTAGCGGGGTTGGGGGCTGGGGCGGCACTTGTGGCGACATTGGTGGTTCGACGAAAGAGCCATAAAGATCCAGAGCCCGTGGTGCCGGAGGTGGTAGTCGATCCTAGCCCGGCGTTGGGACCGTTGGCGGACATCGGCCCGCAGGTGGAAGCGATTGAGGCCGTGGTGCGGGATGAGGCGGCGCATGATGCCGTTGAAACGAAGGAGGCCCACGATGCGATTAACGCTGCTGATAGCATTTCTGCTGTCACTGATATTCTGTATGGCCGCACCAAGTCGAGCGACGTCCCTGCCTCCACGTCCGACGGTGGAGCTGCCCCTACCGATGGGGTTCGAGGAAAAAACAAGCGGCGGTGAGGCGCAGTGTTTTTTGCTTCCCGAGTGGAAGGAGATGGCGCACATCGTTGTGGACTATCGGTTGTTGATGGCGTGGGCGGGCCAGGCGGAGGTGTTGTACGCTACGGCGAGTATTAGCAAATCGACGGCAGAGGCGACGGCGAAGGTGGCATTGGCGTCTCAGCAGGCGGCCGTATTGAGAGAGAAGGCATCGCGGGAGAAGGCGGAAAAGGAGCGTAAGAAGTCGCAACGGCGGGGATGGTTAGCGGCAAGTTTTGGATTAGCGGCTATCGTACTTGGTGGCGTTGTGGTTGTCGTTGTAGCGGGGAAATAGCATGATCCTGTTGCGTCCAGATCCGGTTGATGTTGCGCTCCAGATCCTTGCGACTGGCCTGGACGGTGCGCCTAAACTGGACGTGGTAAGTGGCACGGTGCGCGTGTATCGGGTGACGGGAGCGGGAGAGGTGGAGATTTTCCCGGTAACGGCGTTGGCGAACGTGGCTGGCACGAGCACATGGAGATTGTTGTGGACATCTGCCACGCTGGTAGTTGGGCAGTACGTCGCGGAGTATCGGTTAGTTGACCTCTATGGCCAGGAGTGCGTGGCTCAAGAGGATGTCGTGGTGCATGATTTGGCGTTGCAGGCGGACCTTGCGTTGGTGCGGCAGGTGGAGACAGGGCGCTGGCGCATTGTAGCCAACCAGATGATTTTCTTTGGTGATGATGGAATTACGCCGATCCTGACGTTCAACTTGAAGAACGAGTCGGGTATTCCGGCGATGGACGAGGTGTTCGAGCGGGTGCCAGTATGATTGGCCAGAGGATCATCACGCGTGGGATGGGTCGAGAGCAGCAGCTTCTTTGCACGCGTGGATATGGCAGGTTGCGGGCTCGTATTCGTGAGGTCATTCGGCTTTGTGGTTGTATAGCGCAGCAGATTTGGATTAGGTCGCCATGGAAGCCGACCGAATAGCAGTTGTTTCACGGTTTTCTGGGTTTCGCATCGAACTCGTTTCGCGGCCTGGGCAGCGGATCACGATGACTTCTCGTTCGACGAGACGATTGGATGTACAATCGCCATTTGGGACTCAGATCCGCGTAGCGTCTGCCCTATCACTGGAGGAGCTTCGATGAGCGTGTGTCAAACAGGGTGTGGAAGCAGCAAATACTATGTGGGAGACGTTGGAACCGAGTTGATTGTCGATGTGTGTGTGGACATCACGACGGCGGTGGCGTCAAAGCTGTACGTCATGAAGCCTGGGGCAACCTTGGCGGTGGAGTGGGCGGCGGGAGTGTATCAGACGCAGTACCTACGGTACGTGATCCAGGCAGGCGACTTGAGCGTGCCTGGGGAGTTCAAGGTGCAGGCGTGGGTGCAGCTCCCGAGCGGGTCGTGGCGCGGGGACGTGGGCACGTTTCGTGTGTATCCGCCTTTCGCCTAATTTATAGATGGCAGCCATCGGCGGTGCTACGCTGAAGGTTGCAGACGCAGAGAACAACACCAAACAGGAGGACACTATGGGTTACGAGAAGCTGAGCCAGTCGGTGGTCACGGATCAGGAAGCGCAGTTTGCCGGGGACGTCGAGGCCACGTTCTTCGAGATGCCGTACCTGGCCGGGCTCCCTCCAGTTGCGCCGGACAAGAGCACGACACGCCTGTACACGGACACGGCTGGGCACACCAAGCTGCGGAATGCAGCGGGGGCGGTGCTGGACCTGACGGCTGGCGCGCTGGCAGGGTCGGACGCGCGGTCGCTGTCGGAGGTGCTCTTGGCGGTTGCAGCCACGACGACCAAGCGGGTTTTTCGGGCGCTGACCGATGGTGCGATCCGTGAGGTGGCGGCAGAGATCGGGACCGTGGCGGCGGCGGCCGAGTCGCTCTCCATCGACATTCTCATCGCTGGCGTTTCCGCGCTGACCGCTCCCATCGTCATTGACAGCACGGTGCTCATCAACACCCCGGTGGAGGGATTGATCGATGCGACATCCAACGAGTACGTGGTGGGCGATTTGATCACGGTGTCATTTGCCTATACGGCAGGCGGCGGCCCAACCCCCATGGCAAACGCCATTGTTGGGATTGGCGTACAGAGCGCGTGATTGTAGGCGATGTTTGACTACCAGGCGCGTGTGGTGTCGGTCATCGACGAGTACATGGTGGAATTGGCGGTTGATCTCGGGCTAGGAGTCACGAAGACAGACCGTTTTTTCCTGTTTGGAGTCGATTTGTCTGTGAGTCACATGGCATATCCGCAACACAGGCAACGTGCCAGGACTCGATTGCGTGAGATCCTCAACCAGACCATAAACGGCAAGGTGTATGTCCTCACGGTGCGCAATCCACATGACCCATATGGAAGCTATCTAGCGCGCATTCTGGTGCCTACTCAGAGTGGAGTATGGGATGTAGGGGCAATGCTTGTTGACGAGTGCCTAGCGCGTCCTAGCGCGTCCTAACGATGTGAAAAGATAGATCCGCCTTTCGCCATCGTGCTACAAAGTAAGAATTGGAGGTACGACATGCCAGGACGCGACGTGAATCCACGATTTATGCAGCGGTGTGTGGCAGATGTGACGGCGACTGGCAAAGAGCTTGGGTCGGCCTTCGCAATCTGTACGGCGCAATCCCAGAAGTCTGGCTACACTAAAAAGGGCTCGTCCAAGATGACCGGCAAGGGTGCCGCGAGGGAACGAGCTTTCAAGAATGCGCCGGATATGGACCAGAAGAATGCAGATTACGAGCGTGCGGTGCAGGCCGGGCGCAAGCAGGAGGAGACCAGCATGCGGAGTATGATTCGACAACTCGAAGAGGGCTCACAGGGTCGTCCACGCCATCGTGAGATCTTGTCTGAGATCAAGGCGATGGAGTTGGAAGTGCAACGCATGGCGGAGCGCATCTCGGAGGACGGCGACGAGAAGCTGGCCGGGTATGCCATGGAGGCCGCTGGCATGCTGGGCAAGGCATGGGTGCGCATGGCCTTCTTCGTGAAGAGCGCCGCTGGAAAGACGATCCGATCCGAGGAGACGGATGCGGACGATGGCGTGCTGGACGAGCGATTCGGTCGTCGTCAATCCTACAGCCGAGATCCCTACCTCACGAAGGCGAAGGTCGCAGGGACCGACGCCAAGGGCCTGGCCTACAAGAAGGGCGACGAGGTCATGATCTACAAGGACGGGACCACGTATGCCGGGGCCAACAAGGACCAGGCGTGGCGGGATTTCCAGGCGGCCAAGGATGATGAAGCCTTCATGGGTGGCGGGTACTGAGATCTGACGCGAACCCAGGTTCGCCTATTGACGAGGCACACGATGGCAGAAAAATTGGACCATGGCGTTGTCAACCTGCCGCTCGACAAGCGCGGGGGTGGGAGCCTGGACGCGCAGATCGACCGCTTCAAAGCTGGGCAGCAGCGGGATGCCAAGGCAGCGGCCAAGGACAAGCACGCGAGATCCGTGGAGGCTAAGGACTTCGTGGACAACATGGACGACGCGCAGCTTCGGCGACTGGCAGAGAAATCAGGGATGACGGTGGTGCAGGCGCGCAAGAAGCTGCTGAGCATGGCGCGTTTTGAACCGGACAAGGTGCTGCGGCTCAAGGCTGCACAACCCACGGAGGAGACGATGCGGAGCTTGATCCGGCAACTGGAAGAGGGGGCTGTTTGGCAAAAAGACAGCGCAGGGAAATATGAACGACTGCCACCTGGAGAAGCGCGGGCTGATGATATTCGATCACGCCTACGTGTGATGAGTGACAAGGCGGCATCTCAGAAGGCACGCGACAATTTTGATCGGTTGATGCGTGGCATGGCAAAGAAGCCCGCCGCACGGAAACATGCTTTCATAGACAATATCGAACGCGTTTTCGATAGCTTCCTTGGTGACAAGGGATTCAGAGCAGACAAGGACGCGGTTGCACGCTCCAAGGCTGCTGATAATGGGTCAGATGCTATGGTGGACATGAAGACGGGCGAGCACATGTCACAGAAGCAAATAGACCAGCGAGATGCGCGAGCTAAGCAGGCTGCCAAGGAGCGAGAGGCAGATGCGGAGAAACGACAGGAAACAGAACGGAAGAAAGAGTTGATGGCCGGTGGTGGTCACGTCGGCGGGAAGAAGATCTTCTCTGGCGAGAAGGCGTCATTGGATAAGCTCAAGGCTGGTGGACCGGTGAGAAAGGGCGTGGACGCGGGTGGCGAGGGGACGATGCCAGGGCCAGAGGGCGAGGTGGAGGGCAAGTGGGTGACGGTGCGTGGAAAGCGAATGTTCTTTCCGAACGATCCCGGGGAGGGCGTGCCCGAGGGTCCGTGGGGTGGTGCGCCATGGCGTCCCGGCTGGACTGGCAAGGGCGGGGATTGGCGGAAGGGACGCGGTGTTCCTAAACAAAAGGGGCAGATGAGTCTCTTTGGCAAAAACGAGGACATGCAGTCGCTATTCCAACGCCTGGAAGAGGAAGCCGGTCGGTCTAAAGAGATCGCGGACGAGATTTTGCGGCAGTTGGGCGGGCGGCGCTTCCTGGTAATGACGGGCGCGAGGAACCTGCTGGCGTTTGACACGCTGGACGCGGAGCGGAAGTGGCCTGGCTTGCAGGTGCAGTTTCCACATGGGAACGCCAAGGTGATGCGGATCGCGTTGGCACCGGACGACACCTATGTGATCCAGTTCATGACGCGGGCGGGGCGAATAACCAAGGAGATGGACGACATCTACTCGGAGGTGCTCCAGCGCGTGGTGTCGGACTACACGGGCTTGGCCCTGAGCCTGTAAGGAGATCCCATGGGACGATTGGCGATCCTGTCCGAGGCGATCATGCAGGTGGCGCGGCCCCCGGCGATCCCGGAGGATGCGCCCTATCGGCAGGCGCTGGCGCTCCTGCGGGACGGGCGCATGCCGAACGGGGGCACCTGGCGGGACGGCCCGCCGCCGCTGTTCGTGCGGCTGGGCGGGGCGGACACCTGCGTGGTGGTGCGCATGGGCCAGGAGGCGGTGGACGATACGCTCGGGCGGGGCACTCGCTACACGGGGCGCTTCGCGGTGCGCCCGGCGCGGGGCACGAGCGCGGGCGTGAGCATCGATCCGAGCGCGACGGAGGCGTTCATGTCGCAGGCGCTGGCGGCGCCCTGTGACGACCACCTGGCGCTGGAGCGGCTGGGGGCGGCGATGCGCGTGGTGGCCGAGGAGCGGGAGGAGGCGATACGCGGGGCGATCCGGTCGCTGTTCTGGGAGGACGGGCTGTGGCGCTTCGTGGGGTGGCCGCAGCGGGATCGCTGGGTGCTGAGCGACCTGTCGGTGGGGCGGATCGACCTGGGCGAGGCGCTGGTGGATGAGAATCGCGGCGAGAGCTGGGTGGCGAAGCGCTGGGAGGCGTGGGTGCCGCTGACGGTAGACATTGAGGCGATGCTACGGAGGCGAGCATGAAGAAGCAGGACAAGGCAGCGGGGACGGCGAGGAGTGGCCAGGACATGCTCCGGAAGGGCCTGGAGACCTGGCTGGCGCGACACCCGGTGTTTGTGGAGGTGCGAGTGACGGGGGCGGAGCCGGAGGCGCTGGTGGGGCCCCTGGAGACGGTGGGCGAGCAGATGGACGCGCTGAAGGCGGCGGCGCCCGAGGCGCGGTTCGAGCTGGTGGGGTTCGGGTCGGCGCTGTCGGCGGAAGAGGCCCCGGAGGGGGAGGAGGGCGAGGCTGAGGGTGAGGGCCAGGAGGAGGCCGTGGCGCAGTCGTCGATCTGGGCGGCGCGGGGCGCAGGGCAATAGGCGAAGGATCAGGTCGCAAACCAAGGAGGCATAGATGCCGCTATCCGTTTCAACGCAGGTCTCCCCGGTAGGGAGCAAACTGATCGCGCAGACCAGTGTGGGCGCGACCCCGGACAACAACGTCACGGGCGCAGCGGGCACGCTGTACATGGTGGACGTGGACAACACGGCCAACACGGTGGACCCGGCGTATTTGAAGGTCTACAGCGACGCTGCGCCGGTCGTGGGGACCACGCCGCCGGACCTCGTGTTTTTGGTCGGCGTGAACAAGCGGCGGGCGTTCGTGGTGCCAGAGGGCTGGTCCTTCACGGCGCTGTCGTTTGCGTGTGTGACGGCGGGCGGCACGGCAGGCGTGACAGCCCCGACGAGCCCGGTTGTGGTCAGGATGGTGGCGTCGTGACGAAAAGGATAATCCGATGACCCAGAAGATTCAAATTGGACAAGCGCGAGCCGTCCTCATGCCGAAGGGAATGCAGTGGTTCGGTATGCAGCAAGCCATTGAGTACATTCCTGCCGAGCGGGCAGACTTGGAGAAAGAGGCTGAGCAGGTGCGCAAGGAGGTGTATGGCGATCCGCCTTTTGGTGCGCCATCCAATTTGCGCATTCGCATCCCTCATTTTTCCGCTCCGGCAGACGGGCTGACGGGCGGGAAACGGCGTGTCGGTGAGGTGGCTTTGGAGCACGGCGGACTTCTGGTTTTATCCCCTGTCGAGGAGTTCTCGCGGAGCAAGCTGGAAGAGATTGCGTATGTGATGAAGCAGGGGAAGGATTCCAACGGACGGCCTGCACGCTTCGCGGTCCTGCTTGGCGTGCAACCTGAGACGTTGACTCTACCAACGGGTCGGGCTCGGGTAGAGAAGGCATTGGCGCTTTTTGGGACGACGTTGTCGGAGCAAAACAACAGCAACGGAATGATGACGATGCGTGGTCTGATTCGTCGATTGGAAGAGAGTGATCGGGGAACAAAGGCTGCGTTGACTCGGCTGACCAGGGAGAATGAGAAGTATGACAAGGAACAGGTGTTTGTGGCTCAGTCGGTTTTGGACATGTTGGTCCAGATCGTAAAGCGGTCTAAGACCAGCGAGTACAACAAGCTCCAGTTCAGCGATATGGATGCGCAGAAGCAATACGACGCGGGATGGAAGCATGTTCGCAAGGCGGTGTCATCCTTCAAGGAAGCGGTTACTAACGAAGAGTTGGATAGAGGCGGGATCGACGATGGAATGTTCGCCTTGCGTGATGCCGTGATGGCTTTTCAAAAGGTTTCTCTTTTGCTCCTTCGTGACCTCAGCGTTGATTCTCCAAGGAACTTGATCAAGGGGATCATCGACGAGATCCAGTCGGCTAGAGAGATGTTCAAGATCACGAGTGGATTTTGAATGATGCACGCCAGTAGATGATCAATACGCGAACCTGGGTTCGCTAGGAGGACAGGATGACGAGGATGCGGTCATTGATCGAGCGGTTGGAAGAGGCCAAGACGATGAAGGACAAGCCGGAGCCCTACAAGATTGGACAGCGGTTCCAGTTCAAGGTGGGGGACCGCGTGATCTGTAATGGGTATCCCGGCGAAGTGGAGCGGGTTGTCAAGGAGCGTGGCAGCGTCGAGGTGCGTCTGGAGCGTGGGCATGTGGAAGTGCCCGCTTCCTATCCTGATTGCTACCCAGACAAGGATGGATCTGACCTGTCAAGGTCGGACGTGAAGAGCGTAGGGGAACCGAAGAAAGAGGACGAGCCTGCGCCGCGTGGGCGCAACCTGCCAGACTCATGGAGAATCACGCAGATGTTCCGTGTGGGCAAGGATCGTTATCAGGTGCGGACTTCCTGGAAGGGGATACCGTGGGATGAGCGTGAACAGGTAAATCTCGTGAATGACATGCGCGGCGAGCTGTGGCAGCAGCTACGCACGGGGCATTCGCGGTTGCAGTCGATGGGATCCGACCTGTGGGTTCTGCCATAGCTCTCAACGCCTTGTAGGAGCGTTGACATGAATGTGACGACGCTGTGGCAGCAGTGGCGGAACGAGCTTCTATTGTAGTGGAAGCGTAAAGAATGGACAGTCATGCGACAGATCTTGAAGACATTGGAAGAGAAGATGGATCAGGACGAGGCCAAACCGGCTGAGCGTTCCGATGTGGACGCGATTATGCGTGCGATCAACGAGTGGGCGAAGCAACACCTCGATCCTGACATTCTCGTTTATCCTGTTCAGGGATCACTCTACCTGTCGTTAAGAGGTACGGGTAAGTCGTCACAGCAGCGCCTACTCGCGGCGAAGAAGCAGTTGGAGAGCCATATTCTTCAGCAGTACAAGCATCGCCGGTGGACGCACGCGAAAAGTCGTGGGGACAAGATGTGGTATTATTACTACGGAAATAACCCCGAGGGCGTGAAGGTGGGGATGGAGATCACGTTGACGCCGGAGGAGAAATTTGCGGTCTTGAGTGGCGGGTGGAAAGACATCCAAGGAGATGCCATTCACCGAGGGTGAGTTTGAGTGGATTCCCTGGGGAGCCAGGAGAGGAGTGCGCTGAAATGAATGTGACGACCGACTTCGTGGGGCGGCACCTGATCGTGGACGCATCGACGTACAACCGGCGGAACCTGACGTCCACGGACACCATCTTTTCGCTGTTCGAGTCCCTGGCTCGCAACCTGGACATGACCTTGATTATCCCGCCCATCGTATGTCGGTATCCGTTTGCGAACAGCGAGCTGGAGAACTTCTGCCACAGCGTGGAGCGCGATCTTGAGAAGCAGGTGCCGCAGCCGGACCTGGCCTCGATCCGCACCATGCGGCAGTTTTTAGCGCGGCGGCAGGTGGAGGAGAGCGGGGTCACGGGGATCAGCGTGTGGGCGGAGTCGCATTGCGCGATCCATACCTGGGACGCGGACAACTATTTCGCGTTCGACGCCTTCTCGTGCAAGGACTACGCGCCCAAGGACGCCCTGCGGCTGCTGCTGAACCACTTTGATGTGGAGACGCTGAACTGCATCAACCTGATCCGGCACCAGCGGAGCGTGCCGACGCTGACGAACTTCCAGGTCAACACGAACTGGGACGTGCTGGTGCAGGGGGTCAAGATCGGGGAACTCGATACGGTGGACTTCGATAGGATGGTGGCGCAGTGAGACATGTGGCAGCGAGATGATTCGATACCGAGATTATTCCGATGTCGACATCGAGCGCATCAGGCGGTTCCTGCGTCTGATCGTGGCGTTCCAGTCGTACTCCAACTACCACGCTATGGATCGAATGCGGGTCGTGGAGGCATGGCGGGATCTGCCAGAGGACTTCCGGTCGTACATCGCGACGCCAAACGTGGCGCGGCTGGAGCGCTCGTCGGATGGGATTGCGGTCAAGGAAAAGCCGGTGCTGTCGTTTAAGCGGGGGAGCGCGGGGACGTTCTTTGGCTCGCGGGTATTCTCGGGCAAATTCCTGGAGACGTATCTAGGCACCATCGACACGGTGCGGCTGGCGGCGCTGGTGACGCGGCTCACACGGTCGGGACTGTACGACGAGATCGACCGGCACGGGGATGCGATACCGTTCGAGATCCATGACAACGAGGATGAGGTGCTGGTGCTGCTTCCGCAGTGGAAGGGCGTGGTCGTGGACAGCCAAGGGGCAAAGTGGAAACGACAGGCACGTCAGTACGTGCAGGATGCGAATGAGGAGTATGCCATGTCGAGCATGAGAGCGTTGTTCGAGAAGTACGAGTATCGCGGGTCCGTTGCGGTTCCAGACGCCCAGCACGTTGCGGCGGCGAACAAGAGAGAAGCGGATAGGGCAGCGGATCGCAAGCGGCGCGAGGCGGATCCGAACGATCCGAGGAACAAGCGCATCGCAGCCATCGAGGCCAACCAGACGGAGTGGATCAAGGTGGATGGCGAGGACGTGTTGGCGGTGCCAAATCCGAAGAGCCTGCTCATGGCCATTCCGGCTACGGGGAAGAAATCCTCGAAGATGTTCCTCGTGACGACGCGCCAGCCCCCGCGTTCGGTATTGGTCCAGTTGGACAAGACCGAGGTGAACGGGTGGTTGGTCAAGGCGTTCGTCGATGGCAACGAGGAAGCGATCATCCGCAACGCGAAGTAGGTGGCCCATGACTATGCGATCTGTGATCCGACGGCTGGAAGAGGCCACGGACGCGCCTTTGGCGACGATCACGGTGCGGGTGGTGGACGGCGCGCAGGCGCGGGCGCAGGACCAGTCGTTCGCGGTAGGCGGCCACCACGAGGTGTACCCGTGGATTCCACAGGACGAGGTCTGGATCGAGCGTGGGTCGGCCGGGCCGGATCGCACGGCGATCCTTGTCCACGAGCTGGTGGAGTGGGCGTTGATGCGGTGGGACGGGCTGGCCTACGACCGGGCGCACCAACTGGCCAACGCGGCGGAGGAGGCGGTACGGCTGCGGGTCGGGGTGAAGGACGGGGAGACGAGATCTGCTCCGGCGGGCCTGCCTGGGGGAGAGGGTAAGTGATGCGACAGCTCATCCGACGCTTGGAAGAGGCGGCTCCGGCTCCTGGATCCAAGGAGTGGCTGGCAGGGGTCAAGAAGTGGTGGGGGCAGTGGGTGAAGGATGCCGAGCGCGTTTCCAAGATCCGTGATCCCAAAGATCGCAAAGTCGTGCTCGCGTGGTTTGCCGATGGAGAGAAGCGCATTGAGGCGTTGAAGGATGCTTTGGTTCGTGCTCCTGGGTTTTTGACGATTCATGATCTGGCCACGTCTGCGATGGACAAAATCAGTGGATTAGGAATGGGCAGCTCAGCGCTCAAGCTGCCAGCTAAGGTGATGGGGATTCCATTGTCGCAGGCACCTGAGATGAAGGTTCTTCCGTACCTAGAGACCGCGTTGAAGCGATTGCGTGTGTATGCGCGTGCGGAAGAGTCGTGGTTCCAGCGGGACTATCCTATGACGCCAGCGGATTTACGAGCGCAGGCGATGATGGGAGGTGCGTCGAGGGATATGTATGGGAGGCATGGTGACTTGAATTCTTGGCAGGCTGGAGTGGAGTCGTTAGACGAGGCGGTGGCTGAAATTGACCGCGATATGCAGTCTGTGTTTCGGACGTTTACGCAGATTGCGAAGAATACTTTGAAGGACGTTGAGCGGGACATGGAGAAGTCTGTTCCGTTGGAATACAGCATAGGAAGAGTCAAGGTGATTACAGATCCGGGGTCGGCATCTGACCTGATGAAGTCTGCGATGGCAGCGCAGGGGACATCTGGTCAGCATGGTGTCGATGTGCAGTTATCGCGGATGGTATTGAATGGCTTGCAGATGGCGCAGCGGATATTGCAGCAACGAGGGTTCGGTGATCTATGGTATGGAAATGTGTACGTGCTTTCTGAGTACCAGGGCAATGAATCTACTAAACGGAAGACGAAAGAGCATTTCAAGTCTAGTGGTCATTACAAGATCGGTGGCGATAACGTTGTGATCAATCCTGGCCATCACTGGCAGGAAAGTGACGTCATTGGCTTGATGGTACACGAGTTGGCTCATCGTTATTGGTTCAAGAATATGAAGGCAGGTGCTCGGGCTCGGTTCGCGGCATGGTTTGACCCGCGTGGCAAGGAGCAGCAAGATGCGGAAGGTCCGAAGTTCGACTATGTTCCTGCCCCCACGTCATACGCGGCTGAAGAGCCAGCGGAGGAGTTCGCTGAGACTTTTGCGGCGTATGTGATGGGGAGCTACAAAGGAATCTCTCTGACGGGTCCGCAGAAGGCGCGGTTCGAGGCATTGGCCCTGGGACGTGCGGCTCAGAGCGAAGACGATGACGGGGACTTTGGGGCGTTCCTATGGAGTATCCAAGATGCGTAGCTTGATCCGACGGCTGGAAGAAGCTTCTCCGGCCATGGGCTCGAAGGAGTGGCTGGCTGGCGTCAAGAAGTGGTGGAATCAGTGGGTTGAAGACGCTGATCGGATTTCAAAAATTCGAGATCAACAGGATCGTCGGAAGGTTCGGGCGTGGTTTGTCGATGGCGAGAAGCGTTTGAACATGCTTGTGGACGTTTTAGTACGTCGGGCGAATCTCGTAACAGCGCCAGCACTGGCGAGTATTACGACGGGGGACGACAATCGAGAGTACAAAGATGGAGTGGGGCGTTTGAAGGTGCCGCGTTCATATAGTGTGCTTGGATTCAAGGTTAAGCCTGAGCCAGGGGATTTAGTGCATTCGCACTTGCAGGCGGCTTTGGATTCATTGGGCAATGTGCAGGATCATGAGCAGGATCGCTGGGTAGACATGCAAAGACGCCCGGATGAGAGGGATTGGGGGACGACGGGCGATTTAGACTATTGGCAAGCTTACTTGGAGATTATGCCGCATAACATTTCTGGAGTTGATGCGGACGTGCAGGCGGCGATGCGTAAGTTTGCAATGCAAATGAAGTCGGAACCTAATCGGGAGAGCGTCATAAACGACGCAATTCCGTTGGATTATGATTTGGGTGGCATGAAAGTGCTTACCAACCCTGGGTCATTGAGTAGTCTGTATTCTGCTGTCACTGGTGATGAGCAGGACGATATGGAAAATGCGATGGTGGATGCTGCCACGTCGAAGGAGGTTCGTGCCGGGTTGATGCTGGCACAGAGAGCATTGGAACAGAGTGGTTTTGGTAAGGTTTGGCATGGAAAAATCTATGTGTTGCCACCTCGTCTGGCGGCTACTTTTACGAAAGCTAAGACCAGGCAGTCATTCTTGTCTGGCGGTCATTACGATAACAGCAAAGATATTGTTGTTATAAATCCAAGGCATAACTGGAAGGCAACGACCATCTCCGAGATCGTGGTACACGAACTAGGGCATCGCTACTGGTATAGATTCATGAAGGCGGGCGCGAGGGCGCGATTTGCGGCATGGTTCGACCCACGCACCAAGGCGGAACAAGATCGAGCTGGAGCGAAGTCCGAGTATGTGCCAGCTCCTACGTCATATGGCGCGGAGAGTCCGGTCGAGGAGTTTGCAGAGACCTTCGCAGTCTACGTGTTGGGAAAATACGAGGGCATAACGCTGACGGGGCCGCAGAAGGCGAGGTTCGAAGCGTTGGCCCTTGGACGCGCAGCTCAGAGTGAGGACGAGGACGGGCCTTCTAGGGCGTTTCTAGGGAGTACAAAAGATGCGTAGCTTGATCCGACGTCTGGAAGAGAACGTTCCATTCAATTCGGACGAGATCGATGTAGTCTGGAAGATGTTTGATCGTCAGATCGGAGATCGGTCGGCGTTTCTGTACGTCTACCAGCATAATTGGCGACGTGAAAAGGTGGGTGAAAAGTGGTTTTCCTTTAACGATCCGAAGGAGAGGGCGGCGGTGGAGGGGCTCAAAATAGTGGACCGTAAAGAGGTCCAGGAGCCTGGATATAAGCGCTTGCGGAAGTATGTGTTGGTGGACTATGGCCCTCCGAGTCATGCACCGTATCTGGACGCTGGTCACCAGGATAGCCGCCTTTCTACGGGGATTGATGATGAGTCCAAGAGGGATTTTTGGGAGGCCAGAAAGGGGATACGAGCGCCGGAGATCCAGACGTTTGCTGACGATTTATACCGTGAGGTTGGTCTGAAGCCGGGAGTTGTCATTGATGTTGGCGTCTTTGGGGCGTTTCATATGCACATGGCATGGGTTAGGAGTCCGCGCCAGAAGAGCAAGGAGCCGTTCCCGAAGTTTTTTGCGATGTGCTTGGTCTATGTTGCGGATGCGGACGAGGCACAGTGGCATGGGCTAGACGGGATGATGCGGACGTTTCGCTTCGATTATCATATGGCCAACCGGGGTGAGTTTTCGTGGTGGACGACGTCGCGCATTGGAAAAGAGATTATCGCCAAGTATGAGAAGATGCGGAAGATCGATGCGAAGCGTGCGGACGAGATGTGGAAAAAATATGGCGCGGACCGTCCAGAGCCTAAGAAGTAGGGCGACGAACCAGGTGGGTAATCCACCAGAAAACCAATCGAAGAGGTGATTTCATGACCGAGCAGTACAAGGCGTTGAACTATGCGGACGGCATGCGCGGGCTGCTGCGGTCCCTGGAGGAAGCCCTCACGGGGCGCTACACGTTCGTGTTCAAGCCGGTGAAACGTGGCAATGGATCGTTTGACCCGGACAAGACGCTGATCGCGCACCCCACCAAGAAGGTGAGCGTAGAGATCTATTACTACGAGAAGCCGGATCGGTGGAGCGCGACGATCTTCGATGGGGATGCCGAGGAGGAGTTCACACCGGACTACATCGTGGGCGGCCAGGCGTTCGCCAAGGGGCTCACGCAATCCGAGGCGGAAGAGGCGGCGATTGAGATCACGTTGAAGTACCTGGGGGACAAGCGGCGTCGTGGATAGGTGGTATGCTGAGAACGCGCACACGCATGTTGTCGCGTCAAAGGGAGGAAGATCATAATGAGATCTCTGTTGCGATCTTTGGAAGAGAGCGTTTCGAAGGGACTCTATGAGTCCGAATTCGAGCCGGTGAAGGGTTATAAAAAAACCGGATCGAAAGGTCCAGACAAGAGGCTGGTTGCACAGCTTACCCCGGCTGTCAGAGTAGAGATCGAATATAGCGAGAAATCTGGGTGGTCGGCTTGGACGCTCTTCGACACAGATGCCGATGAGGATTCCAACCACGACTACATCGTAGGTGGCGGGACGTTTCGTCGTGGGACAACGCAGGATACAGCGGAAGAAATAGCGTTAAGGAGCGGTTTCCAGCATGTGAAAGAGAAGCGACAAAAGGGATAGCCGATCCGATCACAACCGCAGGTGTCCCAGATTCCCCGTGAGCAGTAGGATGAGCAAGATGAGCAGGATGATGCCCAGTGGCGACCAGCCGAGGGCATGCCCCTGGATCCCGCCGAAGAGGGCCACGACGATCAGGACGATCAGGACGACGAGCAGTATCGACATGCTGTGCTCCTTTCAACCTGCTTTGTAACAGTGTAGCACGCGAACCCGGGTTCGTGGGGGATCACCAATCGGCGGCGGCCATCGCTGGGGTGGCGAACGATCTTTTGTGATAAAGTGGGGGGATGAAAACGTTGACCTTGAAGACGCGTCCACCCAAGAGCCCACCGGAGAATTGCGGCAGCGGAAGCGGAGAGTGTACCGATTTCTTTCTACGCATTACTGAGACGATGGAGGCGATCCGTGAGGAACAGCGGACTCTACGTCGAAGTGTACTGGCCATGGAGGGGAGGTTGGCGACCTTGGAGGTACAGGGCCAAAAGCTGGGACATCAAATCCGGCAGTCGGACATGATCTCTCGTCAAGCTCCCATTATGCAGGAACGTGCGGTAGAGAAGTTGCCCCCACGGTCGGGTGCGCCGTTTATAGGGATTGTGATCGGTGTTTCGATAGTGGTTGTTATCGTGCTTTCTGCTTGGATCTGGCTGTTCAATGGGTTCTAAAAAACATGGAAGTTGACGAACCATTTGCTATCGGTTAGGTTTGGCGAGCGATGCCTGGCATGATGTTGGGCTGATACACAAGGAATCAGGTGAAGTCATGAGTGACGAGAGCACTGGAGAGAAGGCGGCCAAGGCTGCGGCAGCGGGTGCGGCGGGCGCAGCGGCGGGGTACGGCGTGGTTGCGGCCACGGGAATGACAGCGGTTGGTATGATGGGCGGTGGCGCGGGTATTGGTGCGGCGGCTGGGCCGGTTGGGGCGGCAGCCGGGGCCTTGTTTGGCCTGGCGAGTTACGGTCTCTATCGGTTGTTCGACAGCGATTGAGAGGTCACGGATGGCGCGACGTTTGAAGCATGTGCAGACAGATCAGTTGGACATCTTTGCACCTGCACCGCCTCCTCCAAAGCCGATTGTGACGGTGCCGCAGGAAGTTGTGCAGGAGCCACCTAAACCTGAACCATTGCCCATTCGTGCGGCGTTGCCAGAGTCGATGTTGAACGTGGCTGTTGAGGTTGTAATTCCAGATGTGACAATAGATCCACCTATTGAGACAGTTGCAGATGTGGATTCTGTAGCGAGTAGTGCTGAGGCCGTGATAGCGATGGCTATCGCACGGTGGGAGACCTTAGTTCACTTGTGGGAGGGTGGTACGCCAGAGGTGTGTTCCCCCTACGTTGGGAACGCGGAAGGAAATCGCCCGTGGAAGGCGCGTTGGATGTCTACTGCCGATGCCGAGCGCGTGCTTGCGATGGCTCAGTACACATTGCATTGCCATCACGAGGGGCCGTTTCCGGGAGGTGGAGGACCACGTCGTGCGAAGGTTTGGAGGCGTGCCGACTCGGACAAGAGGACGTTTGCGGCTCCACTGGCAGTGGTCGCCGTCGAGTTGGGCGTGCCAGAGCTGTTAGATTCCATCGCCGTGGCCCGTCGGAATCCTGTTCCTTGACACGTTGACGAACACACGCCAGCGGTTAAATTAAGGGCAGATTCCTGGCGTTGATGCCAGGTGAGGTGGACCAAGGAGAAACACATGGAAATCAGGAACGAAGCGGATGCGCGGGCATGGGTAGCGGATTGGCGGAAAAACGGCGGACTTCGGATCGGCATTCTGAAGGCGGCGATGGACGGGATGTGTACGTGTGTTGGGCTGACCTACAAGACGCCGGACACGCAAGCGGAGTACCAGGCGGCTATGGTCTACCTGGAAGGTGTGTTGGCCGAGCTGGAGATACAGAGGGAGCAGGCGGCGCGTGATTACGAGCGCATGGAAGAGGCGAGACAGGACTTGGCTGAGGCCCGGATGGACCGGATCTCGAACGGGTATCGCCACTGGTAGGAGAGGAACGTCATGAGAGATCCATTTGAAGGCGTGATTCAGCCGGGCCAGTCGGGCTGGTACTGGCACGAGGGCCGCGTGATCGAGGTGGTGCGGCATGAGGACGGGACGTTGTGGGTGTTCTGGCGGGTCGAGGGGAAGGATCCCCGGTTGGACTTCCCGACCGGCCCCCGGTGCGTGGAGCCCGAGGAAGACAAGGCCCGCAGGGATCTCAATACGAAGCTACAAGGACTACTTCAACAGAGCGAATATGACAAAAACATTGCAGAGTTGCGGGTCCGGCTCAGGACGACGGCTCAAGTGCTTATCGAAGCTGTTGGAGCCGAGGGACCGTGCGATGCGGAAGACGCGGCGGCTCGTGCCGTTGAGCATCTTGAAAAGATGACGGAAGCGCGGGATGCGCTAGCGGCCAAGGCCAGGCGGTGGCAGGAGGAGTACGATCATCTCAAGGGGCTGTGGAATGAGGCGGCTACCGTAGCCAGGAAGAATTGCCCGACTGCGCTTGGCGAGGACTATCTCATACATGGCGTGCCTCGGCTGGCGTCGCTACTGAAGGATGCGCAGATCGAGAACGAGCGGCTCCAGGGGAAGCTAGATGCGGAGAAGGCTTACTACGCCTGCCTCCAGGGGGAGTTCAATCGGGCGGTGGCGTTGGCGCAGGAGCACTGTCCCAAGCCGGAGTTGGGGCAGTCCTGGTTGATGGCGGGCATCCCCTTGTTGGCCCAGCGGGCGGCGGCGCTAGAGGCCGAGGTTGAGCGGCTCAAGGCCCACACCTGGAAGCAGGAGCGAGCAGCGATTGTGGCGTGGCTAAGAAATGATAAACGCGGCATGAGAACATGGGCAGGGTGTATCGAGCGCGGTGAGCACTGGCCCACGGAGGGAGGGGAGAAGCCATGAGCACAATAGATAGAAACGACCTGGGGAAGATAGTCGCACTCGCATTGATGTTCATTGCAGTTGTATTTTCTATGGGAGTCCTTGTTCACGATCTCGCTTCGGCAAATACGGATAACCAGGCTCTTAAGCTAGAAGTAGATCAGCTAAACCAAGATTTAGTGGACTGCAATATCAATCTGCGTGGTGCACTGCTGCCCAAGGAGGAGCCATGACCGAAGTCGATGATTTGCGAAAAGAGAACGATGTCCTTGAGGCCGAGGTAGAGCGGCTCAAGACGCACACCTGGGAGCAGGAGCGAGCGGCGATTGTGGCGTGGCTAACAAAAAGGTATGAAAACACTAGTTATTTAGAGGTAGTGCGCATTGTAACAAAACAGTTCGCAGAAATGATAGAGCGCGGCGAGCACTGGCCCACGGAGGAAGGAAAACTATGACACCAGAACAGCGAGTGGCGTATGTCAATGCGCAGGTGGCGGCGGCGTTGATCGAGATGGAGGCCATGAAGGCGGCGAACAGGGAGCGGGAGGCGCACGGGTACGCCCTGGCGTGGGACGAGGGGGCGTTCATGAGTTTGATCTCGAAGTACGGGTTGGACGGGAACACGATTATCAAGCTGTTTCAAGACTGATCGGAGGAACTATGAAGAAGATAATGACGCCAGAGGATGTATTGTTTGTGCCAGACAAGGTTGAGTCCCATAATCTTGTATCTTTTGTAGCAGGTCGTGCAAAGAGCATGGGGAATTCATATGCGTCAAAAAGAGGCAGCAATGGAGATCTAAACGAGTCAATTTTAGGCGAAATTTCTTATGCGTATGCAGAGGGATGGTGCAGGTCACTTGATAGATTACAGCTCGCCATATCCGACTATTACAACAAAGACAAACGCGGGAAGATGATCCTTCACGGGACTTTGCAGGAACTTATGTCAGTGCGCGAGTCGGTCAAGAAGTCCAACGTTGGCATAGCGATTGAGATCGGGATCAATGAGGATGAGCCATGAGCGAGCCAGCGGGGTGTGTGTGGTTGGAGCAGGACGGCGAGGAGATGTGGCTACATATGACCACGGCGACCGGGAAAGAGGCCAGCATGTACCTGGGGGCACGTCGCGCCGAGGACAAGCTGACGCGCCTGTGGAGGATCATGGCCGAGCTGGCCACAGCAAAGGCCGTGCTGCCCATCGTGAGTGATGGTCCGGTCTTCGAGTCGTTCAAGGTTGAAGAGGTGGCGGAGGTGGAGTCTGCGGGCCGCGTGGTGCAGGGCGACGCTACGGAAGAGCTGTTTGATGAGGTCAATTTCGGGCAGCCGAGATGGTACTGGGATCACGACCAGGTGGTGCAGGTCATCCGCGAGAGTTCTGGCGCGTTGTCGTGTACGTTGCCGGGGGATCGGGACGGGGAGTTGCCCACGGGACCGCGTTGCCTGGAGCCCGAAGAGGTGGAGGCACTACGGGCGGACAATGAACGCCTGCGGAAGGAGGTCCAAGCATTGCAAAACAAGATGACTTTCTGGCACCTGGCCCACGCGCGGATGCTGAGGTCGGAGCCATGAAACAAGTACCCTTGCTACCGATGATGTTGGTGGTGTTCGTTCTCGGCAGCGTGGTCCTGGGCGCAGTATGTGGAAAGTGGGTACGGGCGGCGGACGATGAGGCTGCGGCGTTAAAGGAGATTGTGTCCGATCTGGAGCAAGATCTAGTGGATTGTCAGATTCAGTTGCGGGGTGCGATGCTGGAATCGGACAAGCGCAAACAGGGTGCTCTCGGCGCAGCTAACATGGTGAAGGGTGAAGATGTGTATCTCCGATGTCCCGATGGAGAGCGATGCAGTCGCATCTTTCTGGATGCGGAGAACCGCGTGCAGATCGAGCCATACACGGAGGAACCATGAGCGAATGTGAGATCGAAAAAGACGGGGAGTATGTCGGGCGGTATGAGTGCGCGACGCATGGCGTTTGGTATTGCGACTCGGACACAAAGCCCAAGGAGTCGTGTCCCGTCGGCGAGGCCGAAGAGGGATTGCGGCGCGAGGTCGCGCGGCTCACCAAGATGCTGGAGGTGTGTTCCGTTGCGCATGGCCATAACGTGGAACTCAAGACCGAGGTCGAGCGGCTCAAGGGCGAGACCTACTGCGCGTACTGCGGGGAGCGGTTCCCCTTGGACGCACCGGACGCGACGGTGAAGATCGGGGCGCACATCGGGACGTGTCCCAAACATCCGATGCGAGTTGTGGAAGCGGAGAGAGATGAGCTGAAGCGCGAGGTGGCGCAGTTGCATGCCGAGATCTTCGGGTTGAAGCCGTTTGTGTATCAGGCTGAGGAGTTGCAAGCCGAGCTGAGGAAGATCCGGGAGGCGGTCGCCGAAGGAGCGCCCTTCTTGTTCTTGCCGGAGTAGCCATGAGCACGTCCATGGCGGCCTACTTTAAGCTGTTAACCGAACACGACTGGACCTATCAGCACGCAGACGAATTCCGCGCATGGGTGAAGGGTGCGGAGGAGCGACGCCGACTTGAGTATCTAGCCTTGGGTAGTGAACAACGAGCGGCCCTCTACATAGCGTTCCGGGACTTCCACGCGGGGCTCAAGACGCAGCTCCCTACCTGCCCAGAGGAGGAGACATGACGACGGAAGAACAGGCGTGTACGCGATCTAGCCTGCTGGCGGCGGTGACCAAGGTGGTGGACGTCCTGCACCTGACAGATCCCTACGCGATCCCGCCCATTGCGGTGGAGGCCGTGTACTTTCGTTTGGGGGACGCGGTGCAGTGGCCGCCAAGCCAAGGAGAAGTGCGTCACGCCATAGCGCTACGGATCGCGGAGATCCACCCGAGTAATCCAGTTGCGGCACACCTGCCGTTTTAGTCGTGAGGATGGGGGAAATAAAAAAAGCGACGCGCCAAGCTCAGTGTGGGGGGGACACCGGGGGTGCTCGGCGCATCGCAGGGGAAAAAGCTATCATCGCTTTTATCGAAAATCAAATTGAATTTGCGACGCGAACCCGGGTTCGTGTCGATTTTACCATGTGCAACGTCTTCGATATTTTATATGTGGTATTTAGCAACAGGTGATGTCTTTTGTAATTTCATGGAGTTACAGTACGATGTCGCTATTTGCTTGACACGACATTTGGATCAGGGCACATGGGGGGAGGCGAGCGCAGCGAGACGGGGGGCAGGCGCGGATCCGAAGCTCTGAACGAAGCCGTCACCAACCCCGAATCCCCACATGCTTTTTTGATGTCTGAATCTTCAGAGCTGCGATTCACCGCCCCCCGGAAGGGGGGACGGCGCTGACCGCAGGGAAGCGCCGGGGGGGATCGATGGTTCTTGGGTTTAAGTAGAGATCCATTCAAAAAAACAGGTATCGGAAAAAACCAACAAAAGTCCACTAGTTAGGTACACATTTAAATAGGCACAGATAACCGTTTGTCAACAGTTGAGTTTTGTTGACAAACGACATGCGTTTTTCGGTTTGGCGCGTTTTGATCGGTTGACAAACGTGCATGAGCAGATCAACGTGTGGCTGGTTTTCGTGGCAGGCGAACCTGGGTTCGTGTCTGTGGGTATTTGGAGTTGATGCGGTTCGTGGTGAGCCGTGTGGATTGATGGCTGAACAGATGGAGGTGATCGATGGAAGAGAGTCAGTTGGTACAGGCGTTTGAGTTTGAGAACAGAACGGTACGGGTGGAGCTATTCGATGGAAACCCCTGGTGGGTAGCCAAGGACGTGATGTCAGCGTTAGGGTATGCGGAGAGTAGCGATGCCGCGAATATCACGGCCAAGGTTCCCGATGAGTGGAAGGGGACGAAGCCGTTTCGTACCCCTGGCGGGGTACAGGAAATCATTGCTCTTTCCGAGCAGGGACTCTACTTCTTCGTAGCGCGCAGCGATAAGCCAGCGGCGGTCCCGTTTCAGAAGTGGATCGCCAGTGAAGTGTTGCCACAGATTCGGAAGACGGGTCGGTACAGTGATTCGAAGACCCCGGTCGAGTCTCTTTTGGACGCTGTGCAGAACCTCGTGGATCACGAGCGTCGTATGCGGGAGCTGGAAGCCGAGCACTTTCGGGTTAGGTCTGCCCAGCAGGTCATTGCGAAGCGAGTAGGTGACTTGGCACGTCGTGCGGCAGAGGGTGCTGCGATGATCCTAGCGCCACCGGAGCAGGCTGAGGAGCTGGCAGTGGAGCCTGTCAAGGAGCCGGTAGTGGAGCCTCCCGTGCTTGGTGTGTGTGAGGTGTCATTGAGGGAGCGTATTAATCAGATTGTCCAGAGGTACATTGATGCTCGCGGGCTCAGCAATGAGGAAGCAGGGATGGTCTGGAGTAAATTGTATAGTGAGTTTCGAACGCGGCATGGAATCGATCTAGTTCGAAGGGCTAAGAACCGAGGACACAAGGTTTCTGGGTTAGATATCGTCGAGGAATTAGACAGAGTGAAATATCCGGGATCTTTTTCGGATCTTTACATTGTGTCTCGTGATTTGTACGGATTTCGTGCAGATTCCAAGTAATCAGCAGCGGATTTTCGCATGTGCGTTTGATACTGGTGAATCTCCATGTGGCGGATTGTGATTCGTGAGGATTTCTTGCTGATTTTAACGAATTAGCAACGGATTTCTATATGTGATTTTGCTGTTGTGGTAGGGTTCTAAATCGGTCGGTTACCCAACGGTGCCTCGGCGCAATGGTGCGCCGGGGCTTTTTATTTTACGGGGTAGTTTCGTGGCATTAGACGAAGTGGAATTGATCGGTTGAACAACCTTGTTGGCAGGTGATATAGAAGCGTGGGCAAAAAAAAGGCCGTCCAGTGAGGCAAACCGGACGGCCTAAAACGAAAGGACGTGACGTGCATGGATAGCAATGGAACCAGTTTGAGGCAAGAGGGAACGAACAAGGGCAGTGCGAAACTGGCGGAGCGGATCGTCGATACGTTGAATCTGGGGCAGTACGGCGTCACGTACCGTGTGGAGGACGGCCAGCGCTGGTGGAACCTGCGGGAGCTGTTGCAGCATCTCGGGTACACTACCTACTATAGGCCGCCGCATGTGGAGGGAGATCACAAGCGGTTCTTCGTCGTCGAGACGAACAGAGGGGAGAAGTTCTGTCTTCACCTGTCTGACTCGGGCATCATCCAGTTCTTGGCGCGGTCGGACAAGGTGAGCGCTCGATCCCTCCGGGACCAGATCGTGGCAGCCCAGGTGGTCTTTCCGCAGACACCATCCGAGCCCATTCGGCAGGTGACTCCGAGACCAGTACCACAGGAGACCGCTGAACCAGTAGCGCCACGGACAGCCGCATCCGCGAAGGTTCTCGATCCCGTCGATTTCCATGGGCAGCGGTTGACTATCGTGGATCGGGAGGGGGAACCCTATGTGGCGATGCGGTATATTGTCGAGGGGATGGGGTTGGACTGGAAGGCTCAGCATGCGAAGTTGACCAGCAACAATAGTCGTTTCTGCGTGGTAATGATTCGGATGAAGCCTTGGGGGGATTCGCAAGTGCGCGAAGTTACGTGCATTCCATTGCGAAAGCTGGCCGGATGGCTGTTCACCTTGCAACCGTCTCGGATCAACCTGTTCGTCGCCGACAAGGTGCGGAGGTACCAGGACGAGTGCGAGGGTGTACTCCAGTCGGCCTGGTCTCGATATGTTGCGAAACAGACACCTGTGAGCAACGACGCCTCAACAACACTGCAATCATTGTCGTTTGAGGACCATCCAGTGCGGATTCAGATGATCGATGGAGAACCGTGGTGGGTGGCGAAGGATGTCGCGGAGATGCTGGGGTATATCTGGAATGGAACCGAGTGCATCAAACACGTTCCTGAAAAATGGAGGGGGGTCAGATCCGTCCTGACCCCCTCTGGAAACCAACAAATGGCTTTGTTATCCGAGCAGGGGCTGTACTGGTTCCTGGCGCGTTCCGATAAACCGGCCGCGTTGCCCTTCCAGGAATGGGTTGCAGGGGACGTGATCCCATCCATCCGGCGCACGGGGCGCTACAGTGCGATCCCAGAAGATCCAACGAGGATAGGGTTACCGGATTTCACTGATCCCATCGCAGCGGCGGAGGGGTGGTTGGCCGAGGCCAAGGGTCGGCGCAAGGCTGAGATCGAGGCACGAGCGGCCAAGGAACGGGCGCACCTCCTCGCGGCCAAGCTGGTGGAGGACGCCCCATTGGTGGACTTCGCGGAGCGCATGGAGGCGTCCCCAACGACGCATCTGGTTGGGGCCGTGGCCAAGATGATCCAGCAGGGCACGGGGCTGTCGATGGGGCAGAACCGGCTGTTCGAGTGGTTGCGCGAGAACCGCTACCTTCATCAGACGGGGAGCCGCACGAATCAGCCGACCCAGCGCAGCCTGGACCATGGCTGGTTCGTGTTGCAGGTGCGAAATGTGGAGATCCGGGATGAGACCCGCGTGAAGTACACGACCCGCGTCACGGGCAAGGGGCTCATGCACTTCTACGAGCAGTTCTACCGGACGGCCATCGAGCTGGGGCTCAAGCCGCGAGTGCGACCGGATCTAGTTACGTCGGCGGAGGTGTTGCGCCAACTGCCACTTTGGGCCGACGAGGACAGCGACCGAGTGGACGAGGATCTGATCAAGGAGGCCAAGCGGCTGGATCCGAAGCCCTAGCAGACGTCTGGAAGTCTGGAAGTCTGGAAGTCTGGACGTTTGGGATGGACGCGAACCCGGGTTCGTTTGTTGACAAACGCGGATCGGGTGGCTAGATTGAGAGGCAAGATGGCGGGCGCGATGCTCGTCGGGAGGTGTCCATGGAAATCAAGAAGCTCAACCGCGTTGATGACGAACCTTTGCGCCAAGCGATCCTCGACGAGATCATGCAGGCGATCACGGTCCGCGTGGTCGCTGGGGTGGTCCATCTTGAGTCCCTGCGTGGTCTGGCCACGGTGGCGACTGCTGGCAGCATCGTGACCATAGAGTACAAGGGCAAGGCGTCGGGGGTGGCGTACCAGTTCTGGATGGACAAGGAACACGCCTCCGTTCGGGCGCTCGGGGCGCAGTTGCGTCGCCTCCGGGACGCGCAACGGGCGGCATAGGGAGGGTACATGTTGAAAGTGGAGAAGAAGAACGGGTTGTGGCAGGCGTGTCTTGTTGGGCGCCCGTCAAAGGATCTGATCACGGCGATGCGATCTTTGGTCGAGGTCACGCGCTTTAGTGATCGGTTGGATCGCATAATAGGTTCGGACGTGTGCCTGGGCCGGGACTGCGATGGGTGTGACATCGCGGGGTGCGATCCGGTCGCGTCGGCAGAGTCGTTTGCCGCGCAAGTGGAGATCGAATTTCCGCAGGCGTGTGGTTTCAGTATCGAGGATGTTGAGACGTGGGACGAGCCCGTGAAAAGGAGGGATCCATGAATCCGAACAACTTGAAGGGACCGCTAGTTCACCTCAACGGAACGAGCGCGGGTGAGTTGGAGGAGCAGATGCGTGCGTGCGGCGACACGCTGCGGGCCGCGCTGAACGCGCTGTACCTGGCCGCGCCCAACGCGCGGGACTACTACCCGCTGGGCGACAATGCGTTCGCGGAGGCGCAGTCACGTCATCAGTGTCGGATCATGTCTGTTGTGTCAGTCTTCAATGGGTGCAATGAGATCCTGGCAGAGATCGTTGAACAGAAAGAATCTAGGGCGCGGTGAGGGATGGCGTTACAATGTACTGGGGAGGGGGTGTAGGAAGGATAGGAGATGGAGACGGGGAAGGGTGGCCGCGAGCTAGAAACCTGTGAGATGAATTTGCTTTGGTTTCGCCTACGTGGTCGGAAGGTGCTCAACCATTACGACGTGCAGATGTGCGTGCGCCAGGCAGAGCGCGCACGGATGGATCAGAACAGCTTGGCTTTTTGGGACGAGATCAGCGGCATAGAATTGACAGACGGTTGACAAACGCTTGAATGGCTGGGAATACTCTCCGCAGGAGGGACTTTGGAAAATTCAGATGTTTTTTGTACCCCGGGCGTAGGCGTTTTCACTGTCAATGCGAATGACGTAGTAGATGAGGCCCGCCTGCGGCAGGAATGGCAAACTCCTCGCGTGTTCTTGGCGGCTCTAGCGCGTGAGTTCTGCATCGACATTGATGTCGCGTCGAGTGACGACAACGCCGTGGTTCCTCGCCATATCACCTGGGAACAAGACGGGCTGGTACAGTCGTGGTTTGCACAGGCACCGGAGGACGTTCGTGGTCGCCCTCGCGTGGCCTGGTGCAACCCTGGCTTCAAGGATCTTGGCGCGTGGATGTCGAAGGCCGTGCGTGAGGTGGACGCTCATCCGGGGTGCGTGGCGCTTGTCATGGGCACGGCAGCACCATCTACGGCCTGGTGGGCACGAGCGATTGCGGCGGGTGCAGAGATCCGTCTGCTTGCTCCGCGTGTGCAGTTCATGGCCCCGCCTGGTATCAAGCAGTCGAGCAATGCGCGAGAGAACGCGCTGGTCATCATTCGGAGCCAAGTGGGCGGCAACTCGATCCTTCGAGAGCGTCGTTCTCATATTTGGACATGGCGGTGGGATGCAGAGGCATTTCTCACCAATGGAGAAGAGTCATGAAAGAGTTGATCATCAGCGGTGGAAGTGACGACCTGATCGAAATCGGTGGGTGCATCTCGGACGAATTCGCAGCCAACGTCGGATCGCAGGAGGAGCTTGGCGAGGTGATCGACATGTACGTTGGATGCAAGCAGGTGGCCTGCGTCCATTGCTTCTACGACGGCTGCTGGTTCTTCGGGTTCGTCGGGACGGACGACACCGAGGACGGGGACCGCGTGACCATGCCGGAGGGCTGGAAGGTTGAGGTGCGGGCGTGTGGTGACAGAGAGGGTGGCATCGCTCCGTACTCCATGAGCGTTCACATCTTCATGCCAGACGACTGCGATGTCAGCGTGGTGCAGCGCCAGGCAGATTAGGATGCCCGAGCACCATCGTATGGCTCGCCTGTCGGCAGTGAAGCGCAACGAGCGCGACCGACTGGTTCAGCAGATCTTGGATGCGTCGAAGGCGCTGTACGAATACAAGCTGCTTCGCAATTGCGATCTTGTTGTGGACCAAGACGACCTTGGACCAACGGAAGCGCGCACTGGAAACCCGACTGACAATATGTTCTATTCGAATAATCGGAGCTGCGACGTGCGCGTTAGTGTCACATTGGTGGTGCGCGCCATAGATCGCTGAACACCATGGACGAAGACAACATCATCACGTTGAGAGACATCAAGGACCAAATCCGGGCGCGAGAAGAGGAGCTGGAGAAACTTCATGGGGAACTAGATGCGCAGCATGTTGCAGGAAGAATCCAGGCTCGTGAGGAGGCGCTCGAACGGCTGTGCATAGCGCTCCAATATTTGCAAAACTCGATGGCCGAGGTGAAGGCCACGCGGGCTCGATTGGATATGGAGCGGGGGATTATGATGCGTGAGTTGCGGGAGTCCCGTGCGCGAGCTGAAGAGCTGGACGCAGAGCTGCGGAGCGTGCGGTTGGCCCACCGAGAAGTTGAACGACAGATGGAATCCGATGACGACGACACTGACCCAACGCCTTCGGGCGCTCGCTG